GGAATGTGGGAATGTGGGAAGGAGGTGTTGATGCTCGGCAGATTGCAGCCACGTCGCCGAGGTTTTCAGTTGCGGGGGCAAATGTTGGGATTCTCGGGGCCGGGGGGCCTGGGGCTTCCTTGCCAGAGTTGAATTTTGTTTCAGTTTCTTTGGTGCGTGAAGGTGGGTTATCGTTCGTTTGTTTTGAGATGCTCAAAGAGAAATTTGGGTAAATTTTCAAACAGTTTACGGATCTAACACGACTTCAACAAACCCGGTTTGGCTATCTAGATCTTGTTGGACCCAATGAAGTTGTGTGGGTGCTTCAAAAACAGGTTCTTCAACAACAGGTTCAACATCTTCATCTTGAGAGCCACCGACAACATCTTCGGCAGGTTCTTCAACGACAGGTTCATCTTGAGAGCCACCGACAACATCATCTTCATCTTCAAAGCCACCGTCAAATTCGGCAGGTTCTTCATCAACATCAACATCAACATCAACATCTTGAAAGCCACCGTCAAATTCGTTTGATAGTGGGTCATTGGTATCTGGTTCGACGCCATTTAACATGAGGCGAAAGTCATTATATCTTGTTGGAAGATCCATGTCGAGTTCAAATTCAGAGCACCAGATTGAGAATGGCCCACAGAATTTATTAGCGTCTTCCAGGGTTTCCAATCGATTGTATCCCAAATCATAGAAAATGTTACTTAATTGATTCCTGAGAGCCAAGCTTCCTGGGAAGATATCTTTCATTTTATTGATGATATCAACCAGTTTATTTTCATTTTTTTTGATAGCGATTTTCAATTTATTAACTGAATCTCGGATTGTTGATCCAGCGGCCCACACGAGGGTGAACGATTCGTTATCCAGGGAAGGGATATCGACTTTGAATTCTGCGAAATAAAGTTTTTGGATGTTGCTCATTTCTTCTCTTTCTGCTCTTTCCTTGGCGTTTGCGTTGGCTCTTTCTGTTCTTAATGATTCAGCAAATTCACGAACAACTTGCGAATACAGAAAATCCCGAAAATCCCGAAAATCCCGAAAATCCCGAAAATTTCTAGATGGCATTTTTTTAAACCCAAGCTGATTTGGTTGCTAGTTCTGTCTAGCTCTATTCTACCTCAGATTCGGAGTTAGAGGGTGGTGGAATTTTGGTTAAATTGTGTGCAGGTTTTTGATTAATTCATCTCGAAGAAGCAATTGTGATGAGAATTTTTTCAAGACATTTAAAAATTTCTGATGAATTTGAGAAAGCCGGGAGTCATTTTCAGGCTGATTTCTTTTTAAGCAAATTTGCACAGTTTAAGAAGTTAGCAGCTTGGCGTGGGTTGACGACGGATCAGGTTGCTTTGGTTGATGCGGTTGGTGAAGAGATTGAGAGACATTTTTTGTTAACAGAGCTTGATTTGCTTGAGAGTTGGCGGGAGCATGGTTTAGTTCCCGAGGATGAGTTGCGGGTTGCTTTTCGTTCTGCTTATGGTGGTTATTTCAGATATTTTGAGGGGCAGAACAATTTTTGGGGTGGTCCTGTTGATGGTTGGATTGACGAAACAGATGATGGGTTCACGATTGGTTCGATTCCGAAATTGACGATGAATCAGCAGCCAGCGTTAGTTTTGATGCGATTAGCTTTTGATGGTTTGGTTCAGTTTTTGTTGAATTGCGTTGACATTTTGGGTCCGACAGAGATTGCGAAGCATGGTTCTCCGAGTTTGCAGCCTTTGCTTGAGCATTGGATGATGTTGCGGGATGAAGTTGGTTTGCCACAGGTTCAATCGAGGATGTTGCAAGCGGCGGCGAATGAGGTTTCGGAGTTTGTGGTTCAAGCTGCGGAAAGTGGTTCTTTGCTGATGTTGGATCCGGCTCGTGAGAATGGTTCTCGGGTTGATTCGTTCGCACAGGAAATTGAGGATATCCAGATGGGCACTTCAGGTTCTCAGAGGATTCCTTTACATCCTGGTGAAGAGGTATTGCCAGAGCGAAGAAGTCAACATCCCTTGGTTTCTTCGGCTGGTTGGCGGGGCTGGATTGGTCAACTTTTCGAGCGGTTATTTGGTCCGATTCAGGACAGGTTATTTGGGAAAGAATTAGCTCAAAAGTTAAAGGATCGTCCGATCAATTTCTATTTACCTGCTGGTCAGAGGCCGAAGAATCCGTTTGCAGACAGTCAAGTTGATTTTCAAGTTGAGGGGCAAGAGGGAGATGGTCAAAATTTCTTTAATCGTTTTGGGTTTGATTTGAATCGGGTGGTTCTTGATTTGCTTAACATTGACAAGTTAGACTTTCAAGATTGGATGGAGCGCCTGGAAAATTTTGAAAATTATCAGGGGCCTTTTGAGGAGGAGGGAGAAGAGTGGTTATGGTTAGGGGATCGTTCATTAGCCAATCATGAAGAGGAATCTGTGCAGGAAGTTTTGGAGTTGACCCAGGCTTTCCGATCGAATAATTTGGGTGAGATTGTTGAGATCATTTCGAACAGGGATGATTTTGCAACTAATTTCACTTTGGTCAGGAGTTTATTTGTGACACCGTTTGTTCATTTTTTGGCATATCTTTTCAACACGAATCAGATTTCAAAAGAGGAAATGGTTTCGACCAACATTTCTCAGGGGATGTACCACAATTTGCCGATTCGTGAATTTTCTGATGCTGTGAATCAGTTTTTAACATATTTTCCATTGATGCAGAATTATCAAAATGGTCAAGCGACTTTTGGTTTTACGGAAGAAATTGGGGATGATTATTACAGTCGGCGTTACAATATGTTCACGACTGAGGGGATTCGTGATTTGTTGTTCTCAACTTGCCGAATGTTCAAAAAAGTAGTTTTAGAAGTTTTTGATCGGAGGCAATTTATTGCAGAGTTTCGAAGTGTTTTTGCTAATTATTTAAAAGATCACAGAGATGAATTTTTAGAGAAAAGTTCAAAATTTGGTTTAATTTTGGCTACGACAGAGCCTTTGCGTGAGGTTTTGAATTCAGAGCTTGATTTTGAAATTTCAGTTCCTCTTGCTGGTGAGCCGATGGATTATGCTCATGTTTCTTTGAAGTTCAGGTGCGGAGAGATTGATTTTAATTTACCTGATGTTTACAAAGCTTTATTGCAAACGATGTTTGAGGGAATTTTCAATAATCAAATTTTTTTAAATGCAATTTATCTTGAAAACAATCAAGATGATCTGTTTGCCAAGAACAAAAGGTTGGTTGAGTTTTTCAATAAATTCCCACCTGAGTTGCAGGAGAAGATTAAAAGATTGTTTTCAAACAATTTTATTTCTGCTCATTCGGAGTCGGATGCTTCCCCGGAGGATCTTCAAAAGAAGCAAAGGGCCGAACAATTTTTGGGGCAAAAGATGAAGTTGGGGGATAGGTTCCACAATTTATTAATTTCAGAAGCTGCCACAATGTATGATTTATTATGGGAATCAATTGGTGAAGATCGTCGAAAGGTTGCGGGGATTTATGAAGCGAACCGTGGGAATGTGTCGATTCTTCCAGAGGCTGAAAGTTTGCTTGAAAGTTTGCCTAAAAATTTGCGAGAGCAATTGGTTGGGGTTGATGCTTGGTTTACTCAATGGGAGATTTACGACCAAGATTTTGAAGACCCGGAGGAATTAGCGAAGCAAAGAGAGAAATTCTTAGGTCAAGGCCGATACTCAACCCCGGAGCCGGAGGAAGAGCCAGAATTTGATGATTGGTCACAGTTTTGGGGGCAAGAAGGAGAAGAAAATGAAGAGAATTAGTTTTATTTTAGAGAAGATGTTAGAAGTTGCTGACGAACTTGAGCAAGAGGCGGTTGAGAAGAAAGACACAGATCTTGCAAAGATTGCCAATCAAGTTGATCGTTTGATGAAGAGGGTTGCGAAGAAAATTTTAGAGGATTAGGTTTCTTCAGGATCTTCTGTTTCGAAATCAATTTGTGAAGCTAGTCGAAGATATTTATGATAAAGTTGAGAGGTATTTTAAATCATGCCCCAGATTGCGTTAATTGACCAGTTATCTCCGAAGAGTGTTTTTTTGTCAAAATTCTTTTTGCAAGTTTGAACCACATTTTTTTCTTCTTGTTGAAAAGATTCCTGTTTTTTATATAATTAAAAAAAGGAGGATGAGATGTCAACATCACCGAGAGAGATAGAGAATGTAATCGACAAGTTAAGTGAAATTTTAGAATTAGACAGAAGAATTATAAAGAATGAGATATCTGAGAGGTTGAAAAGGATTTCCAATAAGATAAAAGATATTCATGATGATTTGAATATAGATCCTGTAGAAGTTTTTGATAACAAGCAGAAGGGTGTTTTAGCGATGAGGATTTTGGATAGTGTTGAGGTTATTCAGAATGAGTTGGGGTTGATTTTAGTTGCGACTGGTGGGATAGATCATTTAGATAGTTCTTTTTTTGGTGAGGAAGATTATTTAGTTGATTTAATTGATGAAAAGATTAGCACTTCAACAGATTTGTTGGCGGCTTTGATTAATTGATTGATCCAATTGGCCAAACGGGGCAGGCCAGAGGTGGTTGGCCTGCCCCGTTTGGTTTTTGGTTTGATTTATTCTTCTGGTCGTTCTTCTTGTGTTTCTGGTTCCATGAAAATTGCTTCTAATTCAGAGCCAAGAATGTTCAATGAAAGTTTTGGTTCAAGTGAGATGCCCCTCATTGCTTTGGAGAGCAGAGAAACGGCCAGACCGGCTGCGATATTGGCACAATAGATTGTGCTTTTCGCTGTGCAGGATCCTTGGTATGCTTCTGCGTCTTCAAAAAGGGTGGTTTCATAGTAACCACTATGCGGAGCTTCTGACGAATAAATTTCACAAGTTTCTGATGACATTCTGGTATCAATAAACAAACAATCCAACATTCTGATATTTTCCCAAATCATTGCTCTAATTCTCATTGAATCGACACATGAAATGATTGCTGTTGGTTTAAAATCCAGAAGAAATTTCGCCCGGAATTTATCTGTGACAGCGGTAAAATTCGCTTCCGGGTTGATTCTCTGGCAATCTTCCAGCAAGCATTCTGTTTTGAATTGGCCGATTTGGTCGGGCCGAAAACCTTGTGGGCCAAGGTTTTCAGCTTCGACCTTATCGAAATCAATCAGCACCATTTGGGGCAGGCCCATAGCTGCCATCAGCAGCGCCACCTGTCTCCCAATTGCCCCCGTTCCCACGATCATTAGGTTCATTGTCGTCAACGAATCCAGCGGTATTATTTCCTTGTACCTGCTGGTTCGGGCTGATAATAACACTGGATCGTTGGGCACTTCCATATCCATAGTCGGCTTGGTTTCTGCTGACATTCGTTTGTCCTTGTCCCTGATTCACGTTTGAGTGGCGATATGAATATGATGGATTTGAAACCATGGTTTCAAATCCATCATAGTCTTCCCAACCATTATTATTTCCCACGCCCATTCCTTGATAATATGAATGTGAATAACTTGTAGTTTTAACGCATTCTTCAAATTCTGTTTCCCAAGCTGTGACATCCAGAAGTTCACTTTTCATATCAGACCAATTAACTTCATGTTCGATATCTACGGCGAAATTAATTTCGTTCATTTTGATTCTAGCATAGAACTGGTTGCCTCTGGCAAGGATTGCCATAACTGACCAGTTGCAGTTAGAAAATTCTGTTCTAAATGTTTCTTCGTCTTTTCCAGATGGCGACGGGCTAGATCCGGGGTGAGTGTGAATCCAAATTCTCAGGTATTCACAGGGGTCTAATCCTCTGTCGTCCATTTTTTCAATAAATTCTACAAGGCCGTCGTCGTCCATTTCAACGTAGGCAACGGAGGCGTCTTGTTTAACTAGGCAAAATTCTTTGATGTAAAGCGGATCTTCTTTTGACGAGATGCCGAAGCCGGCTATTTCTGTGCCGCCTTTATCACGACACCACAACAACTTAGCCATTGCAGACCCAGAAAACATTAAGTTTTTTCGCACGATTTTTAATGGTTCTGATTTCTTTGTTGTCGTTGTTGTCGGGTTCAAATTAACAGTTGTTTTGTTTTTATTGCTTTTAGAATAGACAGTAAGCCACCCAATTCCTTTGAAAAATACTCTATGTGAATTCACACTAGAATTAAAATTGCCGGCTGTATAGGTTGTGGTTTTTTGAACCCCGTCGGCACCGAACAACTCTTCTTTGTCTGAGTCTGGCATCATCTTTTCTCCAGTTGTCATGGTTTTGAAACAACCTATTTTTAGGTTTGTCCTACCAATTCAGGCTCTATCATTACGGGGAAGGAAAATCTGAAGCTATTTTTTGCAATCTCTTTTGCTTCTTCATATGAGTAGGTTGAATTAAAATATGTCAGATTTGATCTATTGATTGCTTCAATTTGATCAAAATGAAGCGAAGAAATTCTTTCAGAAATTGGTTCAAAGTCTGCTTCTGATTTTTCGAATAAGATTTTAAAAGAAGCAATTTTTGCTTTTTCACGTTCTTGTGCTTGTTCAATTTCAGCTATTTTTATTAGATATATATTTAGTTCTACACATCTGGGACATAAACTACCAAATTGCAATTTATGGCCACAGCATTTGCAAGCGGGTTGTTGCTGCCAATATGTAGGTGTCGCAAATTGGGGCCAACCATTTTCAGAAAGGACAATCATAGCACAAGATTCACAGACATATTGATGTGTGAAAAAGCATTTTAATCTTGTTGAGTCTCCGCAGGATTGACATTCTGGCATAACCCATGAATTCAGGACACGATATGGGCTTCCTGAGTTATAGTTTTTAAGCAAAAAGGAAAGTAATTCGAATGTATCTAAAAATCTACATTGTCTTATGGCTGAATTAATTGTTTCTCCATTGTTTCCTAGACAAATGCTACCATCAATATTTATATGAGGATGGAAATATCTATCAGATCCAGATCTTTCGGATGAAAACTTCGTTGAATCTCTAACTGGCTTTGCTCTAATTCTAAATTCTTCGATCCCCGTCAAAAACAATTGAATGTCAATCTCACCAATCTCAACTGGATTCCCAAGATTAACACTTGCATGAGTCAAGAAAATGGGATCGGTTCTGATGGTAATCGAAAGTGGCTGAAAAGAGAGTCGAACACAATTAAAATCTCTCTTAAGATAATACAAATCTTTTGTGATTAGAGAAAGATTACTAATATCATCAGATGTTTCTCTCGTGTTTCTCACAGAAGCTAAGAAATTAACTCCTTGTTGAACATCTTCGATAATTTTATTTTTTCTGACATATTCAAACATAGCATTGATTGAACGATCCATGTTATTTTCAGAGCAATTTTCTAATCTATTGAGAATAAAAATAAGTTTAGAAATTTGATTCTTTAAATTATTATTTTCTAGATTTGATCGTAGCATTCGTCCTCTTGAGGGCACAAATTGAGTTTCTATTTGTTTGGCAAACTTAAACAATTCCCTCAGTGTTTCTTGAGACATATTGCCCTCATTCGAACTAGAATTTAGAGCATAAGATCCGAGACTAGGGAATTTGATTCCCTAGTCTCGGATCTTTTGTCTTAAGCCCCAGCGACTTTCTGCGGGCTGATCGTAACACGGTCGCCGTTGCAGAGGATCTGCGCTCGCTGAACCGGCTCGGCGTTCACCCGGATCACGTAATCGGCGGGGTTGTGCTCGGGCATCTTTTCACGGAAAAGTTCCCCGATTGAGGTTCCGGCGGGGACCGTCACATTGTCGGCATACCCAGCCTCATTGTTGCAAATCAGTCGAATCGAAATCGTTTCACTCATTGTAGCTACTCCCTTGATCGGCGTCGGCTTTGACCGTTCGCCTTCGATGCCGGGATTATACACCGGAGCAAGAATCCTTTTGGAAAGGAGTTTTGGAGTTTTGGAGGTCTGGAGTTCTGGAGGAAATTGCGTCATTTTTTTAGGGAAAAAGTTATGAATTGGATTTGAATGAAGTGAGTTTCTATCCCTCCCAATTCAACCTCTGACAATCTCAGACATGAGCGGGAATAGATTCGAGGGAACAAAATCCTTGGCTGGCTTTTTTCTTATTCTGTTTCGGCTTAGTGGAATCGGCCACGAACCCGCTCTGGGAGCGGGGTTGCGTCTTTTTTGTCGGATTGCTTGACAGGCGGTGGTGGCTTTGCTATAGTGTTGGCTATGGCGCAGCGGTCGCCGGCGGCGGCGGCCGAGGAAGCCAAAAGATTAAATAGCGAGTGCTCTCTCTCTCAGCAGCAGCATGGTGGCAGCGGGCCGGACCTTTCAAGGTCCGGCCCGCTGTTTTTGGTTTGGTCTTAGCTAGTCTGACACAAGTGTTGATTGTTTTTGGAATTGACTAATGGAATTCAGTCCCTTTTTTCCTTAACAAGTAATCATCGTTAATAAATTTAAGGATAACACGTCCTAATCCTTTAACTTCTCTCTCAATTTTAGGTTTAACGACAATTCCCTCTCGAATGTGGGCCTTAGATTTCATTATGGTTGTTTTTCCTGATGAAAGTTCTTCCATTAATTTTTGATCAAAGGGACCTTCATAGAGCAATGGGACCATTGGGATTTGGTGTTTTTGGAAGAGATTTCTAGCATCATCAAAATCCAGATAGACATGATCGCAACAGATATCAAAAGCCGAGAAAGTTATTTCATCTTTTCCATATTCTAAATCTTGAATTCCTGATCCAAAAATTTCACCGAAAACTATGATTGAATTTAACTCTTCATTTTGATAAAGCAAATCTTCAAACAAATCCATTAATTGAGGGAACAAAGCCAATGGTTTTTCATAAATACTTTCTGTCCCTAACTTCCTTCTCGTTCTATTGCTTCCAATCATTAATTCAAAGTTTTCATTTGTTTTAATAAAAGCAATTCTTGAGTTTGTCCCGTGTAGTTTTTCAGAGGCTACGACTTCTTCGCCTGGGGTTAAGAAGTCAGGATAGTTTTTGGTGTTTTGGATTTTAGTATATTTATAGAAAAGGAAGTGTTCTTTTTCAGCTTCACCAGAAGCAAATCCCCTTCTTTTTTGTGGTTCTTGATATTTTTTGATCCCAATAGAATCTTTGATGTTCAACCCAACAAGATTTTTTGGATTAACAACAAATCCATAACTCATTTCGCCACGGAGACGGATTGCTTTAACCCGTCCAAATGTTGAATTTTTCTTAAAGTGAAGATATTCTTCAACCCCCCATTTTTGAGCCCATTCGACTGGAATCATAGAATCGGGGGGGATGTAGAGAACGACATCCCCTGGTTGATATTGACCTTTTTGGGTTAATGTTTTCCACCCTTTGACATGAACAACTTCAAGTCTTTCAACTTCTGGATCTTGGTGGGGTTCAATTTTAGATATTTCCACAAAATCCACAAGTAAATCATCGACAACATCTTCTTCTTGTTGCTGCAATTCTTCTTCAGACATTTTTGATTCTTTCTATATGGTTTTTCCGACAGTTCCAACTGGTGTAATTCCCTTTGGTTCTTGATTCTTAAAAACAACATTTATTTTTTCTTTTTGTTTTAACTCTTCTATTATTTCTATCATTTCTTCTTTTGTTTTAAACACATTCTCTTGCACTGTTTTTTGTAATTCTAGATAAAGTTCAAATTCTTTTTTTGACATTTTTTTGCCATAAATATAATAGGAATCTCCGTCTTTTTTGTTTGTTATCGCCGGCCCTTTTAGATTATGTCTAATTCCAGCAACCCAATATTCAGAATTCCCATTTGGGCTGATTCTTGCTGGCGCTCCGACTCGGTGGTAATAACCATTAACCCACCATTCTTCTGTGCCGTCTGGTTTTTGAATTGCTGGCGCATTCAAATTGTGTCTAACGCCATTAACCCACCATTCAACTCCACCGTCTTTGAATTCTAGTGCGGGTCCATCAATTCGATGTAAAACTTTTTGCATGATTAGATCCATTGGTGTTGGAACATATTTTTCTTCATCTAATAAAGAAGGATCGTAATATGCGATACAATTTGGGAATTCTTTTTTGAAAACCACTTTCTTGTTTGTTTCGATTATTATTTCAGTTTCTTCTAAAAAAGGATCCTGGTATTCTTTATAAATCCTTTGCTCATTTTCCGAAACAAATTTAACATTAAGCTTTTTGTTTGCTTCAAAAGCTTTTTCTTCTTTTAAAAGAAGGTCTTCTATTAATTCATTAAATTTTTTTAAATCTTCATCAGAAACAGAAAGTAGGATGTTATCTTTTATTTGTTCTTTTGAATAATTTAAAGTTATCTGTTTGTTCTCAAGATTTTCTAAAAGATTAATAAATCTATCTTGGGCTGTTTCTTCTGTAATTAAAGAAAAAACATTTTTTTCATCTTCGTTCATTTTTTCTCCTTTTATTTAATTATATATCAAGATCCCACGAATCTTCGTTTTTATTATTAATTTTATTTCCTAATAATGAAACCCATTCTTGTCCATTGAAAAGAATTGCATCTTTGGCAACTTCTTTTAACTTGCCATAAATAAAGAAAGAGCCATTTGACAATTCTACTTTTATTGTAGTGGAAGAAAAACCTTCTGCTGAAACCAAGAAAATAGAATCTTTTGATAGAGTTTTTCCACAAAGAGTAAAATCTTTATCACATTTTAGAATGAAAATCTTGTCTTTTGGTTCAATCATTTGTTTCTTTTCTGCCATATGTCCTCTCTCACCTTATATTATACTCCCAAGGGCAAGTCGTGGCTGAGGTGGAAGTCATAACTTAAATATTATTTTCTAGCGAGTCCTAAAATTTGGACCCTAATAGATGGTGTTGGTAGTGACTAGCTTTCCTAATGCTCTGGAAAGGTTTAAAATAAATAATTTTCTTTAATTTCTGAGTATTCTTCTTTTGAAACTTTATAGGCACCAAATTTTTTAGCTGTTAAGGCGGCACATTCATTTGCTATTTCAATTGCTGATTTTTTATTAATTCCTTCAGAGATGGCGTGGGTGTAGATAGAGGTGACGGTGTCGCCACAGCCACAAACATCTGCAATTTCTTCTGTTTTTGAGGTTATTGAGAATTTTTCTTTTTCAGTAACAAAAAGAATCCCATTTTCACCTCTTGTAATAGCAACGTTTTCACATAAATCTTTATCAATCCAATATTTTGCATAACTTTCTAAATCCCAATCTTTATTTGGCAAACTTTGTCTAATTTCTTTTTCATTTGGTAAAATCGTGTTAATTCTTTTTGATTTTTTTGTTATTTGATTTAGAATTTTGAAATTAATTGGTTTAATATCAGCTATTATTTCTGTTTGAATAGATTTAAAAACAGAAGCTGTAAAATCTATATCAATTTTAGAGATCATCCCTTTGTCGTAATCAGAGATAATTAAGAAATCTGGATTGAAGTTTTTCATTTCTCTAATTAATGAATTAATTATATCTTTACCATTGTAAATATCTTCTTCGCAATCAATTCTTAATAAATGATGATTATCAGATACAACTCTAGTTTTTCTTATATTTTTTTGATAATGCGGGAAGATCAAAACATTCACATTATCAAAAAAATATTTTTCAAATAAAATCTCAAATTCTCCGAAATCGTTTTTCCCTCCTAATCCTAATGCTTGTGTTTCATTTCCCAGAAAAGACATATTTGCTGCAACATTTCCTGCTCCTCCTGGGGAAATTTCTTTTTCATTTATTTTTGCAATTAAAACTGGAGCTTCTGGAGAGATTCTATCTGTTGAACAAAAAAGATATTCATCAATCATATAATCTCCTAATACAGAAATTTTACTCATTTCTCTCCTTTTTGATTTTTTAGATTTGTCCCATAAACATCATCAATAGAATTAAGATAAACATCCCATCTTTCTTTATCTTCTTCATAAACTTCTTGCATTTTGAAAATAGATTCCGACATTCTTATAATGCTGAGGGTTTGGAATTCTGTGAAAAAATTATCTTTCAGATTAATAACAGATCTCAAAAATTCATTGTTTGCGTCTATCTTCTCTTTTATTTTTGACATTGAATCTCCTTCTTTTTCAAAGATAGTTTAATTATACATCAATCTCTGTTTTTATCCCAAAAAACCAAATTTCTTTTGTGTTCATGGGGTGTGTGACGGGGTATAATTACGGTCTTAACACCCACGGTCAACGTGTGGTGTAAATTCCCGAGAAACTCGTGGCAAAAAGGTAGGAGAAAAAAGATGGATTTAATCTTAGAGGTCATGGATGAATTCTTTGAGATAGAAGAAGCCGAACAGATTCGCCAAGAACTAGTTAATGCTGCTGGCGGGGTTGCGTATGCAATCAAAGATCCTTCGACGTTAATGTTAACAATGATTGGTGTTAGTTTTTTAAATGAAACAGCATATTATCCAGCGGGATTCAAATATCAAGAAATGCAGAAAACCGGATCTATATTTAGTCCTGTCTATAAAAGCGACATAAAAGAAAGAGTTAATGTAGAAACATTTAATTCATTGGAAGACAGAACTAGATTGTTATTGATGACTGCTTGGAATATTGCAGATTCTAAAACACCTCAAGATTTGTTAAAACTGGCTAATTGGTCTAGAAATGAAATGAATATCAGGACAACTCCGCAGTGGTTGTTGGCGATTGCAGCAGAGCATCCTGCGACGAAGCCTTTTGTCCGTGAATATTGTCGAAAGATAATTCAAAGACCAGATGAAATCAAGGACGTAGTTGCTGCTTACATGTTTTTATTTGGTACAAGAACTGTAATGTTAAATGACGAAAATGGTGAAGTTCTTTTAGACAACAATGGGTCTCCGGTTGTTGCGACCAAAGGGAAGGGTTTGCCGAATTCGTTAAAGCGTGGATTAGCAGATGCTATGAGTTCTATTTCAGAATACGGATTTATGAAATATAACAATCAGGATCATCCAAGATTTGCAGATGTTTTAAATCTAATTGATAGAAAAAAGGGTTGGCCAATAAAGAATCAATCTCTTTTGAAGTGGGTTTATGATGGGACTCTTGATGAAAATGCAGAGAGAGATATTCCATCAATTTATGCAGCCAAAGAATTGTCTAAAATGTCGGAGTTTAGTCCGAGGGCAATTGAATTGGCAAAGAAATGCAATTCAACTTGGGAAATGCTTAGTTCTCAATTTGGCGGAAATGAAAAAGACAAAAAAGAAGTTTGGGAACTTTGTGCTGAAATTATGACTGGTAAAACGAGTCTAGAGCAAGGTAAAAGACCAAGAACTAATTTTATGGCTGTTTTAAGAAACATTAGAAACTTTGCTAAAGCTGAGATTTCTGATGCTCATTGGAGTATGGTTATAAAACTTATTTCCAACAAAGAGGAGGTTTTGTCTTCTAGACAACTTCCATTTAGGTATCTTTCATCTTTTAATATTATTAGAACAGATCCTTCAGTTGCAGAATCTTTGAATTCTCGTGCGAATGGTGAAATCAAGAAATCTTTGCTGAAAGCTCTTGAAAAAGCGATTGAATATTCAGCAGAGAATTTAGCTAAATTACCTGGGACGACAGTTCTAGCAACTGATCAGTCTGGATCTATGGACTCCATAATTTCAGAAAAAACAAGAATGACTAGAAAAGTTGTGGGAAATCTTTTGAGTTCGATGGCGAACATAATTTGTGATGATGCAATTGCGATTGCTTGGGGAACAGATTATGAAAGATTTGATTTAGATCCATCTGATGGAATTTTTAAAAATATGCAGAAACTTTCTAATGCCAATGTCGGTTGGTCAACAGAGGGATGGAAAGTTGTTGATTATTTGATTAAAAATAGAATTTCTGTTGATAGAGTTATTTTCTTTACAGATATGCAATTATATTCTTTTGAAAAGCCAATGATGAATTTAAGACAAATAGATCCTTCTTTGAATTCAAAATGGAAATTATACAAAAAGAGAATTAATCCCAAAGCTTGGATACATGTTGTTGATCTTGCTGGGTATGGTGAAGCAGCCATCAACATCGATGAAAATAATAAGGCTCAAATTATCAGTGGCTTTTCTGAAAAGGTTCTCAACAGAGTTGTCGAATCAGAAGGTTATATAGAGTCAATAATTGGGATTGATGAAGAAGATGAAGAGAAAGCGAAGCAAATCTCTGTCCCAACAATGGAATACATTAGAGAAAACTTCTAAAGAAAAAACTCACCCGCAGGGCGAAAATCCTGCGGGTGAGTTTTTTGGAGATAAAAATGGCTAGTTTTTGCAAATGATGATTTAGTTAATGATTCTCATATTGATTTGACAGAATTAGATCTTGATGGTATTTATAAATGCCCGACATGCCACATGGTTTCTCTGCTTCTAAAAAATGGAGGTTGCCTATTGATTCCTCCAGGTCTTATCTATGAGAAATAGTTCTTCTTTTAATTTTCATTGCTTCTTCTGGATCTATTTCCATGAAAGAGTTGACAAATTCTTCTGGATCTACTCCGAACAAAGAAGAAGTGTTCCCTGCTGTTAAAATTTTGTCAACGACATTTAATGCTTTGGTATAATAACCCGGATCATTTGTTTTGACGAATTCATCAATTTGTTGCTGAACAAAATCGACAAATGGGTGAAAAATCTCTGCAAGATCCTCTGGAAGAATCCCTGTCATCTTTTTGAATATTGGGCTAATTTTTGAAATTTCATTCATTATTTCAAAAATAATTGGATTTTCTTTTGAGATGAACGATTTAATATAAGTGTTTATTAAATTCAATATCATTTGTTTAATTTTTTGTTGTTGATCGGGTCTGAATTTATTAAACATATCATTGTTCGTAAAAAAGTTAGAATCAAATCTTGATTCACTTATATTAAATCGGGATCTCAAGAAATAACAAGCATTTGTTCCCAAAAAACCCATCAAAAGATCAAAGACTTCGACGGGGTGATCATAAAAAAATCTTTCAATATGTCTAACTTTTTGATCATAATTTTCAGCAGATTGAAAGCGCCTATAATGATCTCTATTTCTACCACTATTTCCTAAATAAAAATAAAGATTATCAAAAACATCATATTCATTTAAAAATTGATTCATTTCTTTGTTTGCCCATGTAATTTGATTTTTTAAATCTTTCAAAAAATCTTCTTTTATTTGCAGGGGGATCTCTTTGCTTCTAAAAATTCCAGATTTTTTAATAAAATCAAAAACTATAATTTGACAATCATTTTCAGATAAATCTAATCTTTGTCTTGTCTGTAGGATTTTGAAAAATAATTTTTTCAAGTATCTATTAAATATTTCAAAAATATATTCTGTGGTTTCATTTACTTCTTCATATCTACTATCAGATAACATATTTATATCTGATTTAGGATAAACATTTCTTGGGTTGATTTTAGAAAGATCTTCAGGAACAATTGAATCATCTATTTCTAATTTTGATTGGTTAAACCTAGAAATAAGTTCATTTGCCATAGACAATGCCCGATCTGCTATTTGATCAACATTCGTGTCTTTTGTTAAAACATATAAGTTATCTTTTCTAAAAAGTTTATCAATTAAATTCTGGATAAATGGACTAAATTTTTGTTTAATTTGAATTTCTTGTTCTGTTGAATTTAATTGATCATATCTATCTATTTCTTGTCTAAAATTCAATTGATAGTTTATAAATTCTGATATTGACATTGCAATTAAAATTGGATTTGGTAATTCTGCTCCTACTTCGAGAAGTCGATTTAGCATAATAATAAGTCCAGGTCTTAAAAGATTTAAATTTTCAAGCAAATCGACTGGTGAATTTATATTTATCTCGACATATCTTTCAATTACGTATGATAGAATTGAAATTGCAGAGTGTGCAAACTCTAAATTTTTCTTATCGGGAGGATCGTCAGAATTTTGCATTTGCTCAACAGCATCTTTTTGTGATCTATTACGATCCCAATTCCTATCGCTATCAGCGAACCATGAAAATCCTAGTAGAAAGTTTTCAAACCCTCTTTCCATTCTAACTTGATGGTGAGCTAGATATTGTTCTTCTTCTCTATTATCTTCTTGTTCGTCTCGATCAATATATTCATCATCAGCATATTCTGCATCAAACCCAAACTCATCATCATCATCATCAAATTGTGAAAGAACAATTTTTTTAATTAAAATATCAATAAAAGAATGTTTGCCTAGTGATTCAAGTTTATCAAGTTTTTTGAAAAATTCATTTCTATTCATGATGTTTTTTAATTCTCGGGAAAATTCACAACATCCTTTTTAGAGAGTTTTTGTTTTATGGTAGCAATCGGTGTTAAAGTGTGTTTTTGTTCTAATAGAGGTATTCTCATTTCACATAGGAATAGATACTTGTCGGTATTTATCGGTATTTATCGGTATTTAGGGGGGCAAGATGTTAGAAACTTTGATTATTCTGTTAATTATCTTTTGGGGTCTAGGTTTGGGGACAGGTGTAGGCGGTGGGTTGATTCATATCCTACTTGTTGTTGCTCTCGTGGTCATTGTTTCCAAACTTATTGGTAGTCATGGACATTGGGTCCGTTAAACACAAAAAATTGATCAAAAATGGTTTTGTTTAACTTAAAAAGTTAAACAAAACCATTTTTTTTGGTCCATGGTTTGGTCCAATTTTTATTTTTCCAAAATGGTATCTACTTGACGCCGCCGGGATTCTGTGTTACGATTCTGGTAAGATTTGGATTGGACGAAATTTTGGTTTAAATCATTTGCGTGATTTAAAAAAGAAGGAAGAGGACAAACATGAAGTTTCCTTGGTGGAACAACAATGATGAAACAGTGACTCGTGGTTTTATGATTAAAAAAATAACAGATCAAGATTTATTTTTGATTGTCCCTCATTTTTCAAAATACACTTGGAATTATGATAAATCTGATCCATTTGGAGTCAATTCAGAATTGCACTGGCGTTCATCCCTTGTTGATGAAAGTGGGGTTGAAGTTTCAGGTGGTTTGCCAAAATTCCAAGATTATGGTGTTGGTGGGGATGGGACATCAGGGGCTTTGTCTGTAATAGATGTTACAATTTCTAGATCTATTGCATCTGGGGACGCAATTATCACAGTCAAAGAAGATGGTTCTTTGATAATCAGATCTGTTTATCAAGGGAAAGTTTTATTAAGAACTCGTGGCTCTCATCAGTTGAATGACTTTGAGCAGCCTGTGATGTCTTTGATAAAATCAAAATACCCGATCTTACTAGATCCTAACTGGCATCCAGAATTAGATATCTTTTTTGAGTTTATTTCACCAATCAACTTTATTGTTATAAAATACAATTCTGAAGATTTAGTTCTTCTTCATGCTAAAGAAAGAGAAAATCACAGAATGTTTTCTTGGGATGAATTAGAAGACTTATCATTAGAAGGAAAATTAAATTTAGTTGCAAGGATTACAAATCTTGAAACAACTAAATTAAAAACATTAAAAAATGAATTAAACGAATTAGAAGAAAAAGATCAGTGGGGCAACGAAGGCGTTGTTGTTCGTGATCAAAAAACTGGTTGGATGTGCAGAATAAAAACAGATGTATATCTTCAAAGGCACAGATTAAGATTCAAATTTGATTTTGAGGGATTTGTTCAAATGTGTGAAGATGATGGTGTTACAACCGTTGAACAAATGAAAGAATCTATGGTTTTAAGAGATTTTGATGTTGATTGGTTGACACAAGCAGAGGATTGGCTTGAGTTTTATTTGATTAGAAAACAAAAATTTGAGTTAGAAATTTTAGAAGCAAACCGATGGATTGAGCAATGGAAAAAAGATAATCTAATTGAATCTGACGAGTTGAATAAAACTTTTAAGAAAAAATTTGCTTTACAAGCCAATCAACATCTTTATAAAGACTTGTTGTTTGCAATTGTTGACAACAAAGAAACAAAAATAAAAAAGGCAACAGAAAGAATCTTTAGTAAAATTCTTTTAGAGCCCGTTGATGGTGAACAAGGGACAAATCATTCTTTAACTTCATAATTGTTCAAGAATTTTTTTGATTAAATCTTGTCTATCGTTTTTTGCTAGGTATTTAAACAATGATGATTTGTCTAGTAAGGCATAATCTGGGATAGTTATTTTAACAATTTCTTTGATTGTTTGAACCTGCTCGGGCGACAAGTTGTCGCTCGGGCGGGTTCTTTTTGTTTTGGTTTCTTCCATTATTCTAGAAACAAAATAATCTATATCATCAATTTTATCAGATTCATAATTTGATGGGGCATTACAAATTCTTCCTTCGTTGTCAGCCAAGGACAAACAAATAGCCATTTTTAAAACAGTCGGATTTTGACAAAATGAGCCAAAAAACTTTAACCATTTTTTCGGATTGATATTTCCATTTGTATAATCAAAAATTAATTCATGAACAAGCAAATGATTTTTGATTACGATTTTAATTATTTTAATTTCATTTTTTGATAAATCAAATTTATGATTTTCTAAAAGCTCTTCAACTGTCTCTGATCCTAATTTTTCATGCCCATGATATCCCATGACTATTTTTTCTGTTTTATCTATTGTGTTACATTTCTTGCATAGATCTAATGGTTTTGTATTGCTTGCGCCGCAGTTGTTGCAGATATATCTTGTTTTTGGTTTTCTAGTTTTTGGTTTAGCATGATCATGCCAAATTACACAAATCGCAAAAAGATTACTTTCTCTTTGCCAACTTTCAAATGGGTTAAATTTTAATCCAGCTTCACAGACCAATTTGACATGTTCCCAAAGTGTTTCGTCGTGCCATGGTGAATCATGATCAATCTCTTTTCCATCTGAATCAAAGAAATCATTAAATTCTGGAATTGCATTGTTTAGTCTAAGATATTCCATCTCGTCGTAGCCGATTTCGTTCGGCTTCATTTTCAGGATTTCCATCATGGCCTCCTCGCTTTTTGGCGTATAATGATCATATGGAAAATTCCTTCAAAGATTCAAAATATTCTATTCCAATTGAAAAGAAATCATTTTCAGATTTTTTAAATGAAAAAATAGATAAAATAATTTGCCCGCAATGTGGTAGCGATGTTCGTTGTGGTAAAAAATTCTATATTTTCATGGATAATTGTAGTTTGTCCTGCTCTGCTATTGTACCACAGATCGCAAGGGGCACGGATTCCAGGCTCGTCATTGGCGGGGTTGCGGTTGCCTCTGGAGAAATTAAAGCAATAAAATGTTTAGAATGTGGGCTTTCAGGAAAAGAAATTTTCTTTGGAAAAGAAGAAGAACAAAAAAGAACCTATTTTTTAGGAAAAGTGATTAATATCTCTAATAAATGGACAACAATTTTATCTAAAACAAAAACATTCTTTGTTTTATCAGAATGTTTAACAAGAGGTTTGGAGAATAAAGATTCTTGTTTAATTTCTGGGATTTCTTTTAATGAGATAGAAAATAATCAAAGCATAGACTCAAACGACATTGTTGTAAGGAAGAAAAATGGATAAAAAACCGAAATTGACATTAGCTGAACTTAACGAAATTTTTAATAGCGAAGAAGTTGATAATAATCAAAAATTATTATCAACAATGGTAATGCTTTTATCAGAGATAAAGAAACAAAATGATAAAATAATAAGAGGAATGGCTAATCTTATTGAATCTAACAATAGAATAAATGAAAATTTAATGCCATTCAAAAGAGCTTTAATCGGATCTACTATTTTAACTTTTCCAGATGATGAATTAGAAATACTATTCACACCAGAAGATGAAAACGATCCTATTGAAGAAGTTGAAGAAGATGAAAACGATTAATTGATTTTATCGATTCTATTTAATAAAGATGATCTTAATAGATTCAAAGACATAGAAAAATCTACTAAATTTTCTCTAGGATCATTGGATTCTATTAAATCTCTTTCTAAATCTTCATTCGAAGAAATAACCATTTTATATAAATCTGATTTTTTATTAGATGAATATTTAATTATGTTGTTTCTTTCTTTAGTTGTTGCCTCTAACAAATTTAAAGCACATTTGGTAGAATCTGTTGGGTCTTTTTCTATAAAAAATGATAATTTATTTTCTATACCATTGATATCTTCAATTATTTTTTGTGCTTCTTTTATTTGAGAGCTTTTAATTAAATTGTTCTTTTTGTTAATAGATTCTTTTTTAATTGTCGATTGCAATTCTCTATTAATTAATTCTGCCATTTGTGGGTTATTATTTTTTATAGCTTTCCAATATTCTATTTGAAAATTATCATAATTATCCATCGAAATCCTCCAAGTACGCAACTTTTACCATATAATTACTAAAAAGAAATTGATATCCTTTAATATATCAAAAAAGGGGCTGAAAAATGTTGTGTGAAAATTTTCTAGATTTGTGCAAAGAGAAATTCTATGATCAGTTAAATATTCTAAAGTATATTAACATTTTAGATTCATCTTCGTATTCTAAAACAAAAGATTTTAGTGTTGTTGATTCTGAAGGATCTGGAGTTTATTCTGATGCTAATTTTATCATTTCGTGGATAGACTATGAGAATGATCAAAAGTTATCTTTAATCAACAAAGAAAATTTTAGCAATGCTTGTTTTAATGCTTCTTTGATTCATCTTTCCAGTAAGGTGACAAGAAGCATTAAAGAGGGATTGCCATATGGACAGATTTTTAGAGAATTAGATTATATTTATGAAAATTTAAATTTAATTGTTAAAGACATTTTAGTCGTTGAACCGGATTTTGATAATATAGATCAGGAATCAGATGAGGACATTGATATCATAACATCTTATTTAAAAGTTTTTGCAGATAAAGTGGAACTTTCTGCAAGAGATATTATAAAAAATAAATTTAATAACTTTTTGAAAGAAAAAAAGGACATTAACACAATGGAAAAGGTAGATTTAGAAGTAGAAAGTTCAGCAAAAGATATTATTAGCATGGCAAATAGCTATGAAAAATCTTTAAATAGAGAAAACACATTGTTTATAGAAAATTCACAAGAAATGTTTAGAACTATAAAAAATATTAACGATGAAATTAATTTAAGAGAAGAAGATGAATCTGTTTCATATGAATATATAGAAATTGATGAAAATGATTTTGATGATTGGTCTGATTGGGAAAAGGAATGTCCAGATTGTGGATCTTCAGATATTTGTTACACAGGATTAAGTGTTTGCGCCTGCAATAAATGTGGATTTGAGTGGAAAGTCGAAATCCCACAGGATAAAACAAATGAATATTTTGATGAATATAAAAAGAATTTAAAAAACAACCAAGAAAAAAGAAGGGAATCTTTTTCTAAAAGAAAGAAAAGATTAAAAGATTATAGAAATGATAAGAAAAATTGAGTGGAAATTTAGTAAAAAAGAAGAACCAATATTTTTTTCATGTTTAGAATATGATAATATCATAGAATTGGAAAAACTATTAGAAATTTCTTGTTTCTTATTAATTTCAAAAAAATTCCCAAATTTACAAAAAGAAAGAATTAAATTTATGATTTCACGATCTATCAGAATTTGTGGAGGATTATATAATTATAATTCTGAAATAAAATATATCACTGATGAAGAAATCTATAAGATACTTAATATTGTTTTAGCAAGAACTCTTACAGATTGTTTAAGTTATATTAAAAATAGTATGAATAATATATCTGAAATGACAAAAGAGCAATTTAAATATTCAGAGATATCAGAGAAGATAAAAAAATGTTCATACGAAGTAGAATCTATCGATAACTACAAATGTTTACCAGGACTTTCTTTATTTGATGAAATAAATATTTAGCCTCTTCTGGCTACCATTTTTGGTAATGAACCACCAGATTTTTCAAGAGGAGCATGATCTATGAAGAAGACTAATGCTTCCCATTTCTTTCTGAATTTATCAGACACTTCTTCTCCTTGATCTGCTGGTGAGACGGTGGCATACATTTCATATAACATATTCAAAACCTGATCTTTTTCAAGAATAATTCTTGCCATAATTAACTCCATTTTTTATTAATTAACAACAACTTAGATAATTTCCTGCTTTGTTAGATGTATAATAGAACAAAAAATAGAATGGAGAAAAATGGAAACTAAAATATTCATAATTGGTTCAAAAGAAAATTTTGAAACGACTCTTAAATTTTTACCATCAGAAGTTTATGAAAACACATATGTAAATCTAGATAGAATCTCTGAATTTTTAGAAGAATCAAAAAATCTAAAAATAAACGATAGAGTTATTATCATGTCTGCTGGTTTGGCTACGCCATCTGGCTTTATTGAATATTTTAATGTTAGACCGTTGGAAAACGATTCTATTGTCTCAATTCCTATCCGGGTTGCATTAGAAGCACCAAATGAAAAGACAGAATTTAAAAAATTCAAAAAATCACAATTTGAAACGATGGAATTAAAAAATAACGCAGAAACAGTTAGTCTTAATTTTTTATTTGGAACAAATTTTTTATTAAAAGAGATAATCAAAAATGATGTGAAGGATATTAGAAAGACAATCATAGAATCTGAAATCAATGTTATTTTTGATACTAATGTTGCTTGTTATATTATTACCAAAGAAATTCTAAATAAATTTGAGGATCTTGCAAATAATTTTAACAGAATATTAGAATTATCTTCTGACATCCAAGAGTTGCAAGGTACAAAAATAAGTAGTGAAAAAAAAGCTACAATGATAGCAGAAGAAATAAGTCAAATTAAAAAAGAAATAGATTATGAATATAGAAACAATTTCGAAGAAAATAGATCAGAGAAAAAAGATAATGGGCTCTATCCTGATGTCGTCGATCTTAACAGAGGAGAAGATGTTGAGAGAGTCTCTAAAAATTATATCAAAAGGCGAAATCAAGAATTACGGATTGAAAATAGACGCAGACAGTTACAATCAAATCCTATTACAACTAACACAAACATCCCAGAAGATATTTCCTATCTTTTACAAAAAGACAAATATAAAAATAGGTGAAATTGTCGCAATTTTCAAAGATAATTCAGAATTTTCAATCATTATAGAATCTGAGATTTATCCAATTATATTCAAATACATAAATTATGATTTTATTTATTATCCAAAATTTTCTTGTGAGATTTTATATTGTGATTTATGTGATCATGAAACTTCATTAGAAAACCTAACTATCTGTGACCACATTAAAAATTGGGGATCTGGGCCAGAGAACGAAAAGGGATTTTTAATTCCACGACAGCTATTTTTGGATAGGTTCGAGGTTTGGGACTATAATCCTAGTGTTAACATCAGGGATATTTTGTCACCTAGAACCTCGGAGTTTGATTCTTTGATAATAGATTTTGAGGATGAAAAATTAGAAGGGAAAAATAATGATTTGGTTCGAATCTTTGAGGATTTGCAATTTTGAAAGTCATAAAGAAAGTTTTTTTAAATTTTCTCCAGGAATTAATGTTCTGATAGGAGATTCTGATTCTGGAAAATCAGCCGTTATGCGTGCTCTCCGGTGGGTGTGTTACAATGAGCCGTCCGGCGACGATTTCGTTAGAATCGACAATGAATATGTTAATCAATTATCATCAAAAACAAACAAAAATTTTGTCTGTAGTGTAGAACTAAAATTATCAAATGGATATAAAATTGAGAGGGCCAAAACTCGTGGTAATGGAGGAGTTAATAGATATGTTGTAACAAATCCAGAAGATGTTTCAATTGAACTCAATGGATTTGGTGTCGGTGTCCCAGAAGAAGTAAAAAGTGTACTTGGTTTTGATAAGATTTCTTTTGGGAATAGAAATATTGAAATGAATTATCTTCCGCAACTTAATTCTCCATTAGCATTAGAGTTTCAAGGGGCTGGATTATCTTCTTTGTTAAATAGAATTAATGGTGTTGAATATTTTGAGGATGTCTTAAAAAATCTAAATAGAAAAGTACACCCAAAAGGTGAATTGGTAACAGAAGAAAAAATAATTAAACAACGAATTGATGAATTAGAAATAGAGTTTTCTGAGACCGAAGATTCTTCAAGAGCAATTGAATTTTTATCAAAAGATATTTCTCCAAAAATATCTATATTAAAAAACAAAGAGTTAAGCATCAACGATGCAAGTAATTTGTTGGGCCGTGCAATAAAAATAAAGCAAAAAGAAACATTAATCAAAGAAGAATTAGATCTAAACAAAGAAATTCTAAAAAATTCTAAAATTATATCTGAAATAGAGAAAGATGCACAAAATTTAGAATCAGCAATTTATATTATAAACAAATTATCTTTAATTGAAGATAAGCAGAATAAAATAGATGTATTTTTAGAAAAAAACGAAAGAATTGCTGGGATTGATGTTTCAGAGATTCAAAGTTTAATAGATTTAATAAAAGAAGCTAGAACAATTTTCAGCAAATCGAACATTGTTGATAAAAAAATAAAAGACAATAAAAATAGTTTGCAATTAGAATCTGAAAATAGGGACAGATTGATTGAGGAGCAACACAATTTTATTATAGAATTGATTAAAAAATTTGGTAAGTGCCCGACTTGCGAGCAAGAGTTAGATGAAATTAGTGTTCAAAATGTTATGAAAAAGATTTAGATTTTAGCAAACAGGAGAAGTGACGTGTCATCTAGCTACTATGAAAGTTTTCTGAACGAGGATGGGGTCTATTTAAATATTCAAACAGAAGGAAACTCTTTTTCTATTGTTGTCTCAAATGAAGAAGGGAATGAATTTTTAAAAAAAATAAAAGATCCGAAAATTTCTCTTTCAGAAATGATTATTGTAGAAGGAAGGTGTTATAACCTGGGCGAGAAGACAGAGATGAATAAAACAATTGGATTTCAAAAAATAACTATTAAACAATTTAGATTAATTAATTTAGAAAGAGAAGGACAAAAACTTTATGTGGATCAGGGTTGTTTTAAGAATTTAAGTTTGTGAGGTTTTTAAATGCTAGAAAAATATAAGATTATGTTTATTGGTGATATCCATTGGAGATGGGAAAACCCAATAAATAGAAAAGATGATTATCGACAAGAATTAAAATCATTAGTCATTGAGTCTCTTTTGATGGCAGAGGAGATTAAATGTGATGGTGTTATTTTTCTTGGTGATATCTTTGATAGAGAGGAACCCTCTGGCTCTGTTCGGAATGAGGTCCTGAATCTATTTAATAAAAAACCCGACGGAAACCCTTGGTCTTTTGATAAATATGTCGTAGTAGGGAATCATGATATTTCAGGACAAAACCCAGACACTATTTATAGGACAGCATTGGGCACTTTGATTGATTCTGGAATTGTAAAATGTGAAACTTTCATAGAGAAATATTCTATTTTTTGTGGACATTACATTAACAAAATAGAAGAACAAGACTGGTCTTCTAATGATGCTCTGATTTATGCTATGCACGCAAATATTTTGGAAAATCCATTTTTTGAAGGCAATTATGTTTTAATTAATGATTTTCAAACACATGAAAACACAAAACTTGTGATAAGTGGGCATTATCATCCGGGAAATTCACCAATTATTAGAGAAGATGATGTGGTTTTTGCAAATCCTGGTAGTCTTTGCAGAATAAGTGCAATTCAAGCTAATATTGAGAGACAAATTCAAATTGCTGTTGTTGATGTTGATAAAGATCAAATATCTATTGAGTACAAACCATTACAATCAGCAAAAAATTCAGAGGATATTTTTGATTTAAATAAAGTTCAAGTAAATAAAGAACGAAGATTAGATGCAAAATCTTTAAGAGAGAAGATAGCTGAACTACGAGTTAGAAATGTTCAAGAAAAATCAGATGATCCATGTCAAGATTTTATAAAATTTGCAAAAGAGATGGATGCTTCTGAGGAAGAAATAGCAATTGTTATTGATGAACTTCAGTCAATAATTTCATCAGAATAAAGGAGATTTTAATGGATTATGAAGAGATGTTGAAAAAGACAGAAGAACTTAAAACAATGATTGAAGATTCTCAAAGTAAAATAGCAAGATTACAAGGAGAATATTTTCAAATAGAAAATCAAAAAGATGAATTAATGAAAGAATGTGAAGAGAAGTTTAATTGTTCAATAAAAATTCTTAAAGATAAAATTCCAGAGATGGAAAGTGAACTTGAAGAGAAGATCCAAGAAGTAGAAAGAAAATTAAATGACAATTGATGATTTAGAAAAAAAGGTAACCAACCAACTTCAAGAGTTGATTATTAAACAAGAAAAAAGAAACAACATCCAAAAGCAAATAGAAAAGGAAAAAATAGAATTCGAAAAAACACTTACCAAAAGAAAATTAACGGAGAAGGCAAGAAATTTATGTTTTGAATACCTTGAGCAAGGAAAGCTTCGTTCAAAAACTATTGTTGAAGAAATAGGGACAATTGGGCTCAAAAGTACTTTTGGTGAAGGTTATGAAGTTAGAATAGATTATTCTGAAAAAAGAAATTCATCACACGCAGAGATAAGGGTCACAAATCCTATGTTTGTTGATTTGCCAGGGATAGATTCGACAACAAAACTTGAACACCGAGGAGGTGGTTTGATTGATGTAGTATCTATGTGCTTGGCAATTTCCATGATTGAAATAACATCCCCAAGAATAGAAGGTCCGTTGATGGCCGACGAGACTTTTAAACATCTAGATAAAAATCGTTTACCAGGGTGTTCCGATGTCTTGCGAGCGACTTTAAACCCTGACGGAAAAGGGGCAGAAGGTGATGGTAGACAATTGATATTTACCACACATTCTGATGAATTAATAAATAATGTTGACAAGGTTTTTCAGCTTAAAATAAGAAATGATAAAACAACCATTGAGGAACTGGATCAAACTATGACGGAGATTGTAAATGAAACAAATGACTAACAAAAAGACAGAAAATAATGAAATAGAATCTCTAATTAGAGCTATCTCATTAGATTCAAATGAAAAGAATAAGAATAATGAAAAAATTTCTAAATGGAAAATAGCACAAAATAAAAACAGTATCAAACCATTAGAGGAATGGAATGATAAAGATTTTATTATCTATTTTGGTCAAGCTTTTAAGAAAATTTTTGGTAATGAGTATATTATTAAAAATTGGGGTGCTGATAAAATAACAATAAAAGAATTAAGATCTTCAATTTCAAAATCTGGTCATAATTCAAAGGTTGTCCTAAAAGATTTAATTGATTGGTGTGTTAAAAATAAAGAAATGGTATTAAAAACATCATTGACATTTTTAATCCCTGATTTAAAGAAATACATCAACATCTTCCTTTCAGAAAATTCAAGTTCCGTAGATAATTCTGTTCTAGAAATAAACGACGCTGAATTCTTAAATAATTTAAAGGCTAAATTAATCTCAGAGAATATGACGCTTGTGGATTTTTTGTCAAATTATGGGATCCCAATCTCTGCGACTTATTTATTTAATTTTGCTAATAAAACAGAAGAAGAAATTATAAGTTTAGTTTTTAATCGAATGAATGGCCTTGTTAAAGCTGGAAAAATAATTGATGTTAACAAAATTATAAAAAAGAGCATTAATATGAGTCCTTATCCAGATGATTTTCTGATTCTATATTGGAGAGAAATTTTTGATCAGATTATAACCTCTTGCGAATCGAAGCATGAATCTTGGTGGAGAAATAATGATTATTCTGGAACTGCACCAGAGCACTATAATCAAATCATAAAAAATAAACAAAAATGTTCCACTGGTTGAGGTGTTTGGCTTTGGTGTACTATATAGAGGTGGTGCCGGCGAACCGGCCCCCGGCGGTATCCCAAGTAAGAGGTGGCAAACAAGATGTCCGAAAAGACCGAACAAGAACTGTTTGATGGGCTCAAATCCGAACAGGAGTTGGAAGCATATCAATGTATTGTTTCAACTGTTAAGGCTCGGCGTCCAGTTTCAATGATTATTTCTTGGGAAGAATCTCGTGTGAAAGAGGCAATGATTGAAATTGCAAGATCAAGAAAAACAGAGTTGTTTTTTTGGGATTGTGCTAATGGATTGTACCAAGAATATCCGAAATCCTCAAACAAAATTACAGACCCTTCTGATTATGTCGATCCGATTTCTGCCATTGAGTTTATAGATTCAATTCAATATTCCCAGGAGCAAGAAGGTGGAATTTTCGTTATGAACGATTTCCACAAGTTTTGGGGTTCAAGCGGTCAGGGGAACTATGAAGATCCTGGCGCTATCGCAATTATCAGGAGAATCAAAAACTTTGCGAATTCTTTGCAAAGAAAATGCTTATTTATTGTTTCTTCAGATCAAAAGATTCCGACGGATCTGAATAAAGTTGTACAAATTATTGATTTCCCGTTGCCAGATAAAAATTTGTTGTCGAATATTATTGATAATTTGTTAGAATCTGTAAAAAATCGTAAGAAACAAGGTAAGCTTGAGAATAAAGATATCCAAGATGAAATTGATCCTGTTGAAAAAGAAACAATTCTTAATGGATCTTTGGGACTTACAGAATGTGAATTTAAAGCAGTGTTGGCCTATCAAATAGTCCGCAATAATCGCTTGTCAGTTGAAAAGATTATTGCAGCTAAAGAAGAGCAAATTAGGAAATCTGGGTTGGTCGAATTTGTTAAAATGGAAGGTGGCGTCGAACAAATTGGCGGCTTGGACGAAATGAAGGATTGGTTGACGTTAAGAAAACAAGCCTTCTCTGATCGGGCAAGGGAATATGGGTTGCCCAACCCCAAGGGGGTCCTTCTCGTGGGGATTCAGGGTTGTGGTAAGAGCTTGACGGCAAAAGCCGCCAGCGCTCTCTATCAAATGCCGTTGCTGCGGTTTGATGTTGGGCGTGTTTTCGGTGGGATTGTTGGTCAATCAGAAGCAAATATGCGTGAGGTGCAGCGAATTGTTGAAGCTGTTGCCCCATGTGTTTTGTGGATTGATGAAATTGAAAAAGGCATGGCGGGCACAAAATCGTCAGATCGCTCCGACGCCGGCACGGCCGCTCGTGTCTTCGGGTCGTTTTTGACGTGGATGAACGAAAAGACTCAACCAGTCTTTGTTGTTGCTACGGCAAACAACATCTCTGGCCTGCCGCCGGAATTATTGAGAAAAGGTAGATTCGACGAAATCTTCTTCGTTGATTTGCCGAACAAAGAAGAGAGAATGTCTATTTTTGATATCCATATTCAAAAGCGAAAAAGGGATCCAAAAGTCTATGATATTGCTGCTCTTGCAGAATCTTCCCTGGGGCATACCGGGGCTGAAATTGAACAGGCGATTATCGAAGGTATGTTTAAAGCATTTTCGGAAGAAAGAGAATTTAACACAGATGATATCATGGTAGCTTTGAATGCAACAATTCCTTTGTCTAAAACCATGAAAGAAGACATTGAAACTCTGCGTGAGTGGGCAAAGAAAAGAGCCAGATACGCTACTTCTGGCTCTAACGAGACGAGAAGAGACGACGAGGACGAAGACAAAGGTCGTAGTATTGGGGACGATCTTGACTTCAATGATGCGCCAGAAAAAAGCGGGGAAGAAGAAATTGTTGATGGGTTGATGACTCAATAATCTAATTTATTTTTCCAACAAGGCCACCCGTTGCTCTCGTGTATAATTGGAGCAACGGATGGCCTTGTTGATTCTGATAGGAGTATAAAATTATGGACAAAAAACCATTTGTAATTAATGAGAATGGAGAAGCAATTTTTAATGATGAAATTTATGATCATTATATTGAATCAAAATATAAAACAATCAATATACCACATGAATATTGGGGATATACAATAGAAGATTTTAATATTCGACAAGATGCTTATGGTAATGAATTAAGCATAGTAGATAGGAACATGAAGACAAAAGCAAAAGATTTTGTTATTCAATACATAGACAACTTAAACAAAATTTTAAATGGTGAAATTATTACAATAAAAAATAGTAATAACGATAACATCAATGTCTTTAATATCATATTTTGTGGTGGTAAATCTTCCGGTAAAACGCTACTTGCTTCTGCTGTGACAAAAGAAGCTGCGTCAATAAATTTAAATAGTTCCTTTTTCTTTTCTTGGTATTACATCCTAGATGGTTTTATGAAATACCATCTAGATCCAAATAGTATTTCAGAAACACAAGAAATAGAGAGTTTGTTTAAAAACAAACAGATTGTTACTATTGATGGAATTAATAACAAAAACTATGATCCTACAAATGCTTTTAAGAGAAAATTTGAAGCAATGATGGAATATAGGAGCACTCATGGAAAAGTAACTATTTTTACAACGACCAATAGCTATTCAGAATTAATAAATATGTTCGGGCCTGTTACTCAAAGGTTTATTCAGGAATCTATTTTTATATATTTACCCCAAGGTGATACAACCTTTGAGCCAAAGACATATTAGTTAGGAGATAAAATGAACATATCAGAAGATGTAATTCCACAAGAAGAATTAGAAATAAAAATACTTTCTTTTGTTCTTGAAGACGAGAACAATCTTAGACAAGCTGTTAATAAAGCGCTTAATTATAAACATTTTTGTTTTATTCCAGAAGAATCAAGATTCCCATTTTATTCTGGGATTTATAAAATTATTGTTGAATTCTATTATAAATTCAATTCCAGCATAACCCAAGAAGCATTTCAGAACGAATTAAACAAAAGACAATTAGATCAAGAAAGATTAATTGGTTTAAATACTTCTTTTGCCAAGGTTATGTCCCAGAACACAAAAAATAGTAATTTTGAATATTTAATTGAAGAATTAAAGATGAGATCTTTGAAAAGAAAATCTTTTGAATTTCCCTCTAAAATGAAAGATTGGTTTACAAATTTAGATGCATATGAGGCAACGAAAAAATCTAAAGATTTTTGGTATGAAATAGAATCATCACATTTTGTGGAGGGTATCCCGACAAAGATTTTAGATGTTGGGGCAGATAAAGATTCTGCTATTGAATTTTGGGAAGCAGAAGAAAAAAGGATTAAAAGATTAGGGACTATAAAATTTGGTATCCCAGAACTTGATGAAGCATCTGGTGGAATTAAATCTGGACAATTAGTTGTGTTTTTAGGAGAAGCAGGGAAAGGTAAGTCAACGGTTTTGTTGAATTGTGCATCAAATGCACACAAAGAAAACAAGAATGTTTTATTCTTTTCATTCGAAATGCCTTTGTGGCAGTGTATGGCTAGATATTATTCGTTAAATACGGGGGTTCCATATGCTAACTTTAAGAATTTTAGTCTAAATGAAAATCAAGATAAAATCTGGAAAAGATTTCTTGATAGACAAGAAAAAGAAAGTGATTCTTATTTTTATTTTATTGATCAGCCAGATAATTGTAGTTCAGAAGAGATAGAATTTCATATTAAAAACTTAATTTCTTCTGGAAATAAGCCAGATGTTATATTCGTTGATTATCTTGGGAATATGGTTCAAGAGAGTGGTGTGCAGGATGGTAAAGATTATGAAAAAATAGCAAAAGCCACAAGAGAATTGAGAAGAATGGCAAGAGTCTATGAAATCCCGATGGTTACAGCACAGCAGATAAATAGAGAAGGATTAAAAGCTAGTAGAAAGAAACAAGAAAGCAATGACATAGAGAATTTTAAGTGGTATGGTGAAATGATTGCTGATTCCAAAAAGACAATGGATTATGCTGATATTGTTGTTGGCCTGTCTCCACAGGAAGTTTCAGAACCTTCACCACATTTGTTGATGTGGCTACACTGCATTAAAGCTAGAGATTTCTTCTTTGAAAATTTCTTTTTAGCATATGATCCTGAAATCTGTAAGATTGTTCCAATTGAAAAAAATCAAAAAGCAGTAACTGCATTCGGAGGAAAACGAGATACCTCGGAAATGGCATCTGTTTATAATGAAATGACAACAAAAATTGAAAAAGAACTGGAAGAAGTTGTTCTTCCAGTAGATGTAGGTGTCGAAGATGATTTACAATAAATTTTCTGCTATTATAAAAAAATGCTCACAAAACTTTAACGAAAAAATAGACGATAAAAAAGATGAAGTTATTTTTTCAAAAGAATTTGCAGAAATTGTAATAGAAAGTGTTAAACTAGAAACAGTTTTTGATTATTATCAAATGGACTGTCAATTGGAGTTGCCAAATGGAGAAAAAATATATTTTTGCCCATTTCACCAAGACACATCAACACCAAATCTTTATGCTAATTTTTCAAAGGGATTGTGGTATTGTTTCGCCGAATCAGAAGGTGGAAATGCTCTGAATTTTGTTGAAAAAATAGCTAAAACAAATAGCTTCAAGGAATCTATCTTAATTCTAGCAGAAATAGGTGGACTAAAACAAGAATCAACACAATCGAAATTAGAATATGAAACACAAAAATTTTATAAAGATCAAAATAATAAAAAAGATGAATTTTTAATCCTTGGAATGGATGTGGATACAATAAATATCATCATAAGTAAATTATGTGGAGATTTTTTAAGAAAGAACATAAAAAACAAACAATCTATTGATAAGATAATTTCCATTTATAAAAGGTTGGATTTGTATATAGAAGAACAAAATAAATCAGAATTAACTGATTTGTTTAACAATTTGCCAGAATTGCTAAAGATAGAAGGAAGTAATGAATAATACGCAAATAGATGAAATAAAAAGTTCTATACTTAAATGTGAAAAATGCAAGTTATCTGGGTTAAATAAACAACTATCTTTAAAGAATAATACAAAAGAATATGGTTGTCCTGTCCCTGGGATTGGTTCATCAAAAGCCAAAGTGATGATTATTGGTGAAGCGCCTGGGGCACAAGAAGTAATAGAGGGCAAACCATTTGTGGGAAGATCTGGGGCTTTACTCAGAAGTTCTTTAAAACAAACAAATATAACTGGAGAAGAATTATATATTTCTAATGTTATTAGATGTCGTCCAGAAAATAATAAATTCCCAGATTCTTCAAAAGAAGATATTAGTGCAATTATTAATGTTTGTTTGTTTTATTTAAGAAAAGAAATAGATATCATAAAACCAAAAATAATTATAGGATGTGGTTCTAAACCATTGAAGTATCTTTTTGGATCAGATCAGAAGATTTCCGAAATGGTTGGAAAGATGATAACTTGGAAAATTCCAGCAATAGATTTTGAATGTTGCTATTTACCAGTTTTTCATCCTTCTTTTTGTATTAGGCCAGGAAGAACTTTTAAAATAAAAACAGAAGATTTATCAAAAGGGCAATTAATGATGGCTTTGTCACAATCTGAAAAGCAGGATATATTTTTTAATCACATCAAAAAAGCAATTTTTTTTATTAGAAACTAATTTTTTCTTCCACCTTGTTGTAGGTGATGCGGGGGTGTATAATCTAGAGACAGAAACCCGAGGAGGTCCAAAACTATGCCTTGTTACGTAACAACGGAAATGAGAATTACAAGCCAGATAAAGAACTTGGAGAGATTGAAAAAAGCTCTTCAAGATATGGGAATGAATTTTAATTACAACGAAAATTATATTACCGTCCCAACGTCGTATGGTGATATTTTAATTGATTCATCTGGTAGTATAACTTACACTATAGGATTGGAGACCACAGTTAATCAAATTAAAGAAGCGTATTCGAGAGCAACTGTTAAAGCATGGGCTAAAAAGAAAGGTTTTATGGTTAGAAAGGGTAAGCATCCTGCGACCCAGCGGGAGACGTTGATTGTTCGGACAGGAATGTGAGGTAAAACGATGGCAAAAGAATATACTGTACCTGCTGGTGAAGTTTGGTTTCAATTCGACGGCGATGTAACAACTTATGAAACTGGTGCTTTTTCGGAGCAGCGGCATAAAGCAGCAGAAGATGCAGTCGCCGATTTAGAATCAGAATTTGAAGTTATGTCAAAGAAACGAAAGCCAAATGCCAAGCCGAGAAAAACAACTTTGGCTACTTGGCAAGGGGTCAACTTTGGCTAGTTATTTTAATTGGAGAAATTATGGCAAGAACGATAGAAGAATTTACAAAAAACCCAGAATTAAGAAAAAAGACTCTAAATAAAATTGAGAAAAGAATCGGTGAGATTCAGTCCGATCCTTCGATCATGGATCGGACTGAATCTTTTGGTTTGGACCTAAAGTTATCAGGTTCACAACTAATGAGACTGAAAATAATACAAGTATTTTTATGTGAAATTTTAGAATATTCAGAACAAGAAGCATTTGAATATTTAATCAACGAAGCAATTTCATTAGAAATTTACAAATTAGGATTAGTTAGACAAGCAGTTTTGAGCAATTTAGGAATCACAATTCAAGAAGAGGATAATCTAGTTAATGTCTGAAAATAAGACAATTCGTGTTCATTCTGATTTAATTCAAGCTGCATTTAAATTAAAAAAAATAGATGTTTATTCAATTTGGTTGTTTATCAAAGGGATAGACAAAGAAAAAAATAATGCAACGGGATGTTTCCCAAAAGAATTATTTATTCAATATCTATCAATAGTTTTTGGTTTAAGCAGATCCTCTATTTATAGAATTTTAAGTGAAGGAGAAAGTTTTTTTTGGGAAAATAAAAATGATAAGATTTTTCTTTATGGCTCAAAAAAATTATGTTCTGTTTTTGATTTGAAGAATATCCAAAAGAAAATCTTTCTTCTCCCCATCGGCCTTCTCGCTTGTGACAAAACTTCAAGAAGATCATTGCTTTTTTCTATGTTTGTCGCAAGTAGAAGCGAGCCACAGAGTTACGAAGCAATTTCGAAAAACTGTGGAATTAGCAAAAATTCAGCAATTGAATACATCAAAAAATGTGAACTTTTAAACAAGAAGACAAATTTTTCACCAGTCTCTTTTGAAAAGACAATAGATGAAGCAAATGGGAAAGTTCAAACTATTTCAAAAAAATTCAATTTAAATAAAGATAAATTTTTTATTGCTTCAGATGGCAAAGGAAATATAGTTGTTCTATTTAGAATGCCAAATAGTTATTCAATTGCTATGACCGAATGTCCCAGATCTAAAAAAAGATTGAACAAAAAAATTCTCAATGAAAAACCTGGGATTGCAGTTGATATTTTCGGGAATGAAATAAAAAGAAATAGAAAATATATTGAAGGCAAAAAGAAACATATTAAAACAATTCCAACTGAAGATGGTCACTACGAGTTTGTTGATGTTTTTTCTTTGAATCCAATTAAGAACAATGAAGTTATAAGCAACAAAACAATTAGTACAAGATTGTGGAAAGGAGTTGTTAGAGATGTGTGAAGGACTTAAAAGAAGAAATAGAGATTTATATTATAGGATAAATTTGTAAGAAAAATAGTACAATTCCCGTTGGTGCTAGTTCAAAAGAATATATCTTGAAGCACCAAAAGGTTTGTTCCAAAATATGGACCCGCAAAATTGTAAGAACAAGAAAGAAGGTTAAATAATGAAAGAAAAAATTGAAAAAGTTATGAATCTTTTTAGTGATTTTAATTTCCCAAAAATAGAAGAAATAGAAAAATGTGACTTTTTAACTATTTGGACAGAAGAGTATTTAAAAACAAATTTGACCGGAAATAAAAGTGCAGTAAAACTAATATCTCTTTCTACATTGGAAGAATACTTTTTCTTTGGAACAGCTTATTCTAATAAAATTGAAATGAAACCACTTTTTATATATCCAATAAACTCCACCTTCACTGAAATAGCAAAAATAATTCTTAAAAAATTATATCTTGATGAATTAATAAAACATTTAAATAAAGAAAAAGATGGGACTAAGTATTTATCAATATACAAACAAGAAAATAAATTAATATCTTTGTATCCAATATTGGAGACAAAATACTTACCAGTAAAAAATCTTTTTGCTAGATATGATTTGAGAGGTGGGAAAAAAATTGCTCCATTAAGAAATAATTATGCTAATAATTAATGATGATGCTGCTCGTGATAATTATGTTGTTTCAAAAATAGTTATAGAAAAGAAAAAATGAAGATTAATTTTGAGATAAAAGATTTAGAAATAGAAAAATTAAAAGAACTTGATCCAAAAAACTTTTGTCTTCTTTGGGTCCATGATTATTGGGATGGGATTCTTTCAGGAACTTGTAATTTTAATGAGGATTTATGTTTTTTTAAGATAGAAGACCCCAACAGAGTTTATGATGCTTGTGATTTTTGTATGAATGAATCAGATGATTTGTTTGACAAGTTTGAAAATGGAGAAATTACCGACGATGATTTTGATAGAATTTCTGAAGAAAAATGTCGGTGTAAAGAAATACATTGTCAAACAAAATATATCATCGTTAAATTCACAGAAGAACAAAAAAAGAAAGAAATAGAATATCATAAAAAATTTGTTGATTGTGTTGGTGATCATTGGGACACGGAAGCAAGTCCCTTTTTCACAACAGGGAAATTCAAAGGCCGAACTCAAAAATGTGATGATTATTATACAGAAGCAAAAGCCGAGAAAGAAATAGAAGTTTTAACAGAAGATCAAATCCTTGGATATGTTGTTGGAAATATCACAAGATACCACCACAAAGTAGAAACATGGGAAGACAAAATATGAAACTCAAAGATGTCCCATCAAGAATTCCAGAAAGAAACTAAGCTGACGATTCTGGTTTTGAGGTAGAATCTGCAACACAGGAAGAAAATTTTGAGGGGCTAATTTAGAGCACTCAAAAAAGGAGAGAAAATGATAAAATCAGACCAATACTGCCACCTCCACTGCCATACGATGTTTTCAATTAATGACGGTTTGAACAAGGTAGAAGATCTTGTTGATCGAGCAAAAGAGTTAGGGTTTTCACACCTAGCAATCACTGACCATGGAAGAATGGGTGGGATTATCAGATTTGCAAAAAGATGTTCGGAAGTTGGAATTGAAGGAATTGTTGGGAATGAGATTTATTTTTATCAGGGAGACATGAAAGTAAAGCAAAATGTTCTCCGTGATGGAAAAATGAAGAGACCAAAGCACAACCATATCACAATGCTTTGCAAAAATGAGACAGGATATAAAAATCTTGTTGAGATGGCCAACATTGGTGCAACAGAAGGTTATTATTATGAACCAAGGGTTGATTGGTCTGTCGTTGAAAAAAGATTAGATGGATTAGTTGTTACTTCTGGATGCCCATCTGGAATTGCGCCACAAGAAGTCTTAAAGGGCAATTTTGAAGCTGCTGAAAAGATAATCTGTGAATGGAGAGAAATTATTGGAGAAGATTATTATCTCGAAATTCAAAATCATGGTCTTGAAATAGAAAAACCAATTATCAAGTTTATGATTGAAATGTCAAGAAAACATGGAATTAAACTTGTAGCTGCAAACGATGTCCATTATATCTTCCAAAATCATGCAAATGCCCACACTTTGTTAAAACATCTTCGAATGAAAAACACGGAGAATAGTGGGATAGGATATGGTTCAGATCAATTCTATTTAAGATCAGCAGAAGAAATGTACGAATTATTTTCAGAGGTGCCGGATGCTTGCAAAAACACCATGGAAATAGCAGAAAAATGTGAATATCGTTTCCCAATCAAAACAACTTGGAAGTTCCCAGCGTTCTCAATTGAAAAAACAGATGAATTTGAATCTTGGAAGGCATCTAAAATGCCTCATTTCACAGACCATCAAGCGTTTTTAAAATATCTTGCAATCAAAGGATTAAAAACATTTTCATTATTTGAAAAACAGGAATATAAAGATAGAACTAGATTTGAGCTTGATAAAATTTTTGAGATGGGAACAGAAGAATACTTCCTAATTCTTTGGGATATCTTCAGATTTTGCAAAGAAAAAGGGATTGGCGTAGGTCCTGGGCGTGGCTGTTTAACAGGAGATGCTCTTGTTTTAACAAAAGATGATGGTTTTAAGAGATTGGATGAAATAAAAATTGGGGATTCAGTATTTACACACTCTGGTAAAAGCCAAAAAGTAAAAAATACTTTTAAATATAATATTTTAAATGAAAAACTTTTAAATATAAAAACAGAAAATTCATTTGATTCAATTACTTTAACTAAAGATCATAAAATTTTAGGTTCCAAAGTATATGAAACACATAGATATAAATTACCACAAAAAAATAATTGGTCTCTTCCTTTTAAGTGTAAAAAATATGATTTTAATCCAAATCCAGAATGGTTTACTGCGGAGGAACTGACTGTTGGAGATATGCTTTTTGTAAAATATCCAAATAGAAAAATAATAGATTTTGAAAAAATAGATTTATCTGAATTTGTTGATAGTAATTATAAAACAACAGATGATGAAATAATATTAATTAATCCATTAACAAAAAATGAGACCACAAGATTTTCTAGATATATAGAACAAGATGAAGATTGGTTTTATTTTTGTGGGAGATGGATTGGAGACGGATGGTATGAGCATTCTGAAGAAGAAAAAAAATATAGATTAGGAATATCTTTTCATTCTGAAGATTTTAATGGAATAAATAGAATATGTCTTTATTTAGAAAAACTAGGATTAAATCCTAAAATAACTAAACATAAAGACAAAAATCTTATTCAAGTACATATTTATAATAAAATTATAACCAAACTATTTTCATGTCTATTTAAAGATTATAAATTTTCCTCATCTACAAAATATATCGGTAAATTTAAATATGTAAAAGATTCTTTATTAAGACAATTGTTATTGGGTTTAAAACATTCAAATGGAAGTAATGAATTATCTAAAAAAATTAAAAGAGAGAATATAGATACAACTAGTTATAGATTATTATTAGATTTAAGAGAATGTTTATTATACCTAAAAATACCAAATTATATAAGTAGGAGTGCTCCTTATAAAATTGGTAATTATAATTGTAAAGAATCATATAGGATAAGATTTAAGGGATTAGAACTTGAAAAAGATAAAAAACATTCAAATCTAGAAGATGGTTATTTTATAAAAATTAAGAATATTTCAGAAACAACAAATGATTTTGTTTATGATTTATCAATTGATGATGATTCTTCATATTTAACACAAAATTTTGTTGTACATAATAGTGGCGCTGGTTCTCTTGTCCTCTATCTGCTTGAGATTTCTTTCGTTGATCCATTAGATCCAGAACTCAACCTGATGTTTGAAAGATTCTTAAATCCTGGTCGTTCAAGTCAATACAAATTCGAATTTAAAGAATATCCGGTTTCTCAATGGAAAGAAGATGGCGGCGAAACAGAATCAACTGGTAAATTAAGAGAACTTGTTGGGAAGATGATGGAAAGCGATCAATTCCGCCAATACACCCCAAGCTTAATTCGAGAAATATTGCCATTGGAAAATCAAAATCTTGATAACTATTACTACGATTTGATTAGCAAAGACATCCAGATTGATGGAAACCCTGTAAACTCATGGATCGCTTATTGCCTAGATCTTGTTCAAGAGGCACCCGATGGCCCGCTCGAAGTTTACAAAATGGGCTCTTTGCCCGATGTCGATTCTGACTTTGATCATAAGAGAAGGCATGAAGTTATTGAATATGTCATTGAAAAGTATGGACAAGATCATGTTGTTAACATTGGAACTTATCAGGGCTTCTCGACCCGCTCTTGCCTCGTTGGGGCGCTCAAGGATGCCGGTATAAACCACGAGGATGCCCTCAGCGTGTCCAAGGCTATCCCGAAGGGGGCAGAGAGCATTGTTGATGCTCTCAAGGCTAAGGAGGTCTCACAGGCGCTCCGTCGGCTTGGTGTAAAACGCTCTGTGGTGGACAACGCAGCGATTATTGAAGGATCTGCTTTTAGTGCAGTTTCTGAACATGCTGCTGGGGTAGTCATTTCGCCACATAATTTGATGGATAAAATTCCTCTTCATAAAGCAAAAGATGCAATTGTGTCACAGTTTGATTTGTCAGACATGGAAAGTGCAGGATACATTAAATTCGATTTTCTTGGTCTGTCAAATGTTGGAAAGCTTTCTAGATGTTTAGAATATATTAAGAATAGGCCAGATGATGGCATCGAAATTGATTTTAGATCTGTAGATAGAAATGATAAGGGTGCTTTGAGTATCTTTTCACAAGGATGGACCTCGACTGTTTTTCAATTTTGGCGGCCTCATGTGAAAGAAATGTTGAAGCCACAGCAGGTTGGTGTTGATAGTTTTAATGATATTGTTGCAATCAACGCTTTGAATCGTCCTGGCCCAATGAAATACATCTCAAAAGACATGTATGATAAACAAAGGGATCCAGAGAAAGATCCTAAATGGACACCGGGGATTACCTATGCTGAAAACAAAAAGAATCCAGACAAGATTAAATATATTCATAAAGATCTAGAACCAATTCTTGAAAGTACTTATGGAATTTTAGTTTATCAAGAACAGATCATGCAAATAGCTCAAGTTGTTGGAGGGTTTACACTTTCAGAAGCCGATGTTTTAAGAAAAGCAGTTGGCAAAAAAGATGGTGATCTTTTCGAATGGTGCAGAAAGAAATTTTTTGATGGTGCAGAAAGAAATAATTATTCAAAAGATGTAGTTCAAAGAATTTGGAATTTAGCACAAGATTTTGCTAGTTATAGTTTCAACAAAGCTCACAGCACAGTTTATGGATTAAGCGCTTATTGGAACGCTTATCTTCTTAATTATTTCCCGCATGAATGGTATGCAGCAAGCATCAATGAAGATATAGAAAAAGAAGATAAAGTTTTGATGTACATAGATGAAATTAACAAGATCAACAAACAAACAAATGCTAATATTCTTTTTGTTTATCCAAATGTTAATACATCAACACTTGATTGTTTTGTCGATTATAATTATGAAAATTCTGGTGAATTTGCAATCGTCCTTCCTTTGAATTTCATTAAAGGTATTGGTAAAAATGCTATTAGTGTAATAGAATCAAGAGAGACACAACAATACAAGAATTTTAAAGATTTTTGTTATAGAGCGAGACCTAACAAAATGGTTCTGGAAAAGCTAATTGATGGTGGTGCTTGTGATTGTTTTATTTCAGATGTAGCATTGAATATCGGTAGAAATCAAATGAAAGAAATGATAGTCGATATCAAAAATGAAATCACAAAAATAAAGAAAACGGAAGAATTTGAGAAAGATGTACCAGAAGATTTATCAGATTTATTTAATCTATCTAGCGATTGGTCTGAAATAATTGATGGTGATTCAGATAAACTTCCATTTTAGAAATAAATTATGGCTAATCGGTGCCGTTGTATAATAGAGCCACTGATTAGCGAGGACTGGAGGAAATTATGTCAAGTGAATTAGAAGAAATACTGGCTGACAAAAATGTAAAAGAAAGAACAGTCGGTGTTTCTTTCACTATAAAAATAAATACGGGGAATTTTGAATCTGTTGATCTTAATTCTTCGAGGTCTGTCACAATCGAAGGTGATTTAACAGACGAAGAAACAAATTTAATACACAAAAATATATTTCTTGATTGTAATCAAGATATTATTAAACAATGGAATTTTATTGAAAGACAATATAATCGGAGAGCATCTACCGGGATGCCACAAAAGCTTGCTGAAAAACCAAAAACATCAGCCGCTTCTGTTAAACTTGAAGAAGTTTTACCGGAAATAGAATAATTGGTGAATACTATGTCTAATATTAAAAACTTTGAAGAAGAATATGGGTTAGATGTTCTCTTTGGTTCAACTGAAGATTTTGAAGACGCAACAAGAGAAGTCGAAGATGATGAAATTATTTATAATTGGAAAAAAGCATTTAACAACATTAAAGAACTAGATTATAATGTTTTAATCAAAAGAGCAATTGATATTGTTGATCTTCCAGACATAGAATCAAATATGGATTATGAAGAGGCAAAATATATTTATAGTAGAATTTATAATGCATACAATTCTTTAAGTAAAATAGCTTTATTAATTAAAAAAAATTCTAATGAAAAGAAAAGAGCTTTAAAAGAGATGCAGTCAATCCTGATGGCTAGAACAGATGTCAAAAATGAGACCGGAAGGAAAGGATATGCATCAGAAAAATTAGCAGAATTTATTAGAAAATCAGGAGATGCAGATGATGCGTCTGAAATTGTTGATAAACTTTATAACGATATGACCCAACAATACTACATGATTAATGGGATCATTAGATCTTTTGAAAATCAGAGTAGAATGAGTGGGGCGACTGTGGGATCTGGCGACATGGTTACAAAACAATTTGGTTCTGAATCACAATATGATGACCCTGAAGAATACGAAGAATTAATCTCAGAATTACCAAATGCAAATAGCCAAAATAAGTCATGGAATCTCAAAAATATAAAAGAAAAATAGAGGAATATTTCGTTCTTTTGTATAATAGAAAGATAGCATCAAAGGATCGATTCGACTGAATCGAAAGATGCAAAAATAAACTAAAAAAACTTAAAAAACCTAAATTAATTTAAATTGTGAGTTTAATGCTCAACCAAATCAAGGAGGAAAATTATGAGAAGTTGGAGTACAGTTGGTTTAACCAGTAAGAATATGAATGCCAATCGTGGCGGAATTGATTTCAATGAATTGTTTTTAAGATTATATGTTGATAAAGAACAAGGTTCTTTTGCCTCATATACTATTAGATTTCTAGAAGTGCCGACTCCTGTTCTTGTCCATTGGGGGAAGAAAAGGGTTAAGGGTCCAGATGGAAAGAACATTTTGAAAGATGCACCATTCCCTGATGCTGAATTCAACAGATCTAAAAGTAGAAATTCATTTTGCAAAATAGATGAAGAGACAGGTAAGCCGATTGAAGACCCGAATTGTCCTTGGACTTCAAGGGGTTATTCAAGACAGCTTAGATATCTTTGCAATGTCTTAGATAGAGAGACAGGAACTGTTAGGATTTTAGATGCTCCGGCAACCGTTTTAGATCAAATACAAAATTTTGTTGAAAAAATGGAAGCGAAAGGAAAAGTCTTAGATCCTTCGTCTTGGACTGATTCTGTTCCCGATTTTGATATTACCGTAACAAGGACATCAAGAAAGGGTGGAACTGATTACAAAGTAACCCCAGATTTAACTAATATCGGACCACTTTCCGAAAGCGATCTGGATGCAATCACCGCCCTTAACCCTGATGCAAAGACAAAAGAGGAAGCATTGAAGCTTTGGCCGATTGCTCCTTGGTCAAAGCCAACTCCGTTGGCAACTGGTTCTCCTTCTGAAGCAGAAGAAGAAGATGATGATGAAGAAATCCTCGACAGAGCATCAAGAGCACTAAGTAAATCAGCAGAAGATGAATTTAGTGGTGATGATGGCGAAGAAGAGGCTGTTACTGATAGTGAGTCTAATTGGCTTGTTTAGCTCTTGGCTCTGGGAAAAATCCCAGAGCCAAGATCTTTTTTTTAATTAAAAGGAATAGATATGGCAAAAACAAAGATGACATTAGATGCTTTATTGAAGAATGCGGCAAAAGACTCTGGAATAAAAGAGAATGCCTTTATAGATTACACACATATAGATAATCTTGAAAAAAATGTAGATGTTATTTCAACAGGGATTAAAGAATTGGACATGAATTTAGATGTCCCTGGGTTTCCGTTGATGGGAATTGTAGTAGAAATTTTTGGGCCAGAAGCTTCTGGAAAGAGCTACATTGGTTTGACTACCTCTGCTGAAAATCAAAAAAGGGGTGGCAACACCGTTTGGATCGATTTTGAAGGAAGCTTTAACCCGGATAGGGCTAAAGACATTGGGATAGATGTCCATTCTGATAGTTTTCAGGTTGCAAGCTATTTTGATTGTGGTGAACAAGCTTTTGAGTTTGTTTCTCATTTGGTAGATGCTGCACCGAGAATAGATGAAGATAAAGAGAGCGAAGATGCAAAAGACTTAAAAGATTATGTTAGCTTAATCGTAATAGATTCAATAGCTGCTGCTTCTCCTAACATCGAACAAACTAGAAAACTTGATGACACTCAACAGTCTGGTTCACATGCTGCTATGATGTCAAAAGCAATTAGAAAAATAACACATAAAATGAGAAATAGAAAAATATGTGTGATTCTAATCAACCAAATCCGTGCTCAAAATATCCAAAATCCTTATGCTGGGCAGCACGAAGGTTCAACTGGTGGTTGGGCTTTAAAATTTTTCCCATCTGTTAGATTAGCTGTGAAGAGTTATTTAAATAGGAAACCAAGCGATGAAATGGCTAAACAAGGTTGGTCTTCATTCGGAATTTTCAATGAGGATGAAGAATTAGTTGGAGCTTATAGTCATTGTAAAATTGTAAAAACAAGGTTTAGAGGACCGATGGGGGAAATGCTTTTCCCGATTTACTTTACAGATTCTCCACCAGATGAATTCACAAATTTTTATAATCTTATTTCTAATGCTCAATTGATTAATTCAAAAAGAGGAATTTATAAATATCCAAATGTTGAGAGAAAAGATCAGGCATTAGTTTCAAGTAAAAATATCTTTAGATTTTTTGATGGTTTAATAGAAAAAGATTTACTTGGACAATTAATCGAACAGTTAGGGATTTCAGATGTTGAAGATTATGAGAACAAAGTAATAGCTGCATATGAAAAAAGAATGGAAACTGAAAATCTTGATGAATCAAATTCATATGATGTTTTTGATGAAGAAGATATCAGCGAAGAGTAAAAAATAGACATGAAAATCCAAGAGCCCTTGAATATAGAAATCGAATTTGACGGAAATATTCAGGGGCTTTTAGATTCCCCGGAGAAAATAAAAGCATCTATTGGAGGAAGAACAATCCCAATAGATTTTATTGATAGAGATGGAGAAACTTCGATTCTAATATTCATTTTGCACTTAATAATTCCAGTAGATCTTTCAAGCTATGTGAGGTATACTGAAAGAGGTGAAAAGAGAACAAAGTGTATAAAAATAAAAATCAAATAGACAGAGAAGAAATCTCAAAAATGTTTTGTAAAGCTTTGGTAGAAGATGATGGCCCCCCAAAAAAATTTCTTGAGAATAGGCCATTATCTTCTGACGCAATAAACTTTTGGTCTGTTGGTTATTGCCCTCTTGATGTTTTATACCCATCTCCATTTATGAGAGAAAGATTAATTATCCCAATAAAAAATTTATATGGAGAGATTATTGCTTTCGCCGGAAGAAGGCTGGATGAATCTTTACAAAATGTTCATAAATATTTTTTAGAAGATTATGGAGAGGAATCTGGCGAAAAGATATTTGAAAGATGGAAAAAAGGAAAATGGATTAATGAAAGTTATAAAAAATCAAATAATTTATTTGGTTTATTTAATAACAGAAAAGATATTCTTTCAAATAATTATGTTATTTTAACAGAAGGATATTATGATGTTATAACACTTTGGGATTATGGTGTTAAAACAATGGTTGCTATTTCTGGAACATCATTTAAAGAAAGTCAATTAGCTTTAATTTTGAGACTGTGTAACAGAATTGTAATAATGACGGATTCTGATGACGCTGGAATTAAGGCTGCGGAAAAGATATCAGAGAAAACAAAAAAATATGGGATAATATCCAAGAAAATTTTATTACCAATGGGTTTAGATGCAGAAGATTACTTCAGAAAAAATAATACAAATAATTTTCTGGAGCAATTTGATAATTTTCTCAATTCAAAAGATGGAATTTTAGAACTTGGTTAAAGGAGTGGTTTACAAATGGGCGATGTTTTAATGAAGATTTCAGATCTTTTAATTGATCGAAAAGAAAATGATAATAGAGATTATAGTTATTTGCACCCAAGTGAAATAGGTGGATGCCCAAGAGCTTTGTATTTCAAAGCAACATCAACCCCAGAAAATGATAACATATCAGCATCTGATTTGTTTAAATTCGATGTTGGACATTGGTTGCATGAGCGAGTTCAGACATATTGCCGAGATGCCAATGTCCTAATGCTTGACGAAGTTGTTTCTATTTCAAGTGGAGAATCAAAAGTAGCCTTTGAGATGGTTGATGGTGAATTTGTTTTGATAGATAATAAGCGTATTCCAAAAGAAAGAATTATTATTAAAGGAAAGATCAGAGATTACCCCTATATTCCAGGGACAAAAGTTTGGCTTGAAGGATGTCAAAGAAAAAATCCATGGACTCCAGTTGAAGAATTAAGAGAAGGCGATAAGTGGTATTTAGCAGAGGTCCCATTCGAATGGCCAGATATGCATTTGGCTGGGCATGTTGATGGTTTAGTTATGGAACATGGTGAGCCTACTGTTTTAGAAATAAAATCAATCAACAACAAAGGTTTTTGGTATCTTTTCTTTGACGATCAAGCAAAATTCACTTATCAGCTTGATAGACCAGAAGATAAAAAATGTCATATTTGTGGGAAGGGCATGAAATATGGAGAAAATTTAGCCAGCCATTTAGTCGGGTGCCACAATCCACTTGGAAAACCGATTAAAAAACATATTATTCAGGCGAATGCCTATATGGATGCTATGAGTGTTGAAAAAGTTTTATTTTGGTACGAGAACAAAGATAATCAACAGATTTTAGATATTATTGAAGATAGAGATGCTGATTTAATTAAAGGGATAAAGAATCTAGCAAATAATCTTTGGGATTTGATTGAAAAAAGAAAATTACCTAAAAAACCATCTTGGGCAAATGGAGCAGATTGTTTTGGTTGTTATTATTGTCCATTCGATTATATCTGTTGGCCATCTTCGGACGCTGCTTTTGAAGAAGTTCTTAAAGGAATAAAAAATGGCAAGACCTAATTGGGGTGATCCAGAATCACAAGAAGATAGGATGTCTTTTTGTAAAGAGCCATGGAAACGGTATTATCTATATGTAATTGATTTTTTTAATTGTAGTGACGATGTCGAAAGATTTGAAGCAGAATTATTTTATGCCTACCGAAAAGGGAGCACAGAATTCTTTAAAACAGATGGGATCGACAGATACAACTTCCTGCAATTTCACAATATGATGGGAAAAACTATAAAAAAGTCTGTAATTGATCATTTTTCGAGTATAATAGGGAAAAGTTTTGAAGAAATAGAAAAGAATGAATTTGATAATATCGAAATTTGATTAGGAGACTTATGAGTGATAAGAAATTTATAAAAACCTCTTCGGCTGAAGAATCTGTTGTTTGTTACCAAAATTCTAGAAAAAGAAATGATGATATAGAATCTGAAGCTTTTTATGAAGAAATTATATTTCATTACGACCCATTAGATTATTATAATGTTTGGTGGAAGAAATATGCTTGGTTGTATAATTTTGATCAAGATGTTTTTAAATCAGATTATTTATTTTGTTTTATTAAATCAATCAATTGTTTTAAAACAAAAGAAAATTTAAAAAGTGGTGGAGTTGAAATAAAAGGTCAAGGGACTCTAAATAACTATTTTTATAAGACTTTGCAGCAGCATTATTCAAATGAAATAAAACACCAAAATGCAGCAAAAAGAAATCCCACACAAATTTGTCCTATTTGCAGTAAAAAGACGTCACCACTATCTTCACATATTTTATTAGATCATGTTGAGCAGTTAACAGACAAAAAACTTTATGAATTAGGGATTACAACAAGTTCATTTGATGAAGGGTGCCCACTATGTCCAAAGCATCTCCCAAGAAAAAGATGTAAAATTAATGGATTGGATGAACAAAAAAAGAAGAATAAGATTTATGAGCATATTGCTAATTTTCATAGCTCTCTTGTTCTAGAGCAATTTAAAGAAGATTATCCTAATTATTTTATTTCTAACGATCATACAAAATGTGTTTCTGAATATCAAAAAGATCAATCAGAAGAATATATAAATTTAACTGAAGATTACACTCAAAATGACGGTGAAATTTCAGCAATTAATTTTCATAATTCAGAAGCATTTAATTATTTTATTGATATAGAAATGTCAGAAGATGAAAGACAAATAGTTGAATATATTCTTTCTTCTGATGTTAAGACTGTTGCTAATGGGAAATTAACAAACACAAAAGTAGGATTGCCTAAAAAAAGATTTATAGCAGCGATGAAAAATATAAAAGATCGAATGTCGTGCGTAGGATTGGATGATTAAATGCAAAACTTTTCAAATACCGTCACTGATTTTTTGGATCCACAAAGGCTTGGTCAACTTTTTTTAGATAATTAATTATAATATAAGTTGCAACATAACAGTTGACGCTTATTCAATGATTAATTCTTATGTACCAGAAAATATTATTACAAAGACCATATCTTTTTATGAAAAATCTTTTTCTGAAAACTTAATTAAAGAACCAAAAAATCAGAGATACCAAATTCTGGTATCTCTGATCTTTTTTATGATATTTTAATTTAACTTTTTATCTAATATAAGCATTAGGGACTGCAAAAATCCTTGCTCTAATTGCTGTCGTTAAATTCCCATTTATTTCTGTTTTTGTATAACTCGCCTGCATCACTAACCCGTATCCATTAGCATAGTCTTGAAACATGCTCTTTGATTTTATATATGCTTTCATAAGCCTGTTGATTGCAGGTGGTGCTATTGCTTGAAGATCGGCATAACTATGTTGTTGAAGACTTACCATTATTGCTCTTGCAAGCCTAACCACAGAATCTTTTGATGCATTTGCCCCCTTAACTAAAAGAACTTTTACATCATCATCTTCTACATAATCAATATCTTCGTTATCAACTATTTTATTTTCTTTGTTCATTTTTTCTCCATTCTTAATTGATGCTATTTATCTGATTTTCCATTCTTTTTCGATTCTCTTTAATTTTTCGAAGAGTTGAGGTCGCTTCAAGTTTAGCTCTCTCTGAAATGCTCCTCGGGAAAAAAGGAATGGTTTTAGTATCTAACTTGTCTTTTCCAGTATATGTGTATACTTTGATATATTCGTCTCCTTCTATTAAGCTTTTTTTATTTGTTTTTAGATCTATAACCAATTCATCATTATATCTTTGGACACACTCTAAATGAATTGGTTTAATCCAAATTTTTCCTATATATTCCATAACTTTTTTAATTGTTTCTTCCTCTATCAATCTGCCGTCATAATCTTGGATTAAATAAAGTTCACCATCATCATTATGATTGTCATTAACAATAAAAATTTGTGGAATTTCAGCATTTGATTTGATATGACATAAATTCTCTATAACATCTTTAGGTTTGTTTGAGGTAACCAACCATTCATCATGAATTAATCTGAAGTTAAATAAGTCTAATTCTTCGACTAATTCATCATCAAGAAAATTCCTAAAAAATGAAATGTCACTATTAAACTCTCTATAAATTTTCATTTGTTCAATAGCTTCTTTTTCTGTTAGTGGTTTTTCAATTCCATGGTTTTTCTTAAAATTCTCATCTGGATTTTGAAGTTTTTGAAAGATATGATCCCACATCTTAAAACCAACAAAATATGGATGAAAAGATCCAAGAGATGTTGGGCTTACAACATTACTATGCATAGCTGCAAATTTTAAATGCATGTCTTCGTCGTCTTCTCTTAAAAAATCACACTCAACATCTAAATCCATTAATATTTTTCTGTGCCACCACGAATTATGATTAAGAATCCCATTAGCAACATAAACATGCCCTTCTGGAATAGTTATATCATAGCATTCTTCAAATCCATCTTCTTCAATTGAAAAAACATCAGTAGCTTGCCATTCGTCGTTCCCGTCTAATTCTATCTGCTCATTCCTAGACTTTGACCACATATAACTACTAATAGCATTATTAAGCTTCCCTATTTTATTGTCTGAAATAAATCCAATTTCATCTCTGAATTTTTCAAGATTTTTCTTGGTGCTTATTGTTAATCTATGGCAATCTTTATGTCCTTTCTTTTTATTTTTACCATAAGATGTGTTAATTCCAAGGTTGTTCATCAACATGGCAACTTGAAAAACTAACTTTTGAGACTTACTAATAAAAATTAATTGTCTTGACTTAACTGAGATGCATCCATCCCCTTCAAACAATCCTGAAAGAAAAGAACAAATAGTTTCTTTCGTTGATTGAAGAATTAAGGAAGGAATCTCTTTGTCAATAGATTTGACATTTTTTAATCCACATAACTCAAAAAATCTTCTAACATAAGAAGAATATATTTTTAAATCATATTCACCAATTTCATTAAAAGCTTTTCTAGCTTTTAATACTGGTTCATAATTAAAGTTAATTTTACATATATTGTATCCATCAATAAGTAGATTTATATCTTTATTAACAATTCTTATTTCTCTTTTAGCAAAACATCCTTCTGCAACTATATATCCTAATAATCTTGAAATGTCTTTATTAATTCTATCAGGCATATTCAAATGCATTAATTTAGATTCCCCAACATTTTTATCAAATTTTATATTAAAATCTACATTAGAATCTTTATTAGACCAAATATTTTGGTTTAGACCAGTTATAACTTTGTGATCTGTTGTTATGTCTTTTAGTAATTTGGTTTCTTGATTAACCCCATTCCAGATTTGTACTTTATGATCTTCTAGCCCCCTGATGATCAACCCGTTCCTAAGTGTTAATTTAATTATTTTTCCTTGATTAGAAGTATAAAAATCACTAATTGATGTTAATTTATTTAAATTTCTAATTAAAATATCATTTTTTATTTCAAATAATTCTTTAATAGGAATAAATCCTTTATTGGTAGAGATTAGAGAATCTTTTGTAATGCAACTCCATCCCTCGTTAATATTTTTTGTTTGAATATTTGGCCTAAAATATCTTTGTTCTTCACGGATGATTGACATTACATCTTTTTGCCATTTTGAAAGATTTTTTGCATTATAAATAAAATAAAGAAGAAGATCTTTTTCCATCATTGGTTCTGGTTCTTCTAACTTTTGTTTATAAACCAACAATTCTTTTAGCTTTTCAGCAAGAAAAACAGGATCTAACTCATCAAAATTTTCGAACATTTTATTTAAATCTGAATTTATATCATTGACATTCAATGAATCTTTTTTTGTAATCCATTTTCTACTTTCTACTTTTGTTGTGTTTAGTTCTATGTTCCAAGAAAGTGACAAACAAGCATCTATCCATCGTTCAACTTCTTCTTCCCCATATTTAAAGGCATAACCAGATACAATTTCAGCATTTTTTGCTGCTGATGAAACAATCCTTCTATCTGTTGTGTTAAACAGCATATTGTTTTCGCTAAAATCAACATGCCCGAAAACATGTGCTACAACAAGTTTGTTTTCCATTAAACTATTTGAATCAAGTAACCAAGCATAAGCTGGTTGGCTATTTATAACCATTTCATAAAGCCTACCACCTCGACCATATTTATCCATTGTTCTATGTTTGTAGTAATCACGACCGAATGTCCAGTGATGATATCTTATTGGTAAAACATAACTTGAAAGTTCCCTCATTCTATCTTGTGATACAATCTCAAAAATTGTATCATTATGTTCTAGTCCGAGTTCTTTTGCTTTTTTGTCAATTACTTCTATTACTTTATTTAATTTCTTATCTTGTTCAGAAATAGATATTATATTGAAGCTCATTAATATTTCCTTTCAGTTAATTTGCTTGTTTCGTTTTATCAAAGAATATTGTTAAAGCATCTTTAATATCTTTAACACTATGGATTTTTGTTGCAATAAATCTTTCATGTTCTTTGAAATTCTTTTGCATATCAGCAAAGTTTGTTGATGGATGCCACCAATTTGGATGGTTTTCAACTTGATCTTCTGAAATTTCCCCATATCCCAATAGATTGCACGGATAATTCAATATCTCTTTCATAATTGGGAATAAAATTTCATTATCTCCATACCAGTTCTCACCGTCGCTAAAATGGAACAAATATGAGTTCCAATCTGTCGGCGAATATCTTTCTCGCAGGATATCTAAAGCAAGTTTATAAGCGCTAGAGAATTTTGTCCCACCGCTTTCACCCCTCTTGAAAAACTCTTCTTCTGTACATTCTTTTGCTTCTGTGTGGTGATTGATGAACACAATATCAACGTTATCATATTCACTTTGAAGAAATCTAACCATCCAAAGATAAAAAGATCGAGCCAAGAATTTTTTGTTTTCGTCCATTGAGTTATGACTTAATATCCCATCAACTATATAATTATGATAATTTTCAACCTCAAAATCATATACATTAGTAGTACTATCAATTATATTAACATTTTTAACTTTAGATATTATAAGTTTATTAGATAGTGTTTTTTCTATTTTTATCCTATCTATGTTTGTTATTTTATTATCTGATAATATTGTCATTAATGCTGATTTAGATATACCATAATTATCATTGTTATAATAAGAATATACCCTTGATGTTTTTGGAATATTAGACAATTCTTCTCTCCATCTAAAATTAGGTATATATTTACTCGTCATAGCATTAATACCGGATTCTTGCCTACGGATTAATTTGTTTAATTTATTTATCTTTGATATAGATCTAAAATTAATATATTTTTGAAATAAAATACAATCTTTAGAATTAATTGATAATAAATAATATTTATTATTTGGTAATACATGCCCATTAATACTTCTGTCTTTTTGATATTCTTCTATTATTCTTGCTCTTATTCCCCAATAGGATAATAATAACTTTATTTGTTTAACAAGCATATGGCTTGATGACGACATATTAACCGTATGCTCAGATACGGACCCTTCTGCATCAAACAACCCAGAGATAAAAGAAGCTCTTATTTTTGGTTCTTCTGTAAAAATAATATTATCTACATATGTCTCTCTGGATTTTTTTATTAACATAGGATATTCATTAGATAATTCTCTTGTTAGTTTTGAATTATTTAAATGTAAACTATTTTTATGACAATTTTCATTTCTATCTATTTTAATAATTCCAATTGTATTAAATTCTTCTTTAAATAATTTTTTATATCTATTAAGATTAGAAATATCTTTATCAAATATTCTTATACAAGTTTCATATTGTCCTTTCTTTTTAGGAATATATAATATTCCATCTCCTAATATGGCCCCCAATAAATATGCTTTATTTTCTGTTAAAACAGACGAATGAGATATAGCCGTATCTCCCCATGAATTAACTAATATTAATTCATCCCCTTCTTGTATTTCATCTGCTCTTTTTTCAATAATCCCATTTTTAGAATCAATTATAAAAAATTTATGATTACCAGTAGATCTAAGCTCTGTATCTTCTGTTTTTATTTTTATTGTTTTATCAACAATATATTCAAATTTATTTGAAACAGAAGATGTTGTTTTTTTATGTGTATTTAAATCGATACATGCTACTTTATCATTTATTTTTATTTCTGAGATATCTTTATATGAACCATTTGCCATTTCTATCATATGCCCTTCGGTAAGACAACCCGAGCTATCAATCATTGCTATAACAACTGCACAACTCTCTTCTTCTTCGTCTACTTCCCAAGATCTATATCTAAGATCCTCATTCCAAAAACGACCTATTCCCTTTTGTTTGAGAATAGTTCTTCTTTTTATATTTCTTTTAATAGATTGTCTTTTTGCAAGATGTGATACAGGTCCAGATTTTACTATTTCCTCAAATTTATAATTTTGAGCTTTAACTTTCTTTTGACCTTTGTCTTCTAAATATGGCAAGCCCAATTCTTCAAATAGTATTTTCTCTATTTCTGACAACGGGACATCAGTCTCATAGTATTCTTCACCAGCTAATTCACCGCCCTGTACCCCATCTCCACCTTCACCACCTTGTTGCTCACGCCCCATTAGATGCCCTGGGATCGTTCTTCTTTTTCCGCCCTTGCCTTCGGCGTATTTATCATCGGAAGCTTGCATTGAAGCGTCTGGGTCGTTTTGATTGTCGAAATTCATAAGATTGTTCCTTGTGGGGCCGAAAAGATAAAACACGTTATCTCTATTTACCTCAAAGATATCTCCACAAGTTGGGCATTGTGTTTTAGCTCTTTTGCCCTTTTTGATTAATGTCCCACGGCCATCTCCATGCCCTGTCCTCTGCATTCTCTTAAAATCATAGTTGAATTGCCATGTTTTTAATTGTCGAATGGGAACTTTTAATGTTTTATTTTTATCACTAGTGATAATGTTTTCATTAGCGATAATATCATGTAGATTTTTCTTGATAGCATCTCTCAATCTTTCATTGTGCCGTTTAACATCTTTTTTAATTCTTCGAAATAATTCGAAGTCTCTAACTACTTTGTGTGTTGGCATTCTTTTACCTTTCTTTTCTTAATTATAAAAACTATTTAAAGATTTATCTATATCTATTTTTTCAGATGGATTCATTTCTATGTGACTCCATGTCCTTTCTTCCCAATTATAATCACAACCATCATCTGCTAAAACAATTATTTTAAAATAGCTCGTCCTTCTAATGGATTATGCCCAGATATTGTCTTCTCTTTTTCTTCAAATTTATTCCTTTCAATTAATGACATTTTTCTACTCCTCAAGCAAATCAACCATAACAACTGTAATTAATGGTGTGTTTAAAACTTCTTCTAATGAAAAATCAATTGAAAAATTGTTTAAAAATTCTATTTTCTGCATTTCACCAAAAATTGGTTCAAGAGTTAAACAAGGAAGGAAAAGCCTTCTAAAAGTTCTTAATTGATCAAGTATTGAATTAAAAAATAAAAAATCATCTGTTGAGATGCTTAACATCAACAAATCTTCGTCCCATTTAAACTTTTTAGCATCATCAACTTCGATATAAAAACTTTGAAGATTTTCTAATTCTTTTAAAGAAGCAAATTTTTTATTTGCTTCTTTAAAAGAATTCTCTTCATCATAAATAATTGGTATTGCATTTAAATCTTTTTTGAAATGTTCACATTTTAAAATTAAATAACTCATTTAAACCTCTAAACCTCTCCATAAATTACTTTAGGTATGTTATTATAATAATCATCAGGGGTTGGAACTGTCCTGATTAAAATTGTTTCATTTTCAGAAAGACCATCATGGAATCCATCGTCATCTTCACATAAAACATCGACCCGTTTGTATTCTTCTTTCAAAATAGATTTAATCCTTTTGGCTAAATCTGTTTTTGATTCTGAACACATTCCTTGAATTGGAATAATTATATCATAAGTCATGTTTTTATCCTCTTGAATTAATTCTACTAACATATCTCAATGCTCTGTTTGCAGAGATTGGATCATATTTCATTTCTGTACACATGCGCTTGATGACCCGATTTAATTCTTCTAATTGTTCTGGATCAGGATTGATTGAATTTGTTGTCATATGAATAGCATCTTTTCTTCGATCAAAAATCTCTTTTTGAATTGCTTCTTTTAATGCTTTATGAGTGTTATAATTAAATTCTTTATTCTGATGTCCATATGCGGCCATTCTGCGAAGAATTTCTGTTCTGAACTCATCTTTTGCTGCTTCTTTAACATTTGCGTGCATTTCGATTGAGCGCATAAATTCTTCATTCGGATTTTCTTTTTCTCCAGTTATCGGATTAACAACTTTGTCATCTTGACAATATGATATTGCATGATCAATATAACTTTTGAACATATCTTTAGCTTCATCTTCGAAACCATAGACAAAAGCCTTGTGGACATCAATTGTTACCAATCTGTCGAACTCTTCTTTTGCCATTTGAACAATGTTCTCAAGTTTTTGTTTTTGGTCGTGTGGCATTTTAGGATCTTCACGGATTTCACTTAAAATGCTATGCATAATCATAATTGGATCAAATGGAATCTTCATTTTCTCAAGCTCTTCTGTCTTAACAGCGTAAAGATCACTTGTGTCTTGTTCAGATATTCTTTTTCTGAGTTCTTCTCTTGATTTTGTAATAGCTTTTGAGAGGCAGTTAGAAATATATCTTGGTCCAAGACCATCCATCCCTTCTCTTTCAGAAGAGCTTTTCATTTCATCTACTTCTTGTCTTCTTAAACCTTCAACTTCCTCATCATTGTATGCTTTCATCTTTTTAATTAAATCAATTGAAGTATCTTTCGGAAGATCGAGTCTGGACATAATTGCAACCATAGAAGCTACTTCTAATGTATGTGGTGCGATATGAATATCTTTTTGCCCAGATTCATTAAGAAGTTTTTCATTAATTTTAACTTCATCTCTTAATTTTAAGTTATAAGGAGAAATTATTGTAATAACCCTATCTCTTAATGCTTCATTTTCTGGTTTTGAAATGAATTTCTGCCATTCTGTCTCGTTGGTATGTGCAATGATTACTTCGTCTGCATAGATCAAAGAGAACCTTGGTGTTTTTATGTTGTTTTCTTGTGAAAGAGTTAACAAAGCATAAAGGAATTCATCACCAGCTTTTAACATCTCAATAAATTCAACCATACCTCTGTTGGAAATGTTTAATTCACCGTTGAAATCATAAGTTCTTGGATCTGATTCATCTCCGAAATCACCTATTTTTGCAAGGTTGATTGAACCCACCAATTCGGCAATGTCTTGAACTTTTCTGTCAGATGGGGCAAAGGTTCCAATCCCGTTTCTGGTTTGTTCGTCAAAAATAAATCTTTCGACTTCGAATTTTGTCCAATCACCATCAAACTCATTGTCCAATCGCCATTTACAGACAGGGCACAAAGTTCCCTCTGTGAAAATTTTATGCTCTTCAAGCAAAATATCATGAACTGATTTTGGAAGAGCATGAAGAGGCTCTTCGTTCATTGGGCATCCTTTGATTTTATAGATAGCTCCTTCATCTGTTTTAGTGTATTCTTCTAATCCTTCTTTTAAGGAAATTACAATTGTTGATTTCCCGCCACCAGGAGGACCCATCAAAAGAAGTATTCTTTTTCTAGTCGGAAGTCTTTGACCACCAGACTTGAAATAATCAACTATTTTTTCAATAGTATCTTCGACACCAAACAATTTATCTTCAAAGAATTTATATTTTATTCTTTTCCCTCTCCCGTCTTCTTTATCAACCCATTCCGTACCATTATTAATGACCATATTCTCCATTCTTTTATGTGATAGGGCTGCTACGTTAGGGTTGTCTAAAACTAATTGTACATATTCTTCCATAGTTCCAGACCATTTTAGTTTGTTGCTTTCTTCATTTATCTTACCTTTTTCTTGTTTGATAACATCAAAAATGTTCATTCATATGCTCCTTTCAAGAATCATTAACGCCGATCTGTTTTTCCACAATTTAAATGATATTCGGTGTCGTTTGATGTATTATACACTAAACCAAAAAAAGTATAAAAAAATTCCAAAAATTAATTAAACCAAAGAGGTATAAATTTTTTGATTGTAGCAATAATAAGATACAAAAAGAATGATATGAGTTAGAATTATGATTCGAAGGAGAGACTGATGAGGATTTCAAAACCCTGGATAGAATTTGAGAATGCTATGAAAACTGCCCCCAAAGATATAAAAGAAGAAATACTTTATTCTGCTGCACTAAAGAAACAAACAGAAATTGAACTTGAAGAAGATGTTGAACTTGAAAGTGATTTTCCAAAGCAATTAGTTATGATGGCTATGAGAAAATCTTCCCCAATAGATCAAATAAAATATATTAAAAGATTTAGCTACGAATTAGCATAGGGAGTCTATTAAATGAATAGTTATATTAGCATAATTGTCGATAGTTTTTTAAGACCACAATTTTTTACAATATTTGTAATTGCAATTATTAGTTTAATCGCAGCATTAGATAACATTGCATTTTCATCAGAAGTTGATGATTTTGATTTAGTTATTTTTTCTAAAAGATTTTTAGGTAGTATTATTTCATATATTTTTATGTTGTTGCTGTCTTGCATCCCTTCCATCTCTCCTGTTATTAACATAGGTTTAACTATTACTGGACTATTTTTAATTAGAGAGTTTAGTGTTGCTTTTAAATGGCGAGGTGTGGATCTGACGGGTTTGACAATTTTTATCAACATAGCAATTGAATATTTAAAGCTAAAATCCAAAAAAGCTGTTCAAGCATTTTGCTTTAAAATTAGAGATATGAGCGAAGAAAAACCAAGTGGATTATAAATTTTCTTGGTGTATAATGAGCGTGCCTCTCGTAGTGTGACGTTGGTTCGAGGTGTTGCAATTTTTAAGTTTATTTTTTTGACGTGATAATTGTCGATAAATAAAAATAGGAGAAAAAATGGAGTTTAAGAGAGTTTTTACAAAAGGTGATGGAAGTGTTTATGATGAAGTCGTATGGAAGTCCTGTGTTGCAGAGGTGTTGGATGAATCTGGTCTTATTATTTTTAAACAAGACAATGTTGAAGTCCCAGATTTTTGGGAACAAAATGCAATCAATATTTTAGCTTCTAAATATTTCAGAAGAAAACAAGTTCCGAATTCAACAATTAAAGTCGTAGAAAAAGAGCTTGAAGGATTTGAAAAATATTATCGTTCTGTCCCAGCAGAAGGAGCAGAATTTTCAGGAGAGAATTCTTTAAAACAATGCATTGACAGGATGGTTGGGACTTGGACATATTGGTTAATTAAAAGCAAGTTAGTGAAAACAATTGAAGAGGCAGATTGTTTTTTTGATGAATTGGCTTATGGTTTAATTCATCAGATGTGGGCTCCGAATTCTCCTCAATGGTTTAACACTGGATTGGGTTGGGCTTACGGAATTGAAAATAAAGATCCTGGTTATTTTTATTTTGATCCAAAAACAGGAACAATCAAAGAGGCTTCTTTAAATCCAGAAGAATCCATTGTTAGACAGCAAAGCCAAGCGTGCTTCATCCTTCCAATAGAAGATTCTATGTTCGGAGAAAATAGCATTTATGAGCAATTATCAACAGAAGCAAAAGTTTTCAAAAGAGGTTCTGGGGTGGGCTCAAATTTCTCGAAGTTGAGAGGTGCTAATGAAGGTTTGAGTGGTGGAGGACAATCAAGTGGATTAATGAGCTTCTTGAAGATTTTTGATCGTTCTGCTGATTCTGTAAAATCAGGTGGAGTAAGCCGCAGGGCGGCAAAAATTGTTGTTCTGAATGTAGATCACCCAGAGATTGAGGAATTTATTGATTGGAAATCAAAGGAAGAGCAGAAAGTTGCTAGTTTGATCACAGGATCTAAAATTAACAACAGAATTTTGAACAAAATAATTAAAGAATGGAATGATCTTGGTGAAGAGGCTTCAGAAGAACATCCTAACATTCTTAACTTAATTCAAGAAGCAAAAGAAAATGAAGTTGAACTTAATTATGTATTTAGAGCGATATCTCTTGCAAAACAAGGAGTTAAATCTTTTGATTTTTGTGAATTAAACAATTCTTTTAACGGCGATGCATATCGAACTGTTTCTGGACAAAATTCTAACAATTCTGTTAGTTTAACAGATGAGTTTTTAAAGGCAGTTGAACAAGATGTTGATTGGAATTTAGTTAACAGGATTGATAAAAAAGTTTTCAAGACAATGAAGGCTAGAAGTCTTTGGGATAAGATAAATCAATCCTCATGGTCTTGTGCAGATCCTGGTGTTTTCTTTGACACAACAATTAATTCTTGGAACACTTGTTCAAACGACGGAAGAATTGTGTCAAGTAACCCTTGTGTTAGTGGGGAGACATTTGTAGCGACAGAAAATGGGCTACAAAAAATTAAAGATATAATTGGGAAAGAGATTGATATCATAGGTTCTGATGGAGAACTTCATCGTGCTACGAATATTGTTTTAACAGGTAATAAGAGAACATATAAATTAACGACAAGTTGTGGCTATGAAATTGATTTAACAGAAGATCATAAATTAGGAGTTATAGGCAAAGGAAAAGTTAAAGCTAGTGAAATAGTTTTAGGAGAAGACAAAATAAATCTAATAGGATCCCCATTCGGGGAAAAAGAAATTGACAATCGAAAAGAATACATAATTTTAAATTCTGAGATTAATCAAGAATCTTTTATAGATGAGGTTTTTTCATTAAATAAAGAATCTGTTGCGTCTATTATCTCAGATTTATTTATCTCCGATGGAATAGTTGCGTTCAATTTGTCAAGTGGGGTAATAGATGTTTCATTAAATCTAAAATCTCTTAATTTATTAAAACAAGTTCAACTACTTCTTCTTTCTTTTGGAATAAAATCAAAAATTTTAAAAACAGAAGAATACTCTTTAAGAATTTATAAAGAAAATATTATAAAGTTTTATAATGAGATAAGTTTACATAAGTCTAGTGATAAACAAAACAAACTTGAAGAAATATTGAAATATGAATTTTATTCAGACGATTTAACTGATGTTATTGTCTCTTTCGAAGATAATAATATCAATGAAGATGTGTATGATCTAACTGAAAATTATACACATTATTTTGTTGCTAATGGGATTGTTGTTTCTAACTGTGGAGAATATCATTTTTTGGATGATACTGCCTGTAACCTTTGTTCAATCAGATTGACCAAGTTTTTTGATGAAGAATTTGATATTGAAAAATTTCTTCATCTATGCAACTTAGTAACAATTGCACTGGAAATGTCTGTCGAAGGTGCTATTCTTTCAACACCTGGGATTGCACAGGGGACATATAATTATAGAACAATCGGAGTTGGCTACACTGATCTAGGTGCTTTGCTAATGAGACAAGGGATACCTTATGATAGTGAAGAGGCTTTAGCTTGGATGGGTGTTGTTACATCATTGATGACAAGTCAAGCATACAAAACAAGTGCAATGCTTTCAAAGGAAATTGGTCCCTTCCCAAGATATGAAGACAACCAAGATTGTATGTTGAAGGTTATTAGAAACCACCGGAGGGCTTCTTACAATTCTTTGTCAGAAGAATATGAAGATTTAAATGTTGCTCCACGAGGAATAGATATAGATTATTGCCCAGAATACCTTTTGGTTAAAGCAAGGCAAATTTGGGATCAGGTTTTAGAACTTGGCGAAGAATTCGGATTTAGGAACTCTTTTGTTTCTGTGATTGCACCAGTCGGAACAATTGGGCTTGTTATGAATTGTGACACATTGGGAATTGAACCAGATTTTGCTTTAATTAAATACAAAAAGCTTTCTGGTGGTGGATATATGAAAATAGCTAACAACAGTGTCCCAATTGCTCTGAAAAATCTTGGTTATACAGAAAATCAGATAATAGAAATTATAGATTATATCATTGGTAAAAAGATTATAGATGATAAATGTCCGAATATCAATATCGAAACATTAATTAGAAAAAAATTCTCAATAGAACAAATTGAATCATTAAATAAATCATTAGATGGAGCTTATCACATCTCTAATTCATTTAACAAGTTTGTCCTTGGAGAAAGTTTTTGTAAGGATGTTTTAAAAATACCAGAAGAAATGTTAGCAGATGATTATTTTTCAATTATAAATTATCTAGGATTTTCAGAAGAAGAAATAAGAGAGGCTAACGATTACATTTGTGGTAGAGGTACAGTAGAAGGGGCACCATACTTAAATGAAGATCATTATGTCATTTTTGATTGTGCTAGTAAGTGTGGGGATTATGGCACTAGATATATCCCTTATCTAGCCCATATCCGTGCTGTTAGTGCTGTCCAACCATTCCTAAGTGGATCTATTTCAAAATGTATAACTGGTGAAAGTCTCTTATTTACGGATAGAGGATTATTAAGAATAGGTTCTCTGCGGAGCAATGAATTACCCAATACCTTTTCTAATTGTAATATTAAAATTGATTCAATTGATTCTCGTGAAAATACAGATTCTTTTTATTATGGTGGATTTAAACCAGTTAAGAAAATAATTTTAAAAGACGGCAGTGAAATTACTGGAACATTTAATCACCCCTTGTATTGTATGAATGATGATGGAAATTTAGAATGGAAACAACTATATAATATTCAAAACAAAGATTATGTTGCGACTAAAATAGGATCTGATTTATGGTCTTCAAATGAATTTAATTTTAAATTATCAAATGAATTTAATTTTAAATTATCAAAAAAATGGGGGGCTCAAAAAGAAATAAATATTCCAGATAAAATGAGTGATGATTTGTCGTGGTTAATTGGATTCTATATGGCAGAAGGCAATATCTCAAAATCTAACTATACAATACAAATTACTAATAGTTGTATTGATCTTTTAGATAAAGCAAACAATATGTTTAAAAGCATATTTAATATAGATGGTAAAATAATTGAGACAGAAAACAAATGCCCTTGTCTTAGGATTTCGTCTAAATATCTTTGTGAATTTTTTAATAATATAAATATTGGCAATATATCATATGAAAAAACAATTCCAGATTGTATATTACAATCAACAAAAAATAATATAATTTATTTTATAAATGGATTGATGTCAGATGGTTATGTGGTTTATGAAAAATATAATTCAAAGATTGGAATTTGCTTAAACTCAAAATCTATAATATTAGATTTAAAAAATATATTATCAAACCTTGGGGTGTTATCAAATATAATTGCAAAATATAATAAAAAATATAAAAGAAATTATTATGAATTATATTGCTCTGGGTATTATGCACAATTATTATCTAACATAATGATGTTTAATGAAGAGTATAGAAATAAAAAATTAATAAAAATTAAAGAGTCTAATTATTTTCCATCAACGTCTGATATAATTCCTAATCAAAACTTGAAATATTTATATAGTTTGGTTCCAAAAGAATTAAGAATAAAGTATAATTATTTATCGGATAAAAGAACGTCTAATGTATCATTTAATACTATAAAAAATATGATTAATGATAAAATAGATATTCCAAAAAACCTAATAGATATAGTCGAAAACAATATACATTTCTCTAAGGTTATATATTCTGAGCAAGATGGGATAAAAGAAGTCTTCGATATTTCTGTCCCAAATAGTCATGCTTTTATATCAAACGGAATAATAAACCACAATACAATTAATGCACCGAATGAAATAACGATTAAAGAAGTAGAAAATTGTCATTTTGAAGCTCACAAGTCTGGATTAAAATGCATCTCATTATATCGTGATGGTTCAAAACTTTCACAACCTTTGAATTCTGTCTCTGGAATTGATTATGAAAAATTGTTGTTAAATGCAGATTTAACAGATCAACAGGTAGATGCAGAGTTTTCTGTTGAAGCTTTCCAAGAAGCGATTCGGCACAGATTACCAAGAAAAAGGATTGGTTATACTCACGAATTTGAAATTGGTGGGTATAATGGACCAAGACATAAAATGTTTTTGAGGACAGGTGAGTATCCAGATGGAAGACTTGGTGAAATATTTATTGATTATGCAGAGGAAGATGCTTTTGCTAGAACCACATTAGGGTTGCTTGCAAGGTGTGTCTCCATCTCATTGCAGTACAATGTCCCATTGGAAGAATTTACTGATGCAATGAGGACGATCACACAAGATCCGAGGGGGCAAGTTCTTCACGATAATATAAAATGGGCAAAATCTATGTATGATGTAATTGGAAGGGTTTTAGCTTATGAATATCTTGGGGATAAAGATGCGGTTGAAGTCCCAGATGAAGATGATGACGATAGAGACCCACAAGAGGCAAAAGTTGTTCATGCAATAAAAACTAAAAACAAGACACAAAATGGTGTTTCAAAAAGAGAAAAGCCAGCAGGGAAATCATGCCCTCAATGTGGGAGCCGTGATACTGTCAAACTGCCAGGATCTTGTGCAATTAGATGTAGACAATGCAAGTTTGAAGATTATGAAACTTGTGGCGGATAAAAAGGAAGGATAAAAACATGAAATTAAAATTAGTTGAAATTTTTAATATGAGTGAAGCGTTAACCAAACTTATTAGGCAAGATTTGCCAATTAAAACAGCTTGGAAGTTAAAAAAACTTGTGAGTAAACTTAATGAAGAATATGCACAAATTGAATCTGTAAGAATTGATTTGGTTAATAAATATGGTGAAAAGACAGAAGATGGGAAAACCTCTGTCAAAAAAGAAGAGATAAAGAAATTTACAGAAGAATTGAATGAATTACTTCAAGAAGAAGTTGAAATGGAATTTACACCAATTAATATTTCAGAATTAGGAGATAATTGTGTTCTATCAGCAGCAGATATTTCCTCTCTAGAAAAAGTAATTATTGATTAAAAAGGATGAAAAATATGGCAACAGTTGTAAATAGTGATCTGGCGCTTCTTTATTATGGTAAAGAAGCCAAAATAAAAGAAATAGCCGAGCGTTTTGAATGTACAGAAGAAAACATTAGATATCATCTTTTTAAAAAAGAACCAATCTTTAAGAAAAGAGATAGAGAGATAGAACAATCGGATCTTCTTGATTTAGCACAAAGTTTTATTGATCTTTCAGTAGGTGAAGATTTTGAAAGAGATTTGGAAAAGCTTGCTATTGTTTGTCAAATCAAAAAGTCAAGGATTAGGGATTTAGTCAAGGGTATGTGGAAAGAAGAATATGAAAAAGATATACCTAAAACTGAAATCCCAGAAACTGAAGATTTAGATGATTTAGACGATTTAGATGATTTAGACGATTTAGATGAGGAGGTAGTTGAAGAGAAGAAACAGGCATCAACTCCAACTATTAATTTGCAAATTTATAGAATTGACAAATCTCTTCCGTTGCCTGTTTACAACTCAAATGGAGCAGTTGCAGTTGATCTTTATGCAAGAACAATGTCAACCATTAGACCTGGACAATATGAGGCTGTTCCTTGCAACATAATCATTAAAGTCCCTGATGGATATGGAGCTTTTATTATTCCAAGATCTGGATTAGCAGTTAAAAATGGAATTAGTGTTTTAAATACCCCAGGAACAATTGATCGTGATTACTGCGGTCCATCTGATGAAATAAAAGTGATAGTTGTAAATCACAGCTTCGGTGGGAGCAAGATCCCATTTACTATTGAAAAAGGGGATAGAATAGCCCAAATGATTATTTTGCCAACCCCAGACATAGTTTGGGAAGAATTATTAGAACCACCGCAAAATGAAAACAGAGGCGGGTTTGGGACAACTGGATTAAAATGATTTAGGTGACTAAAATGAAAAAATATATTTTTGTTTATGCATTTGATGGATGTATGGAGTTTGGAATCACTTCTTTTGATTGTGTCTGCTTTGACGAAAATTCACAAGAATTTAAAGAATTTGTTGAAAATTTTTATTTAAAAATTAAAGATGTTAAATCATTTTCAATAAAAGGTGAAATGAAAAAAATATTTTTAAAACAGAATAAAGAAGATATTTATTCTATCAATGATTTAAAAATTGTTATTATAGATGATGATAAATCAAAAGTTTTAAATTTTGAAGAGTCAATTGAATTAGTAAAACTAAACGCAAAAGATCTTATCAAGAAAATTAATGATTCGGAAATAGAATATAAAAAATATCTTAAAGATTCAGAAAAAGAAAAAAGAAAAAAACAATTCGAAGAACTCAAAAAAGAATTTGAGTAGAATGGAAGATAAAAATGGGAAGAACAAGACGAGAATTTCAAGATTCTCCTGAAATGAGAGAGTTAGCAGAAGAGGTGTTGCAATTTGTTACACCTTGGATTCCAGAATTGGAACCAGATTTAATTAGATTCTCATTGATAACAAGTGAAAAAGCGAAAAATGCTATCCCTGTTATTTCAGATTCAATCACAAAAGATTGGGTCAAAGAAACAGCAAAACAGATTTGGCTGGTTGCAATTTATCAAGACGATTGGTATGATTGGGATCGGGATAGAAAAGAATGGGAATTATTTACGGCAATGCTTAAAATTAAAAAAGTTAAGCAAGACATCCTCGATTATAGTTTTATCATTGATGCCATAGGGTATGGCGCAAATTGGAGAGAAGCAAATGAAAAAGGAACAGTTCTTCCAAGGTTGACAGATGATGACACTATAGCTAAAATGCCAGTACCGATGGAAGACGACGAAGATTCTTCGTTTGACCCGAACGAAGAGGCAGACCCATTGGATGAATTGGTTGAAAAACCAATCCCGATAAAAATATAATTAAAGGCGTGTTGTCCTTCTTTGTATAATTAACTTTTAGCAAAGGGGGACAACATGGCTTGGAAAATGGCAAAAGTAGATAAAACAGCTATCAAAGGACCAGAAGAAGTTAATAGTACAGAAAAAGGTTTCCTTTCCCAATTAGAAAAAAGACTTCCACTTTTAAGTGAAAATGCATGGAAGAAATTTAAAGAAATTGCCAACAAAGAAAAAATCAAACGAGATAGTTGATAAAAAGAAAGAGGCAAGACGTGAGTTTGCAACCGCTACACCAAAAATATAGGCCATTAAGATTCAAAGACACTTTTCAACCACATATAGTTAAAGCATTATCAAATGCGATAGAATTTAAAAGAGTCCCCCCGTTAACAATTTTCGAGGGTGGCTCTGGTGGTGGGAAAACAAGTATGGCTAGAATTTATTCAATGGCTATGAATTGTTTAAAGAAAGATGGCATTGAGCCATGCTTATCATGTCCTAGTTGCAAAAAAATCCTCAACAGGACTCCAGATAGTGATGTGATTGAAATAAATTCATCTGAAAAAACTGGCAAACAAGATGTTGAGACTGAAATAAAAGATATTATCAATCTATTCCCAATGTTTGGAGAATATCGGGTCTTCATTCTTGATGAGTCTCACAAATTAAGTTCAAGTGCTCAAAATTCTTTACTTAAAGTGCTAGAAGAGCCGCCAGAGCATGTCAGATTTATAATGTGTACGACAGAGGTAGATAGTTTGATAGGAACCATTTTAAATAGAGCACACAAATTCAAATTTAAAAAATGTGAATTGGGATTATTAATCTCAAATCTTGAAGAAATTTGTGTCAATGAAGGATGGGAATATGAACCAGAAGCATTAGAAATGATAGCTATTTCAGCAGATGGATCCCCAAGAGACTCTGTAACAAAATTAGATCAAATTTGTGCGGATAAAATCACAGCTAAAGATGTTGAAGAAATCATTGGAATAACAAATCGTGGATTAAGTTTAGATATTTTGGAAAATGTTGTAAATTCTAAATTAAAAGATATAATGCAGATAATAGATGCTGTTAATTCAGAAGGGAAAGATATTCAGATAATTCTTAAATATATGTCAAATAATTTTAGGGATATTCAAAAAATTAAATGTGGGGTTGAAGTAGATGTCTCGCCAGAAACTTTTAATAGACTCAAGGAAATTGAAGAAAAATTATCAAAAGGACAAATTTATAGAGGATCGAAGGTTATTCTAGAACTTTTTAATACAATTAATTATAGAAATGTCTCTCAAGATTTAGTCTTATCGACCGGATTAATAGAATTGAATTCAATTATAAATTCATAGAAATTTTAAAAGGAACTTATGATTAATTATTAGAATTTAAAAAGTTTGTTGTGGAAATATTTTTAAGAAGGTTATATTGTATCTGTAGTTATTTGTCATTAAATGTTCTCGACCTTCTGTTTTTTAACAAGGAGGGATTAGTGACAATTAATGAAATATCTAGTGATGACATTGAACAAAACAACCTATATATTTTAAAATTAGTTCGAAAAGCAAAAAATGGGGACCAAGAATCGTTTGATAAATTATTAAATCATTTAGACCCACATATTAAAAACATGTGTCACAAATATTATTTACCTGGATTTGACAAAGAAGATATTTTACAGATTGCTAGAATAACTTTGTATAGAGCAGTTCAAGATTTTTCAGATGATAAAAATACAACATTTGAGCATTTTGCATTAAAAATATGTATTAGAAAAAGATTAATAACAGAAATATATAGGACTCAAAGACAAAAGCATCTCCCTTTAAATACAGCAAAATCTTTAGATACTCCATTAGGGGGGGATTATGAAAACGATAATTCATCAACCATGTGTGATTATATTGTTGATGAAGAGGGGGATCCTTTAAACAAGCTTCTTCACGAAGAAGAGATAGATGAATTAAGATTAGCTTTATATGGTAAGTTAACAGATTTAGAGGCTTCTGTGTTAGAGGCTAGAGAAGAAGAAAAAACATATAAAGGAATTGCAAGAAAGCTTGACATATCGACAAAATGTGTTGATAATTCGTTAGGTAGGGTTAGGAAAAAGTTAAAATCAGTTTGTGGTGGTTTATATGATTTTAATTTCGAAGATGATTAGAATTTTGAAAAACGCAAATGCTCCCGTGTTTAATTCCACACGGGAGCATTTGCGTTTCTGGGGTATAATCATGGTGCAGGAATCTATGATGGTTATCTGTAGTAAGGAATTATTGAAATGAAGTTCATATACAATAGGACTGCCATCAAAATGGCGTTAGATGCGATTAGTAAAGTAGCAGATGGGTCAACTGGATATTTACCACAAAAGACTTTTTGGATGGTTTTATGTGTAGATCAAAGAATTAAATTCATCACACAAGACACACAACAATGCTATGCTGAGGTTTGTCCAATAGATAAAGTTAAAATGGTAGAGGAGAACGATGAAGAGTTAGATCCGTTGTGCCTTCCGTTCACTCAATTTTACACTTTGATAAATACTATCTCTTCAGATGAAATAGGGTTTGTTTTAGAAGGTTCCAAATTGGTCATTGGGGTTAAGGGAAGACGTGGGAAATATACATTTAATCTATCAAACATAGATGTCCCTGAAACACCTGATTTTAATTCATATGATGATTTATCTGACATCCAAATGAAATCAGATATTTTTAGAGAATGCTTAAATCAAACAATTTTTTCTGTACATCCTATTAGTGTTAGAGTTCCTTTAACAAGTGTTTCTGTTTATATTGATAAGGAAAAACTAGTTGCTTCTTCAACTGATGTTAAGAGAGTAACTCAAACAATATATCGGACAGAGGATTTGGTTGAAACCCCATTATCTTTTAGAATTTCTAAACCAATTTTTGAAAAGACAAGATTACTTCCTTATGGGGAAGGTGTTTCTATTAAATTTTCTGATAGAATGTTTTATATGATGAGTGGTGATAATTTCTTTTTTTACAGTCCACAAGAAGTTGGGGCAAGAGATTTCCCATCGCTTTCAAAGTTCTGGTCCGGCGATCTTCAAATCGGTGGAGTTGTTGATGTGGAAGATTTGTCAGAAGTATTATCTTTAGCCCAAACATTTACAAAAAACATAAATGCAAAATTAAAATTCAGTGATGGTTATATTACAATCTCAACTAATCAAGATCTTGGTGATACAGTTGAGACAATAGTAATGAGTGATTGCATTAAAGAAGTTATAGAAGATATCGAAATTACAATACCAATCAAAGAATTTATGGATACTTTAAAAGTCATAGACACAGATTATCTTGAAATTGCATTAATCTCTACAAATATAGAATCAGCAAAAAGTTTTCTTTCAATTAAACCACGGAAAGATATCAATGGTTTTGATTGGAAGCATTTGATTTTACCGATTGTTGAAAAAGTAGAGGAAGAATCACAACCAGAAGAGACAGAAGAAATAGAAGAAAATTATGAGTGATCTAAAAATTTATGTTGGAGATAAATTTTTATCAGAATCAAGAATTAAAAACTTCTCGAAAGAGAACGAAATTCAAAACACGTTTAACATATATGAAAATTTTGAAGAAATTGGGGCTTTGCTTGATGGATCAATTTTTGATGAAAGATCAATGTACATCATCCATGACCCAAAAAAAGAAGTCCTTGATTTTATTGAAAAAAATATAAAATCTTTTTCTAGTTTAAAATTTATATCTATTTTATTAGATAGTTCAGCACCAGATGGCAGAATGTCTTTTTACAAAAAGAACAACACAAAAATAATTAACTCTGGTTATTTGGAGTATGCAGATAAAAATTCATTGTTTAATTTCATAAACCAAATTGTGGACATAGAAAAAGCTGCATTGAATGAATTTGTAAGTAGAATGTGTCCAATAGAAAAAAAGATAGATAAAAAGAATGTATTAGTTTGGAATCTTCAAAAAATATACTCAGAATTAGAGAAATTAGAGATATCATCAAATGGTGAAATAAAAAAAGAAGAAGTTCAGGAACTTGTTGAGAGAGAGTATTTATCATCTTATTGGAAAATAATAGATGGGATATTTTCAAAAAACTATTTGATTGCTGTTAAAAACTATTTTCTATGCTCTTCGTCATTAGATGATGCTATGAAAATTGTCGGATTGATAATTTCTGAAATAAGGCTATTGCTTGTTGTTTCGAATCTTGTTGAATTATATGATTTAGATACTGAAAGAGATGTTATAAAAATATTGTCAAAAAATGTGTGGAAAGATAAGTATTTAATGAATGTCACAGCAGATGAATCTACACCAAGAATACAATACCACCCTTATAGAATTAAAAAGATGTTTTTTATAAGCAAAAATTATAACAAAGATACAATTAAGAACATGCTAAATTATTCCTTGGGATGTTTAATAGAATTAAGACAAAGCAAACCATACGAAAATCTTTTAACCAACCTGTTGTATGAGTTGTGTGAATCGTGAGGAGACAAACCATGACAGAAGACAATGCTAAACTCATTATTTTATCTTTAACAGATAAAATAAATAGGGCTAATTATGATTATTATGTTAAATCAAGCCCTACAATTTCGGACGCAAAGTATGATGCTTCTTTTCGTGAGCTTCAAGAACTTGAAAGTAATTTCCCCCATTTGATTCAAGATGATAGCCCAACCAGAAGAGTTGGTATTGAGCCATCTGATGAATTTGAAAAATATGAACATAAATCACCAATGCTTTCATTGTCAAATGCCATGAATGATGATGAAATAACAGAATTTTACAATAGAGTTAAAAAGTCAATTCCTTCTTGTGAATTTTTTGGTGAACCAAAAATTGATGGTCTTGGTTTATCTTTGATTTACAAAGATGGTTATTTGGTTAAAGCGGTTACTCGTGGTGACGGCACAGTTGGAGAAGATGTAACAAAAAATGCTTTAACAATTAAATCAGTTCCGCTCAAAATATCAGCAATAAATATTCCAGAAGTGGAAATCCGTGGTGAAGTATTTATGACTCGGGAAGAATTAGATAGAATTAATTCAATTAGAGAAGAGAACGGAGAAGATCTTTATTCGAATCCAAGGAATGCAGCCTCTGGCGCATTGAGACAATTGGATCCAAGTGTAACAGCATTGAGAAGGCTTGATTTTATAGCATATTCTCTTGGTTTTCATAGTGATGATTTAGAAATAAAATCACAATCTGATTTTATGAATTGGCTTGATTGGTGTGGATTTAAAACAAGTAATTTTAATCAGATTTTATGTGATTTAGATGAAATTGTTAGTTATCATAATCAAATTTCACAAATGAGAAATAAAATTTCATACGATATAGATGGTGTAGTTATAAAAGTAAATAATTTTAAAGAGCAAGAAGTTTTAGGATTTAGATCAAGATCCCCAAGATGGGCAATTGCATTTAAATTCCAAGCAGAAGAAGCTGAAACAATTTTAAAAGACATAGAGCTTGGAATCGGTAGAATGGGGAGTGTAACACCAGTCGCTGTTTTTGATTCGGTTACTTTATCAGGATCTGTGGTTTCTAGAGCAACTTTACATAATGAAGGTGAAATTAATAGACTTGGTGTTTTGATTGGTGACACAATTATTATTAAAAAATCAGGAGAGATTATTCCAAAAGTTGTTAGTGTTGTCGAAGAAAAAAGAAATAGTTCTTGTTATCCATGGTTTTTCCCAGAAATATGTCCTTCTTGTGGAGAAAAATTAGTCAAACATGAAACAAGCACTGGAAAAGAAGGATCAGTTTGGACCTGTCCTAATTCAGAAGGTTGTCAAGAACAGATAATTGGAAGAATAAGTCATTTTATTTCAAGAAATGCAATGAATATTGATGGTGTCGGTCAAAAATTAATTAGAGAATTAGTTGTTTCTGGAAAGATTAAAGAATTTTCAGATTTATTTAAACTAACGAAAGAAGAAATTGCATCATTACCAAGACAAGGGGAGAAGTCGGCAATCAACGCCCTCTCTTCTATTGAAAGCTCTAAAACACCAGATTTGAACAAATTCATATATTCATTAGGAATAGAGCTAGTTGGAAAAACAGTCTCAAAATTAATTTCAGAAGAAGTCAAAAAAATTGAAAAATTTATTGAATTTAACGATTTTGACAAAATATCTGAAATAGATGGGATAGGTCCAGAAATTATAGAATCATTTAAAAAATATATGTTGAGTGATTATGGAAAATCAATTATTAAGAACCTAATAGAAGTTGGGGTTGCCCCACAGAGAGTTGAAGACACTATTGAAGGGCTGTCAGAACGTCCACTAGAAGGTCTCACGTTCGTTGTAACAGGCACCCTAGAAGAGTTTGATAGGAAGGGTGCGGAAGCCACCATCGAGGCAGCAGGGGGGCGCACATCCTCTTCTGTCAGTGCTAAAACGGACTATGTTTTAGCTGGTGAAAAAGCCGGCTCAAAATTATCAAAAGCACAGAAATTAGGGGTTAAAATAATTACAGAGAAAGAATTTATTGGAATGTTAAACAACTAAAACAACTAAAACAACTAAAACATATATTTCAAAAAACAAGGCGTGGACGAATTCGTCCACGCCTTGTTTTTTTGGTTTTCTTCTTTTACTAACTTTTTTATATAATTGTTTCCAAAGGTAAATAAATTATGGCTTACAAAAAAAAGAAGAGACCTGCTAAAAAGACAGTCCCTTATGACGAAAAAATAAAAAATGCTAAAAAACAATTTTTAATTGATAGATCTGAGATTTCAGATGGTGATTACATCATCGGACTTGATCCGCCAACAACAACAAATCTTGGTTGGTGCATTTTTCAATACAAAGATAAAAAGGCTTTTTATATTGAATCTTTAACAGAAAAATTAAAATCAGGAAGCAATGAAAAAGAAAGATTAAAAGAATTAGAAAAATTTTTAAAAGATTTATGTGAAAAATATTCACCTTTAAAAATATTTTCTTTTGAAAGGGCGTTGGGGAGAGGTAATATTTTTGTAAGAGAGACATTAGGTGAAAATCAATGTGTAATTAAACAGGTAGCTTTTAATAACAATGCAATTGCTAAACCAGTTATGACTACTTCTATGAGTTTACTTTTTAGTGACAGTGGAAGCAAACGCAGAAGTGTTAAAAAAACAGAAACATGTGAAATGGCTAAATATCTTTTTGGTAAAAAACTAGAAGATAGAAGAGTTAGTAAAACAGGAAAGTTCACACATGAAGCCGACGCAATAGGTTTTTGTGTGGCTTTTTGTTATGCTAATGATATAGAAATAGAATTTGAAATATTAGAAATTGAGGAGAAAAAAATTCAAGATGAATAAACCAACAAAAAATAATTATTCAGAAGTAGAATATGATTTTATTTTTTTAGATGGCAATAAAAGAATAAGACAACCAGTGGTTAAAGAATGCATAAATCCCAAGTGTACAAATAGGCATAGTAAATTTTTTGATATTGTAGATTTTAAAAAAAGAGGTAAAGATCAAAAGATTAGAGTAATGTTTTGGCAGATTGGATGTCCGATATGTGGAGCCGTTTGGTATATTGATGTTATTAAACAAAGGAATTATCCAATTAAGTATAGAAATAATACACAAGAAGAAGATTAATTAGATTTAATCAATAATTCGGAGGTTCTAAATGAGAGAAATACAAACAGATAATGCTATATTGGATTTTATACAAAAATCAGGAATTGATTCCAACAGGGAAAGAGAGGCAAATTTACCATCTGTTTCTACCAATTTAATTGCTCTTAATTGGGCTCAACCAAAAAAAGATTCTAGGCAAGAAGAATTATCAAAAATTGCCTCGATTATAGTTGAGAATAAAGCACTAGGTCTTAATGAAGAAGAAATAGAAGAAGTCCTCTTGTCTGATGGATTTTCAAAAGAAAACATTTCATTAATTTTTTCTGCTAATTCAAATAAAAAGAATATAATTGCTAATAGCTATAATGACTTAAAAGAGAATATAGAAGATTTAATTAAAAGCGAATTGCCTAAAGATTCTATTAAATTTATAACATCTAATGATAATGCAAAAAATGGGATAGTTAAATTAGCGACAAAAGAATCTTATACTAATTTGGTAAAACTTGCAAGTATCGCAAAGAACGACAATCATCCTGCGGCATGGACTCAAATTCATGAAAAAATAAGACCTTTCGTTGAAGAAGAACTTTTGAGATCTTCTCTTAACGCTAAAATTAAAAAAGACAAGGTAAAAATCTCACGCCTCAGCACAGATTTATCAGTTAATTCTTATAATATTTTAGATGATGAGAAGGTAGTAACAGTTGATCCTAATATAAAAACATGTAATTGTGATAGATTTGTTAAAGGTAACTTTGAAAAGATAGGGTTGCCATGCGAACATATGATTATTGTGAACGAAGTATTTTATGATCAAAATATTGACGAAATGATAGGATATAAACAGGAATGAAGAAAAAGTTTGAAAAAATAAAGATATCTGCTGTTTTTGAAGAAGGTTTTTTAACCTATAAACCAACAGACATGATGTCAAAAAAAAGGTCCCCGTTGGCGCTCGACGACGCCAACAGGGATCTTCATCAACCCCCCATAAGGGAACTTTTTGAATGGTTCGGTTTAGCAGATGAATTAGATCAAATACTTGAAGAACAAAATTAGATTAATTGAGTCTTTCTTGTGTTTTACCTATCATAAAATCCATTATTTCTTCATTTTTTTGATCTGATTGATAAGCTCTTCTCTCTTCCTTTTCAATTCTAATTAAAAGATCTTCAGAAATTTGCGAACCGCATAAGGTGCAGATAATTTTAAAGATCGTCCCAAGATTAGCCAATTTAGAAACGGCATAACCGACTACCCCGCCCATCACAATATAACTAATTCTTCGAAGAACCTTTTCAATAATAAGAATCTTTGTGATAGATTTTTCTTTTTCTTTTAATGCATTCAAAGATTTCGTAATATCGGCGAGAAATTTATCTGTGGCTTCATCTTTGCTCGTGTTTCCGCCTTGTGCTTCTTCCGGTTCACTGGACATGATTAGGACTCCCTCGGCCGTGGCCATCCGACCAAAAGGCTAACACAGAATCGAGAGAGGCATCAACTGGAATATTTTATTTATTTGTCTTTTTGTTCCATAAATTTTTTATATTCAGAATTAACAATATCAGAATATTCTTTTGCTGCTGCATCTAATCCCTCGTCCCCGCCTTGATTATATCTTGCTGCAAATTCTTGATCTAAATTATCTGAATATCCCATATCATAAAGTCTTTGTTGTTGCAATTTATGGAAATAATCAGAATAATATTGCTTCCATTCATCAGGAATATCAGGAGATAAATATTGTTTTGCTAAATTGCTGACAAAGCCACTATTTACTTTATCGCCTCTTTGCTCTGAAAGTTCATGTTGTTTAATATCTTCTCTCCCTTGTGGATAAATAACAAATTCAGATACAGGATTTTGAACAACTTGCATAAATTTCTTATAATCTTTCATCCCAAAATTATCTCTTAACCATTTTGCCCAATTTATAATCACACCAAGATCCACCCATGATTGTTGAAGAACGCTATTAACATCCTGACCAGCCATAACTTTTTGAAGAATCTCATCAACATTTAATTGTTGATTTAAATTCTCAACTGTTGATTGGAATTGAGGGATTTCATTAAGTTTAACAAAAAGGCCCTGTGTTTGAACACCAGAGGGATTTGATTCACCAATGTTTTGTGAAATTTCATCAACAGCCCCTGGGGAATCTGTCTCATATTCAAAAGCCTGAGATAAAACCTTCATTTTTCTAACTTTTGCGATTAATGATTCTAAATTAGTTCCAATTATATCATCTCTTTCTAATTCCATGAATTTAACTCCAATTTTTTCTATTTTTATTCTATAAAGTTTTGCTTTTTCCTTCAAAAAAGGAATATTAAGAAAAAGTTTGAATTGTAACCTATAAACCTTTAAAGATTGGAGACCTAAAATGAGAGAACAAGAAGATGATGTAAAAGATTTACTTTCAAATTTGAAAGAAACATCTAGCATGATGTCAGACATAGAAAAGTTTGAAAGAGATGTTGAAGCACTGACTCCTGATTCTGAAACTATTTTGTTGGATAATTTTGAAAAAGTTCCTTATGATGTAAAGAAAGTTGGTCAATGCAGGATTTGCAATTGCCCTCACGCAAGACAAATAGAAGAGATGTATATACGTGGATGGAATGTTAATAAAATTAAAGAATATTTTAATGAAAAAGGATTGACTTATACTTATCCTTCTCTTTCAAATCATTTAAGGAAACATTGTGATTGGTCTCCGATTAAGATAGATTGGTTAGAAAAAGTAAAAAACGCAAAAAATGATATGCGAGAATTTCAAAAAGAATCAATTGATTATGGTATGGCGGCACTTTGGGAATTGGTTGGTGAGGTTAAAGGGTTTGACACATCTGATGATCTTGGGACAACAGAAAAAGTAGCAAACACGGTCAATGGAATTTTAAAAACAATTGTTTCTTTTGTTAAAATAAAATATGAAATTTCTGGATTACAAGATGAAACAGAACAAGCAATTTCAGAAGTGACACAAATGTTTCTTGGGAAAATGTTAGAATTAAAACAGGAAATTAAAGACGAAGACACAAGAGATTTAATTGATCGAAAAGTCCTTGAATTGAAGGACGTTTTTGATCAAAAACGGAATGTGTAGCTTTCAGGAAAATAAAATGAGAAAAAATATAGATAAAGGATCAATAGCAAATACAGCAGGTGATGTTTTTGATTCGTTTTTTGAAGAAGAGATTGTAAAAGATCAACAAAAAAGAAATGTCGGTGATGTTTCTGATGATAACCCTTTTAGATATGTAGATATTGAGACATTCTGTGAAAGCTCATATTTTCTTGGATTAACTCTTAGACCATGGCAAAAATTAATTCTTAAAATTTTTTATATGGGGGCATCTGGGAATAGACATGTAAAACTCAACGACTCACAAGAACATAAATGTATTAATTGTGTCTGGAATAATATAGAACTTCCAAAATTTGAATCACCATGCTTAAGTTGTATTAATTTTAATGAAAAAATGAGAGAGGACTTTTTCATCAATCAGATTTCTGATGGAGAATTAACAAAAGAAGAGATTTCGGATTGGCTTGATATAATTGAGTTTAATGATAATTTTATTAATGAGGTTGATTTAATTGAAAGAGATTTAGCAGATAAACCAGATGTTAAAAAACAGATTCTTGATAAAGTCGGGAAATCATTCAAAGAACTGGTTTTAGTCCTGGGACGACGCTCGGGGAAATCGTTACTAACTGCAACAATAGCTCTTTATGAAGCATATCGCTTGATAGAAATGGGCGATCCCCATGCAAAGAAAAAGTTGCTTTCTGGTGAACCCATCACCATCCTAAATGTTGCTGTGGCTGAAGATCAGGCAAAAGAATCTGTGTTTGAAAAGATAAAAACACTTGCCTTGGATTCTGCTTATTTTAAAACAAAAATAAATCCCAAAAAAATGGGTGTTCAATCAATGAGGCTTTTTACAGAAAAAGATATTGAAAGGAATAAAGAATTAATAGCAACTGGACTTCCTACAACTGATGGTTCAATTCAAATTCTTTCAGGAACATCCAACTCAGCATCTCAGGTAGGTAAAACTGTAGCTGTTGTGATTATGGACGAAGTTGCAGAAATGATTACTAAAGAAGATTCAAAAAGTAGTGATTTTGAACTTTATAATAAACTAAAGCCATCAATTTCAACATTCGGCAATGATGGACGTGTTATTGCAATCTCTAACCCGCTCGCTCAAGAGGGCCTTTTGTGGAAACTTTATAATGATAGTTTTACCATGAAAAACCCGTTAATGTTTCAGTTGCCAACAAAAATTTGCAACCCAGCAATTTCCAGTGAATTCCTAGAAGAAGAAAAAGAAAAAGATTCAGACGTTTGGGCGATGCAGTATGGTGCGGAATTCAACGATGGTGCAAAAGAACCGTTAATTCCTTCTGTTCTCATAGATATGGCATTTAAAAATTATTCAAGAAAAGAGTATGGAATTCCTGATGAGATTTATTTTGCACATGCTGACCCAGCACACACCTCAGATAATTATGCTTTTGTTGTTCTCCATGTCGAAAACTCTGATATTAGACATCCAAAATTCGGATGGAAGAAAAAAATAATTGTAGATCATATAAAACTATGGGAACCTAAAAAAACAGGACAAGTTATTATCAACGATGTGGATCAATATATAATAGATGCTTGTGTCAATAAATTTAACATCATAAGTTTGACATATGATCAATGGGGCTCCACCACATCATTACAAAAAATGAAATCACTAGGTCTCCCTTGTCGTGAAACAAAATTTACAAGTAATTATATCCAAGAAATTTACACAACTCTTCTCAATCTTTTTCAAGATGGATTAATTGATATCTATGAATTCGGCGATAACGCAAAACATGCAAAACAACAATTTAAATATCTTCAAAAGAAATATTCTAGAAATGGATTTAGAATTGAAGCAGCATCTGGGCAATTCGATGATATCCCAGATTGTATTGCTTCTGCTGCATATCAAGCATTAAAAGGTGGCTCTGGGAGTATTAGATTACCTAAAACAGTTACCGCTAGACTTTATGCAGATCCAGCAGAAAGAATGCTCGCTTCAAGTATGACACAAGGGAATGGTCAAAGAATTTACGGAACCAGAAAAAGTAAAAATGGTTAAATTTTAATTGATCTATTCAAATAATTCTGGGAATCTGTTTTTTAATTCATCTAATATTTCATTGTAGACAGCTATTCTTAAAAATTGATCTGAAAAATGAATTACAAATTTTTGAATTAACTCTACTATTTCTGGGGTTTTTTCAAAAATAAATTCTTTATATTTCCCCCTAACATATTCAAGATCTGGAAGCTCATTATATAAATTCATATATTCTTTTTTCATTATTGTATAAAACTCTTCATATGAAATAATATCTTCTGATTTAATCAGGCCAGAAACAAAGGCTAATGCTGCGGCGTTAGCTTTTATTTCTATTGAATCTAAATAATATTTTTCGGTGGCTGAATGTTCTGGCTCATAATCTTTATCAATTATACCAAAATAAACTTGATATAAATGTTCAACCTCATGCCTTACCGTGAAAGAAATCCTAAACATTAATTTTTTAATTAAAACTTCACTTTTTAAAAAATTATTTCTATGTGTTTCTATTTTTAGTTCTATAATATTTTCCTCGTCCTCATCTCTTTTTCCACTAGATCTGCCATCAACAACGGCAATATCATCAAATTTTTTAACACTTTGAAAAACTGTATCTACATAAATTCCGATTTTTCCAATTGTTTCCGAGATGTATTTTAGCGAAAATGAATTTTCAGAAAAATATGGTTGAGCTTCATTGCGTTTTAGAATGTGTTCTTTAATTTTTTTAATAATTTGAGTTGAATCTTTATCAGCAAGCCTTGAAATTCTGTCTGACATAGCGATTTTCATAAAGAAATCACTTTCTTTGTTCATCCCAAATTGATCTAGTTTCTCTGAAAATTTTAATGAAATCATAATTCTTAATTTATTAAATCTATAGATTTTCACCTTTTTTGAAAAATTGGAATATTTTACCGTAGCCAAACCCAAAAAACCAAAATTTTTTTGAAAAAAAGAAGGAGTTTTTGAAATCCATATATAATTGACTGGATAGTGAGCAATATTGTTCGTTAGAAAGAAAATAGGAGGCAAAGTATGTCCACAAATATTCATAAATTTGAATGTGTATTTAGAGGCCCAGGCAACACTAATGTTGGTGGTAAGCTTCTATCTTATGGAGATGTTTTTTACTTGCCAGCAGATCAACTCCAACGAGTTAAAGTCAATGATATAGTTACAAGAAAAATCGCCTATCGTGGTGAAGTTGATGATAATGATTCAGTTGTTTCAACTGCAATGTTAAACTATATTAGAGGCAAGGGTGATGCTGTTAAAAGAAACTTCTGGCCGATGGTCACTTTAGATATTGACCTAGATGATACAGCTTTTGACACACCTGCAACTGTTGCATTGGCTTATTTAAGGCCAAGACGATCAATGGCTTTACATAAAGTTTCGTTAAAAGCAGCAGTTCTTCCATCTGATGGAAACGGCTCTGGAACACTCAACATTGACAACCAAGTTTCAATGTTGTTAACAAAAGGCGACCCAGGAGCAACACCAACTCAGATTACAACTTATGGTTATCTTGATGATGCTGGTGTTATGACAAGTTTGGGTCTTCCAGACACAGGTACTGTTATCGACGCAATGGTTGCAGCAACAGACAAGATTTATCTTGGAAACTCTGAAAAATTCTCAGGTGTTTATGTTGATATGACAGCAACTCCAAACTCAAATGCATCAGTTATCTCAACAATTAAGTATTACAATGGTTCTACTTGGGTTGAGTTTGATAATGTCAATGACCTGACACAAAAAGCAGGAGCCACTTTGGCACAAAGCGGTTGGATTGCTTGGTATGAATTCCCTTCCAACTGGGAAAAATCAACTGTTAGTGGTTCAGTATCTGGAACGACAGAAGAAGCTTATTGGGTTCAAATTGTTGTTTCCGGCAACCTTGACGCTGACACTGAAATCGAAAGAATTGTTATCCCAGACGATCAACCAGTCGTAGGTATGGATGTTGTTTTGAATGGTGGCGATTTTGATGCTATCGTTCTTGAAGATGATACAACCCTTTCTGATGTCACTTCAGATTTAGCGACTGGTGGCTCTGGTTTGCAAAATATGCTTGGCACCCAATGGGCAGCGGCAGACGATGCAATGTATTTTGGTTCAGCAGCAGCTCATGGTGGACTAACAATTGATGTGGGGACAACCGTTAACGACGCTGTTTCAACAATGACAGTTAGTTATTGGAATGGTTTCGAATGGGTTGATACTAGTGCAACTGACGGAACAAATTCTGTTGCAGATACAATGAAAGTTGACGGAACTGTAACGTTTGCAATTCCAGCAGACTGGAGAAAAGCAGCAGCAAGTTCAACTGTTTTAGGTGCAACACCCCCAACTACAATTTCAACTGATGAACTTTATTGGTTAAAATTAGTGGTTGACGGGAACCTAACCCCAAGCTTTGATTTGGATCTAATAAGAATTGCTAGAAGCGCACAGATGCCAATCGAATTTGAGGCACCAGTTAATACTTACATCGCAGCAAGTGATTATCTTAATCTCTATGTCGGAGAAGTAGAAGCTGAAACCGATGCACTTTCAGGAGTCGAATTGCAATTAATTGGAATTGATGTATAAAGGAGGTCAATTATGTCAGTGAACCTACATAAATTTCAAGTAACACATAGAGGACCAGGGAAAGTTGGAGTTAAAGGCAACAACTTCGGTTATGGTGAAACATTTGTTTTACCAGCCGATCAGGTGGAATTAGTTATCCCACACATTAGAGCCGGTAAACTTCAGCATATTGGCGAAATTGATGATTCAGAAACTGGTGGTTTCTCATCAAATGCAGCCAGTTATCGCCTTGGGAAATCTGATGCTGTTAAAAGAAATTATTTACCTTTAGTCACATTAGATATCCAATTAGCTGATACCGCTTTTGATACAGCTTCAAGAATGCCATTAGCTTATTTAAGACCAAGACGATCTTTAGCTTTGACAAAAGTTGTTTTGAAAGCCACAACATTGCCAGCAGTTGACGATGGTTCTGGTGTTTTAAACCTTGACAACAAAGTTCATATGTTATTAACAAAGGGAAACCCAGGAGAATATCTTGAACAGATCACAACATTTGGTTATATTGATGAATATGATGTTGTCACAAGTATCGGTCTCCCAGACACAACAACAACATTAGACCTTTTTGTGGGGAACGCAGATGAAGATAATGCTCTTTATCTTGGATCTCCAACAAGAAAATTTGCTGGTGTTTATGTTGATATGACAGCAAGTGTTAACAGCACAACAAGCTCATTAACAATTAGATATTGGAATGGTTCAGCTTGGACCGATTTCGATAATGTTGATGATTTAACAACTGCTGGAGGAATTACATTAGCTCAAAGCGGTTGGATTGCTTGGTACGAAAAACCAGGCGATTGGGAATTAACTAAACTCTCGGGGACTGCTGAAGCTTATTGGATTCAAATTGTGTCATCTGCAAACTTTGACGCCGATGTTGAAATAGAAAGAATTGTTATTCCAGATGAAGAGCCATTAGTGGGGATTGAAGCAATTGGTTATGGTGGAGATTTTGATGCTGTTGTTAGCAGCGATAATGCCACTTTAGCTGATATTACTTCTGCTCTTGCTGATGGTGGTGCCGGTGTTTCTAACATTGTCACTCAATGGACAACATCTGACTATGTTTACATAGGTCATTCAAGCATTTATGGTGGAATTGTAGTTGATGTCGGGACAACTCCAAACGCAGCCGCAGAAACAATAACTTTAAGTTATTGGAATGGTTTTGAATGGGTTGATGCAAGCGCAACTGATGGAACAGCTAGTGGTGGAGCAATGCTCGCTATTGATGGTGCCATAACATTTGCAATTCCCGCAGATTGGAGAAGAGTAGCAGCAAGTTCAACCTTGCTTGGTGCAACACCCCCAACCACAATTTCAACCGAAGACCTTTATTGGACAAGGGTTGAAGTTAGTGGTACTCTAACCGCTGGTGTTGATTTAGATCAACTTGGTGTTGTTTATAGCGCAACTATTCCTAGAGAATATTTTGTTCCTATAAATCAAACAATCGAAGCAAGTGATTATCTCAATCTCCATGTTGGAGAAACAGAAGCCGAAACAGACGCTCTTGCAACTGTTGAACTTCAACTAATTGGGTTAGATATCTAATTAAGACATCTCAAAAAAACAAAAAAGCTGTGGCAATTGCCACAGCTTTTTTGTTTTGCAGGAAAATATAAAAATCATAAGAAATAACATTTACTGGAGAAAACTATGAGACTTGAAGATTTAATGAAACTTTCAGATGGTTTCCATAATAAAGAAAATAAAATAATTCTAAAACAAGGTAATATTATTAAAATTCTTGATGAAGATAATCATTCTTTGTTCGCAAAAATTATGAATCCAAAAATAAAAACAGCAAATAAAGAAGAAAATTTAGATCTTGTTTTAGTTAGTGATAATTCTTGTCTTTATAGTGATGATTCTCTTAAAAAATTAGCCTTAAATGAAAAAGAGGGAGATCTTCAACAAAGAGTTCAATCTATTCTTTTGAAGCTTTCGGAAGAAAAGAAACCAAATTTAGATACTTCTTCTATCCTTAAACTTTCTCAAATGATTAAAAATGATTTCGATGATAATGGCCTTTTAACTTTAAGATTTGCTCAATGGGGAGGCATGGGGAACATGCCGGATTCTGCAAAAGGCCGTGGTGAAACAGTTTTTGGATTAGAAAAAGGGGATATTAACCAATGGGGTCGTTATCCAGCAAATGTAACTTTTGATACGATGTTGGATACTGTTAGAGGGCCAAAAGATTCTTGGTTTAAATCAACAGAAGAATCTCTACATGAAAGACCAGAAGAAAGATTAGGACATAAAGACAAAGAGCGTTCTGAAGATAATTATAATTTAACTTGGTCTGAAAGAATAAAAAAGAAAAATTTACATAGACTTCAAAGATTATTAGAAAGTCAAGCTAATGAAAGAAAAAAAGAAAAGGAAAATTCACCTGAATTTATTCGAATGAATGAAGAAAAAAGTGCTATTCATTATGACAATCTTGAGAATAGGATGCAAAGCAAACGGCAAACAGATCCTTCTGAATTTGCAATGAATTATACACGACAACATGAAAGACTTCCAGATTGGTATGCTAATCTTTCAACATTAAGACAACATTCTAAAAAAGATGAATTAAATTCAAAATTAAGAAAAATTGCACGTCATTCACCAATGATTGACACAGAAGCACCATCCAGAAGAAATCTTTCTCCTAGCGATCCTGATTTAAGCCCTTATTCAAGATTTGATGAAAACGAATGGAGAAGGCCACCAACACCAGGGGAAGCAGCCTCGGCCTCTCTTCCAAAAGGATGGTTTGATCACCTCTTTGATTCCGAATCAAAGGGGAATGAAACTGGTGCCTCACATGAGGAATTGTCTTATAAGACAGAAGATTCACCATCTGTAAATGTTTTTGACGGCCCACATAGCTTGAGGATGAATCAAGAAGATCCAGATAATGAGAATAATCAATCGGGTATTGGAAGTAAATATGTCCCTGAAATGTTGGAAGGAGTTTCTCTTAAAGATATTCCATTAGGGAAGGCTATGGAGATGTTGCATTCTTTTGACGATGATAAAAGAAAAATAAGGGATGAAACAATTGACATAAATGACGAAGAATCAGAAATCCCTGGTTTTGCAGAGCATTCTCACTCAAGATTTTAATTCCACCAGTTCTAGGGGCACGATCCCCACGATTCTATGGTAGAATCCCCTCGGGAGTCGAGGTTTAGAGCCACCATGGAAGTCACTGACATCATCATCCCAATCAAAAGCGCAAACTCAATGTTTCGTTTCTATTGGAGTTTTTCAAGCGATTATTTGGAGGAGACCTATAGCGTTTGGCGAGATTATTACTATGATACAGATACTTTTAAAATCATAGATAAACCAATTCATAGGGATGCTATTGCTTGGATAAAGATTAAATTAAATTATACATTTAAAATTATAGAAGTAGAATTTTTATGTGGGCCAGAAATAAAGACAGCCACAGAATCCCCTAAAGAATTAACGAATTCAATCAAAAAAGAATTTATCAATGAGTTAAAACAACATAAAATATATCTTTACTCAAAAGATGTCTTAGAGACAAATATAACTTTGTACCCCAAAGCAAAAGAATATCTTGAGAGAGTTTTAGTTGAAAAATATGGTGAGACTTCTGGCGTTGATGAGAATCTTTCCGTTTTATCAATTCCAGAACCTTTGTGGGCTACATATGGACTAGTAAATGCTTATGCCTATTATAGCCCAAGCAAATTACATATGGTTTTCCCTGCAAGAGAGAACTATGAGACTCCTTGGTCCAATTGTATTGCCGTCCACGAATATTTCCACCATTTCCAACATCAGAAAAAAATTCTTTTAACACCTGATGAAACCGGAATGACAAAAGAAGACTTTTCAGAATTAGCTGCAATTATTGAAGGGTATGAAAAATATGATGGTTTGGATGGAATAGCAAAAGCTCTTGGGTTACCAACCTCTTTGTTGAAAAGAATCCAAATTGTGACAAATAAACTTGATGAATATTCTAAAGAATATTATAACATCTTAACAGAAAGACATTCCCATGCAGAACAATTTAATTTTTTAAAATCTCAAGGTATTGCAACGGAGAACATAATTAAAACCATGGGTAAAAAATCAAAAGGAAATCCTAACTGGCCTAAAGTAAAAGAGTTAATTGAAAAGTCAGAAGAAATTTCAGTTGATTCATATGAAAAAATGTTAAAGATGGTTGAGGAGGATTCTTGAAAAAAAATAAGAAGTATCTTTTATGGTGGAAATATGTGGTTAAAATTAGCATTCGTAAAATTAAGTCAATATGAAAGTGCGAATGAAATAAAGAAAAGAGCAATTAGAATTTCTAACTGGTGGAGTTTGTATAAATCTAAAATAGAAGAAAAAATGGAAAGAACACCATTGAAAGAATGGTGTTACACAGAAGAAGATTTGGAGTGGTTAATCAATCGGTTAATTACTCATGGATATGATAATAATATTTCTTTTAATAATGATTTTTTTAGTGATTATTCTAAATTTAAAACAATTTTTAACAATTATATTGATGAGTTATTGGATGAGCCATTAGAATTAATAGATTCTGATATATCTGAAAATGATATATTTTTAACAGAGGCTGAAATGTATAAAGATCATTTAAGCGATTGGTTAATGAAAGATATTGATTTATCAGCCCCACCATTCGGTTTCCCAACGATTGAGGAATAAATATGTGGTTAAAATTAGCAATAAATGAAATTAGAATAAAAGAAGCACAGAGTCTTGGCGGATTGGGTCCGTCTGGTGGTGGTCAATTCTATGGATTTAGTTTAAGCGCAAAATACGGCGGTCCAAGATGGTATCCTTACAGCGAAGATGATAACATGGGGGAGTTTATTAGGGACCAATTTAGGTATCATCCAGAATATGTTCCAATCGGAGAAGCAGCAGAGATTTCAGATGATGGGGAATGGCAAACAGTTAAAGAAGTTAAGGATTTATTTTATGGGAAAAACCCCAATGAAATAAAGATAATAACTGTTCCAGAAAGAAAAGAAAAAGCTTGTTTGTTGCTTTTTGATGAAAATTCAAACGAAATAAGAGCAGAAGAATTGCCATCTGAATTCGATGATGTTGTCAAAGAAATAAGAAATTGGCAATTTGTAATTGTTCAGAATGGAGAAAATGGGTATAAGATAATGGGAAGGATTAAAGATACCGCTGGTGATCAGAAAGGTATTTTTGAGGTTAATGGAAATCCTTCGACACCTGGATTTGGTTATATTTGGAGAGATGGACCTTCTGCTACACCTTCTAATAATAAACACGGTGATTTAACAGAAAATCTTTGGAATAACTGGAGAAGTGTTGATAGCCCTGGTGGTGTTGTTGGGTTTAGATAAACGGTTTAGATAAAAGGATTTCAAAATGAAAAATTTATTTATTATTTTATTGATTTTGGGTTTAATTTGTGGTTCAAAAGCACAAGAAGTTGGTGCCCCAACAATTTCTGCAAAAAGATATGAAACAATTAAACTTAATTATGCTTATGCCCCAGGTCTAGCCACTTTGTTCGGTGGTTATTCTCTTCGTGAAAGAGATATAAGCCGAATGAACAGGGGCCGTAGGAATGGTTTTGGTTGGAATCGTGGGAACGGCAACAATTTCTCTCAAACAAGAGAAATAGATGACAATAGTTTTTTAAAAAATGGATATGAAAGATTTTGTCAAATTCCTCGGCCATTTGTGGCATCATTTAGAAGTGAAAAAGAATATACTTCTAGCTTTTCATTGTTCGGATCTGATAGATTAAAAATAGAAATGCTTAATTATAAAAGAAATTCAGAAATTTTTTTAATGTGTGATATCGTAAAATTTTGACAGAGAGAGGAACATATGATGCCAAAACTCATTTTTCCCATCGGACCTTCAGGGGTTGGGAAAAGTACCTATTTGGATAGCGAATTCCCGACCGCTAAAACAGTAAGTCCCGACATTCTTAGAGCTAAACTTGTCCCACAATACCAAAACTCAAGCGAAGCTGATTTTAGTTATGATTCATTTTTTAGGAGACCTGTTTGCTCAATCAAAGACGAGGTTGTTTTACAAAACATCAGAGACGCATTTGATATTGAGCCAATAGAAACCGTGTCTCAATTAGATACTTTAATCTTTAATTTTTCTGATAAATTAAATCCATTAAGAAATGATATGATTAATCATTGGGGTAATTATCAAGATGTGATTTTTGATGCAACTAATCTTGGAAGAAAAAGTAGAGAGAATGTTCGAAAGATAACTAGATATTCAAAAACACCAGTTGAATCAATTGCTATTTTATTTACAAAACCTGAAGGATCCCCAATGAGGGATTATATTAATGAAGTCCTTTGGAGAAATTATCGAAGAAGATGGGGATCTGACGATTCTATAGATCTAGGAAGATCAACACCTAAATTTATTGTTTTAAGTATGTGTAAATCAGCACTTGGAATTGATGAGTTTAAATTAATTGAAGAAAAATATAAAGATGTCGTTGTGGTTGAAATTGAAAGAACTTCAGATAAAGAAAGAGATAAAATTTTTCCTAATAAATTCTTAAAACTTGTCAAAGAAGAAGAGGATAGAATTCATGATCCTAGTTATGAAGGATTGATAGAAAAGAAAAGAATTATTCTTGGCCTTTAAACTCCAATATCTAAATACATTCTCTCTTCATCAGATAATGATGGAATAAACATAATTTCTTTTATTAATTTATTCAATTTTTCTAATACATTATTAAATTTTATTTCGTTAAATTCTTTAAAAGATTTTCTTAAAAGAGATGAGATCCCAATTAGTTCTCTGAATTTATTATTAAAATAAGATTCATCATGATTCCCAATGACATTCTTAACTCTTTCTATTTGTCTAATTGAATTTTCAAATTGTTCTAGATATTTTTCTGAAAAACCATCTCTTTTTTCTTTGTTTATTATTTGTAGGGCATCAAAAACATCTGGGATATCAAGTAAAATATCTATTTTTGAAAGTTCATAAATTAAATGAATATATTTTAATAAAAGATCTATCCATTTGTCTTTTAAACCGAAATCATAGAAAAACTCTAACCTAAATTTAAAATATTGAAGTTTTTGTTTTAATTCTGGATGGTCTTTTTCAATAGAATCTATTAATTCAATAATTTTTTGTGTTGCCTTTAATGTTATTTGTTTAAAATTTTCATCTTGGACATCTAATGTATAAACTGGAGGTTTTACTAACCATTCTTTTAATTCTTTGATATATTGCTTTGCTGTATCAATTACAACAAGATATTTATATTTATTTTGATGGCATTTTAGACTTGATGATAAAACTATAGAATCAATTGAAATAAAGGAAGAATTATTTTCTATTAAATTTGTCAAATTAAAATATCTGCTAAATTGATCGGGGAAACCTAGTAAACCAGATATGTATAATGCCCCCAACATATTATTTTCTTCGCCATCAATTTCAGTATAAACTCCACTCCCATTATAAAAATCTGGGTTATAGCACCAATCTTTTGGATTTGTCCTAACCATTTTTCTTATAACTTTTGATTCGTTCTCATCCCACCAACGCCTAATTTCAATGGCTTCTTGTTTGATTTTTTCGCCTTCTTCTTGTTCCTTTTCGAAAATAGCAAGTTTTAACCACATAGTTTGGCTATGTTCTTAACTAAAAACAAAAACCCTTGATTTGGAACAAGGGTTTTTGTTTTTGGTGTGAGAAGAAGATAAAATAATTTAAAAGGAGATTAAAATGCCAATTCCAATACGACCAACTAGAGATTCGCAAGAAGGGAGCTTAGGCTCTGTTTTTTCAGATCCGATCTCTTTAACACCAATGAGCGATGCTCAAAGAATTATTTTGGAGCAGTCAAATCATCTGACAACAACATCAGCTAAAAAAGAAGTCTGTTCAAAAACAAAAGATTTTCTTTTTACTATGTGGAGAGACAGAGATGAAAATATAATTTTAGCACAAAAAACTTTAAATGGTGAACCAACATTCAAAATCCCAAGTGAGGCAACAAGCTATGATATTTATCAAATGGTTCAAGATGGTGTTTTAGTTCACAAAGGAGAACATTTAGCCAATTTAACAGATTATGGTAAAAAAGTTCTTGGGAAAATTATTATGGATCAAGAAAATGAATTTTCGAAGAATAGAAAAAAAGAAAAATTTGTTTTTTCACAAACAATGGCTATAGATCAAATTGATAGTGAGGGAATAAAACAAGATCAAGAATCTATGGAAGAACAACAACAAGAACTAGGTCCTGAAATACAAAAATTTTACGATTTATATGAAAAAGGATTAGGTCGAAAAGAAGAACTTGAACAAAGACAAGAAGATTTAGGAACAGTTGAAGATATAATCGGTAAATTTAATAATGTTTTTACCCCGGAAGAGCCACCGGAAGATCCTAATTTAATCAATGAGTTTAATCAAACAATGAGTGGTGAAAAAATTTCTTCAAAAAAGAAATTCACAAAAATTTATAGTAAAATTGATGAATTAATTGAATTTGATGCTTTAAAAGATGGAGGTAAAATTGAAAAGTTTAGTGTTGAATTTAAAAAGATTTTAGATGATTAGTTAGACGGGAGAAAATTAATGGAAAGATTTTCAGATATTTTTGTAAAAAGCATAAATAATCAAAACAATCAAAACAAAAAACCGATTCGAGTTTTTTCACAATATGATGATGTTGAAGACGAGGATGAGGGTGAAGAAGAAATTGAACCTCAAAAACCAATGGGTTATATTGATCATGGGTTGTCACTATCGACAGCAAGACCATCAACTAAAAATCAATTAATAGAAATTGGGAATCGTATTATTGAGAATAATGATTTTGATAAATATGGAGAGATTTGTACAAATGCATTTATATCAAAAAATATAAATAAAATAATTAATGCTGCTAATATTATGTATCAGAATGAAAATATGAGAAATAGAATTTCAGAAATGATTAATGAAATGATTAGGTATAGAGATTCAACAGGTAATCATGGGGAAAATTTATTTACAGTTTTTCCACAATATCTAAGCTTTTTAATTCCTGCTGTAGAAGTTTTTTTAGCAGGTTCTATTTTTGTTAATCTTTTAAAGCGTCGCATCCCATTCCAAGGCAATCAAACAATAATGGATGAAATTTTCGATAGGGTTGGTGACGCTTCTGTTAAATTTATAAGTAGAATTGAAGGGGCTAGATATGAAGATGGAACAAAACTTAAAGCTACTTCAAGAACATTCAATTTGCTATTTTCTTTTATAAAAACCATATTGAACGGTGAAAGAAGGTCAAGTGGGCCTGATGATAAAAAGGGATTGATTAGATGGTTAGAAGAACGTGGAAATGATACAATAACTGCGCCTGTAGATGAAGACGAACAATCACGAGAAGATGTCCAAGACGCTCTTTCTTTACAGATGGAGCCAGAAAGATTCGAAGAGCCAGGAACTCATCCTGAAACATCTGCTTTTGCATCCGAATCAATGTTAGAACAAATGATGACACGAATGCCAGCAGATGATTTATCTGTTTTGGAACAAGAATTAACAGCAGAATCTCATCTTAATGGGACAGAAGCTTCAATTCAAGATATTTTGATTGATTATATTTACTCTGTTCCAAATACAGAAAGAAACCCCATTACAATTGCAGAACAAACTGATGGGCTTCTTTCAAAAACGCCTATGTATATAGAATTAACAAATGAAATAAATGAGTTAAGAAAAAAACTATATACAACTCAATCTGGAAGATCACAAAGAAGACATCTTGAATCTGTTATAATTGATAGACTAAGAGCAAGGAATGTTCTTAAAAGAGGATTGCTCAAAGATATAATTTTTGCATCTCCAAATAAAATACATGAAAGATTTATTCCTATTTTTAGATATAAGACTTTTTCATTGAATAGTAAAGAAATTCCAATAGTTGATGAGAGAGGAGTTATAAATCCAATTTTGACAAATACTCCAAAAGAAAATATTGAAGAACAAGTATTTATAAAAGATTCTCTATTGAATTCTTTAAGAGCAAGTATGATTGTTCCTAGTTTTATAGAATGGTTATCATCAGAAGATCTTCCACCAGCAGTCCGAAAGAGACTATCAGAAGCGAAAGGAGTTCAATATCTAACAGAAATGTTAAATGCTCTTTTTAAAGGAGATGTAAATTCAATCACTGATATCTCATCAATTATAGGCGGTGGGACAGCTAATCGTAAAAAAATATTAGCTATAATTCAAGCAGTTCAACTTGCTTATGTTAATAAACAAATTGAAATATTAATGGCTGCAACAAAATCTGGATTACAACAACAGGGTGATGATAGACCAGCTAATAAAAAGGTTGTAATGGATATGTTGCAAGATGCAATGATGGATAAACTCGGAAGAGTCCCAATGACATCCTTGATTATTTCTAGATCAGATTCTATACAAAAAGATCAAATTTCAGATATGACAATTGTAGAATTTAAGAGAATTTATGAAGATCAATTAAATAACCATCATAGAATAATCCAAGATTTACAATCAAAATCAGAAAGTTCAGATGAAGATCTTAATTTAGTTGAGCATTTCGGTGCTAAAGTTGAAAGAATTTCTAGGATGCTTCAAAATGCGGAAAACTATCCAGATGACGCTGGTGTTTTTGTTAATTTTATTAATTCAAAAAGAGAGAGTTTCTTGGTGGAAAATAATGGCGGGTATTATGATTTGTATTCTGGTGAAATTATAGGATCGTCTGATGATGATCTAATTAAAAGATATAGATATATGCCAAGAGGTGGGATGACAAATGATCGACAGAATTGGGTCAAAGTTTCGTTGACTCCAAGAGATGCATTTACAGCATTAATGTTTGCCTCAACCCACGGAGAACCAAGACTTCTTAGTATGGCTGATTTATCATTGCTTCAATCTAGAGGAGTTATTACTTCGTTTACTCCTGTCTTCACTGGTTATTCTGGAGTGGGTAGAAAAGGTAGATATCTTTTCCATCACCCAATGCCATTAGATCCAGATTATTCAACTATCAGAAGAACAAGAGCACCAGAGGATAATCCCTATGAGCTTGTCCCGATTAGTGATTACGGTGGATTACAACAAGACGGAGAACTAGAAGAAAACGATGAGTAAAATTAAATTAAAAATTAAATATCTATGTGACTCTGATGAAAAAAGAAAAAAAGGATTAATGAAAAAAAAGATTTCAGATTCTGAATGTGCTTTTTTTATTTTCCCGAACAGAGGATGTCACGGATTTTGGAATAAAGATGTTGACTATCCAATAGATGTTTGTTTTATTAATGATAAATTTATAATTGTTGATATTTTTGATCTAGAAGCCACATCTGAAAACGTTAAATACCCAGGAAATCGTGAGGTTAAGTATGTAATAGAAACAAATAAAGGAATTTTAGAATCAAATGGAGTAGAAGTAGATGATCAAGTAGATTTTGATCCAGATAATTTTTTAATTATTATAAAGAAAGGATTATCTGATCATAACGAATAATTTAATAACTAAAGTTTGTTATAAATGATCATTCGAACTTTAAGGAGGAATTAAATGAGTGGAAGAATTTATCCTACTGGAAAAAGCGATGAGCTTGAAGATACAAGAGGAATGTCTTTTGTTGACATGGGTGAAATAATTAAAACTATGGTCCCAGAACTCACAAAGCAAGCCAGTAAATCAGAGGAATCAACAGAAGATAAAGAAGCTTGTGTCGATTCTATGGACAAAAAAACAGTTAGAACAAGCAAGGAAAAGAAATCGGATACTTCACCAGAATTATCAGTGATTGACGGCAAGGTCCGTGTGCCTTCTGCTAAATTCCTAGAAGCTGCTTTAGACAGAGGAGATGAAGAATCTTATCTTAAAGCTCTTGAAGCTCGTTCTCAATTTAGACAAATGTTGTTAAAACAAGCAGAAACTCTTGAAAAGAATTTAGAGAAAAAGGAAGTTTTAGCAAAAAGATCTTCACAGAGAAAAGAAGTTTTAGCCTCTGTTGAAGAAGCAGAAAATAAAAAGGAAATTGAAGCACGAAGAAATTGGAGAAAGAAAGTTCTTGCTGAATTAGAAAAGAAAGAAGAAAAAGTCGCTTCAAAAGAAGGATTTAAAAAAGCATCAGAACTTGATGACAATGAAAGACAAGCAATTCAAGAAAGATTGTCTTCATTAGGGTTTGATGGGAAAGTAGCTGAATATTACACCGAATCTGTTTTAAAAGCAAAATCAGCATCTGGAATCCCAGGTTTAGTAGTTAAATTAGCTAAAAATGATAAACTTGAAAGATCTGCAAAAGAAGATCTTTTGCGTGAATTTATTAAAGAAGCAGAATTAACCCCTGGAGATAAGAATAGAATCCTAGATTATTGGAAAAATGAGTTAGGTTATGTTGCAGATTGGTCTGATGATCTTGTTGCAGATGTCGATCCTGTAAAGGGAGGATAAGCAATGAAAGAGGAAACAAAAGTTGTAAGGTCAGATAATAGAACTGCTTCTTTAGAAAGATATGCTGAAATTTTAGAAGAAAAACATGGACCTACAGTTGAATCTGGAAGATTAAAAAAACAAGCAAAGAATATTGCTGCGCTCAACGAATCTGATAGAGAAAACCATCCAATGGTTTATAGCTATATGAATGCTATCAATTTAAGAGATTTAGATGAGAGTCAAAACAAAATAGTTGAAGCTCAAACTAATCTTTCAAAAGAAGATGACGATTTTTCATTAAGCGACATTGGAAGCGTAATTAATGAATTAATTGAAACAGAAGGCCCTCTTGGATTAGCTGATAGATACAGAGAAAAAGAGAGTCTGGCTTCTAAAAAAGATTCTTTGAAGAAAACTGCGTCTAAAAAAGAGACAAAAGCAGATCTTAAAGCAAGGTTACTAAAGGAAGCAGAGAGAAGAGGAATTTTTAAATTATAATTTAAAAATTTTTAGATAGGAGTTAAGCTATGGCTAAATTTAAGAAAATATCCAATGAAGATTTGGAAATAATGGATGCTTCCACGAGATATTTTGCTTCTAATAGATTGTCAGAATCTGAAGTTGCAGAAATGCAATTAAGAGAATTGGATGAAAGAAGAAATCAAATTCTAAGAGAAAAAGAGGCTTATAATAAAAAACAAATTAGGACAGCTAATAAAGAATATGATTATTCATCCAGTATGAAATCTAATGTTGCAGAGGGATATGGTGGTTTTAGTAGAATTACTTCTGAGGATGATTATCGTGAATTAAATCCAAGATTAGCATCTTCCATGGGAATCTCTAGAACATCCTCTGCTGAAGATCATGATTCGGAAGTAAGAGATCTAAGATATGCTGGTGATTATCCAGAATATCATCCAGGGATTTTTGGCCCTGGTGAAGAGGAATTGAAAAATATAATGGTAGAATCCGCACTCAAAGAAAAAGAAGCGTGGATTGCTAATGAAGCAAGAAAACTTGGAGCATCTAATCAAGAATTCAAAAAAGAAAGAGAACAGAGACAAAGTACGGAAATGGATGAAACATTTTCTGGTTCTTTATCTGGAATGACTTCTTCCGATTTAAGATCTAATAAATTAAGAACAATTGCTCACGAAACCCCAGCAGCAAGCGATTTCGGTCTTGTTGATGAGGAACAAGCAAAAAGAAGAGATGAAAGAAAAGCTAAAGTTCTTGCAGATAAAAAAATAGAAAAAGAAATAATTTCTAGAATAGAAAAGAAAGACGATGTTTATTTGAGAGAGATGAATAATCTTGAAACAAGTAGAGCTAAAACTATACAAGATTCTTTATCTGAATCTAATATGATTACAAATCTTGGAAGTCTTTTAAGAGGCGGATAATTAAAAGAAATAAAAATGAATAAAAAATTCAATTTAGAGAAAATTAGCGCTTCAATAACCGCCCCTGGGGTTGCCACACAAGAATTAGGCGAAACTCAGGGGCGTGTTTCGGCACACCCTGCTTCTACGGGTGGGCCAGGAAATATCCCTTTGCAAGATGCTGTAAATCTTTCAGAGGGCAACCAAGCTGTTCAACCACAACGAAGTGGGCAATCTGATATCCAATTGCTTGAAAGTGTTAAAAAAGTATTGTCTGAAATGTTAAGATCTATTAATGGTTCTGTAACAAAATTATCTCAAACTATTAATTCATATCAGTTTGAGAATAATCAAGTTCAAAATCCTTCACAAAATCCTTCCACTCAAAACCAAGAAGTAAAGGAAGCAGAACCAATCAAAGATATTGTAGAATCATCTCTACAAAAATTTAAATCACAATTAACACAACTTGCCACACAACTATCTAATAACCCAAATTTTAAAGTTATAGGAGATAGATTATTAGGATTCGCTAATAGCACTATTCAAAATATAAATACAGCAAGACTTAAAGATTTAGATAGAGAATATACAAAACAAGAAAAGGATTCGAAAGGATATATTTCAAATATAATTAATTCATTTATAAATGAATTAGACGAATTAATTAAAATTGAAAAAACAAATAATAATGCGGGAGGTAATGTTATGGCAAAAAATAAATTTAATCTTAAAAAGATGTCCGCTAGTCCTGCTAGTGTTGACGAGCCAGTTGAAGAAGAGAAAGAAGAGAAGACTAATAAGCCAACTACCTCATATGAAAAAAAGGATAAAGAAGAATCTAAAAAAGATAAGGGTAAAAAAGGAAATCCTTTTAAAGTTTTAATGGGTATTATTCAAAAATTATTGGATAAGAATTGGGACGGTCAAGATATCACAAGACATGTGACTCATGCTACAAAATTTGACTCTAAAACTGTCAGAGACTGTATTAAAATAGTTAAAGAATATAATAGGAAAAATAAAAGAAAAGGATCTAAAAAAGAAACAGAAAAAACATCTTCTAAATTTAATTTAAAAACTGTTTTATCAAGCACTGCTTTTGAAAATGCTGAAAAAGATTGGGAAAAGATGGGTGTTTATGCTGTTGATGAAAATTATAACAAAAAATCAACGAGAGATTTAATGATGAGATTAATTTATCTTGATGGATGCCAGAAATTTGACCCATTTAAATCCGAGAATGGACCAAAAGGTTCACTTAGCTCAGTCTCAAATGAACTTGGTAAAATAAAAACAGCACTAAAAAATAGAGGTTGGGATGATGAAAAATTAAAACACGCAACAGAAGGAATTAAAGAGGATAGATATTTTTTAGATAATACCTTACATGAAAAATAGTTGGGGAAATAAAATGTTTAATTATAATAATTTAGTTAAAAAAAATAAGCTCTATTCATCAAAAAGTGATTTAGTTAAATCATTAAATGAAGTTAAGGGATTGATTAAAAATAGTTCTAGTAATTTGCTTGAGAATATTTCTGGTCAATTATCTAGGGATCATTTAAGTGATTCTTGCGGTGCTAAAATTAATGATGAAACAGATGCTAAACTCCAACCATTAAGAGATGGTGTCGATGCTATTATAACAATTACTAAAAGAACAACGGATCCAATTATTGAGATTGGAGATTGTGATGAAGAATGTGAAGATTTAATACCAAATTTTGGTGGACAAAATCCATATCATAATAATAATCAGATATTAACTCATATGACTGATATTATAAATAGTTTTATTGGAAGTTCTCCATTCGATTTGTTTGAACATGAAAAATATTTTAGTGATACCCCATGTGAATCAGAAGAACCAATGCCGCTTGAAGATATAAATGAAGGAGACTGTTGTCTTGATTGCGAAATTGATGATAATTCTTTATTACCAGATAAAGTAGTTAAAAATCAAACAACAATAAAAGGTGGAGAAATGTGGCACGAAGCTAAAAAAGATCAAATAATAAAATTAGCAGCAGATTTAGTTGTTGCTGATAAAATTCTGAATTCTTCTGAAAAAGTAGATCAAACACAGATCTTGCTTCTTTTAGATCCAAGTAAATATTCTGAACTTCCAGAAAAAATGAATAATTTAGTTGTTGAGGCTTTTGTTGATATATCTGATTCTGGATTATCAAAAGCTTCTGGGCATTTAGATAAAATGAAAAAAGAAGCCTATTATATGATTGGTGATATGGATAAATTAAACACAGATGATAAAAGACGTGTTGCCGGACCAATCCCAACTAATTATGAAAAATGGTTAAAAAATGTTGGCGAAAGCCATCATAAAGCTATGTCAAGACTTGAAGAACAAAGAAATCCATTAAATGAAGAAAGAGCTTATAGAATTCCCGATGATAAGAGATATAATGAACTTAGTCCAGAATGTGTAGGTTTGGAAGGAAGAATGAAACAAGCTAATGTTAATGACACAAAATATGATCCAAAGAGAAGCATAGAGACTCTCCTTGGTGAGCTTGCAGAAGGAAAAACAGCAAGACGTGAAGTTGATGAAAAAAGTAATATAGAAAAATTATTAAAGAACGATTCACCGGAGGATCTATGGACTCAAAACTATGAATCAAGAGCAGCTAAACATAAGCACTCTGATCAAAAAGATTTAAAAACAACAGAAAGAACAATGGAAGATGATTTAGATCGGAATCCTGATAAAACAGAAGTCTATGACTCTATGTTGGAAAAATGGAGAGATAAATCTAATCTTTCTAAAACATCATCTTTTGGTGGTGGCATCCTTAAAGATCCTTTCACATCATCTTCTGATGAAGATGTGGACGAAGATGATCTTGAAAGAGAAAATGATGATAGATTTGATGAAATAACTAGACAAATTGATAGAATTGTAGATCAATTAGGATTAAATTCTGAAAGGCCACAACTTTTAGGGACTGAAGCATCTTTAACGGCATTAGATAAAGAACGAGCAAAAAATCTTTTTGCTCAAGATTTTGATCCAATGGGAGGGGACCTTTTGTCAAGAGAGGAAGAACAATTACCAATGGCACAAGTTGATGAAGCGCCAATTATAAAAATGGGTCCAGGAGTTAGAGGGCCAGCACCAGGGATTAATAGCCAATTAGACATGAATGCCCCTAATGCTAATGACAAAGTTTTAGAAAAAATAAGAAATATTATAAATGATGATAAAAACGCATGGGCCTTTTAATTAAAAATGTTTTTAAAACATTTTAAAAAATAAGTTTGTATAATATTAGATAGGCGGTGTTTTTATGGCGAAGTTTAAGAGAAAAGGTTACAAACAGTTTGATCAAAATTTAAGGAATTATCCAGATACAGCTACGTTCCCTGTTAATCCTCCAAGTTTTAGTATGGATGGAGTTACCAGATATGTAAAAAGCAATGGTCTTGTTTCTACAGCACAAGCTACTGGAAATAGTGTTATTACAACTGCCCCAAGCTTTTATTCTCCCTATCACACACCGTCCGCTTGGCAAATCCCAACCAACCGAAAAGAAGTTTATGCATGGTGCTTACATCCTGATACATTAATCACAATGTTTGATTTTACACAAAAACCAATCTCCGAAATTAAACAAGGAGATAAAGTTTTAACAGGTTCTGGAACAGAAGGAACAGTTAAATATGTTAATAAAAAACAATTCTCTGGTTATCTTAAAAAAATTCAAACAATTGGCTCCGTGGACTACATCAAAGCTACCCCAGAACATAAATTTTATTACGCCCCAGAAGATGAATTCTCTTGCAAATATTTTAAATCTACATTTAGATTCTGCCGTGAAAAATATGCCTGCTCATCAAAAAAATGCGACGATCATACGACATTAGAAGATAGAATAGAAATAAAAGACTGCCACGCAGGAGAACTAGAAGAAGGTGATTTTTTGTATTCACCAACAAATGTCCTAAAAGGGACACGAGAAGATTTCTCACCTGAATTTATGAGATTTTTAGGATATTATCTTGCAGAAGGTTCAGTTATTTTTAGAAATAACCAACCAAGTTATCTAACATTTTCTTTTGGAGAAAGTGAAAAAGAAACACTTGTCAAAGATTGTTGTGAAATAATTAAAAAAGAATTTAACTATGATGCAAAAGTTATAAATAAGCCATCAGTTCTTTGTGTTGAAATTTATTCTAAAGAACTAGCATCAAAAATTTTAGATCTGTGTGGTAGATATTCATACGAGAAGGTCCTTTCAGAAATTATTCTAAACCAAAACAAAGAATTGCTGAAACAATTAATTATAGGATATTACCTCGGTGATGGACATAGTGTTAATAAAGAATTTCGTGGAAAAGGAGAAATAAAATTAACCAGTATCAACTATAATCTACTATCACAAATTAGATTTATCCTTTTCGGTTTGGGAATCCCATCAAGGCAAGGGAATGACACAAAAGATCAAAAAGAAGAAGGAAAATATTACTCACTGTGGGTGGATAAATTAAATTCTAACTTAATAAAAGAATGGTCTCCGATTGAAAACTACAAAACAGAACAAATAGAGATTCTTAAGTTCAACACACAATTCTTTCAAACTGAAAATAAAGTTTTTTCACGAATTAAAGATATTTCAGAGGAATGGTATGAAGGGTTGGTTTATGATTTTCATGTCGATGATGAAACAAATTGTCATCAATATTTAGCTAATTTTTCAACAGTTTCCAATAGCTCGTATTGGTTTGAGAATGAGCCGATAGTTGCTACAGGTATTGACTTTTATGCTTATTTTTCAATGAATGGTTTTGATTTAGAGTGCTCAGATGGTGAAATAAAAGAAGTATTTGAAAAAGAATGTTCAAAACTTGAGTTAAATAAATGGCTAACAAAAATAGCACATGAATATTTTCTTTTTGGTGATGTTTTTATTTTTCTTGAACTTCAATGTGAACAATGTTCCGGCACGGGAATAGATAAAAAGACAGGTGCAGCTTGCAATCATTATGGAGCTACTTGGGGTGGATTAAATATTTTAGATCCTAACACAGTGGAAGTATCTCCTTCTTTTCTTGGGGGAGACCCAGAGATTCAATGGGTTCCACCAGATCAATTAATTGAAGTTTGCATCAAAGGAAAACCAGAATCAATCTATCAAAATATTCCGCCATTAGTTAGAGAGATGATAAAATCTAAACAGCCTATTAAATTAAGTAATCTTTCAACACATCATCTAAAGTTCGGGGCTTCTGCTTATAGAACATATGGAATTTCTCTGGTTAGAAGACTTTTCCCAACTTTGGCTTATCGTGATAAATTAAGACAAGCGCAATGGTTAACAGCAGAAAGACATATCCTTCCTGTTAAAGTGGTAAAAATAGGTTCTGATAACCGACCCGCAAATGACGAGGACATCCAGAATGTTCTAGAACAATTAAGTTCTGTCCAAAATGACCCTCTACAAACAATTGTAACTCACCATAGTTTTGATTACGAATGGATTGGTGCAGCCGGAAAAGTTCTTCAGTTGACCAATGAATATGAATTAATTAATGAAGATCTTCAAACTGGTCTTCAATTAAACAAATCTCTACTTCACGGTGAAGGACCTAATTACGCATCTGCTCAAGTTGGCCTTGATGCTCTTGCTGCAAAACTGAACACTTTCAGAAATGAAATAGCAGAATTTATTGAACAAAAAATATTTAAACCAATAGCTGAATTTAACAACTTAACAACAACAGATCCTCGTGGAGCAACAACTTTGATTTATCCTAAAGTAAAATTCCATGATTTAGCATTGAAAGATGATAATGCAAGAATTTCTAATATGATGGTGTGCCGTGCTCGTGGCGAAATTTCCCTTCGGACATTGTTAACAGAACTAGGATTAGATTATGACGTGGAAGTAGAACAAATAAGACAGGAAGAAGCTACTTCAATGATGTTAAGCCCCGATCTTGGGTTGGGTGTTTCAGAAGGAGAAGATTTAGGTGGCGGTGGTGCAGGCGGAATGTCACAAATGGGAATTCCACCAGAAGAAGGAGCCGATCTTGGTGGCGGTTTAGGTGGTGGTCAAGCTTCTGGTGTTCCAATGCCTCCGACTGGTGGTCCAGGTGGAGGAGAAATGGGTATGGGGACTCCTTTAGCAGCATCCTTTATGAAACAAAATTACAAATATGCTGTTAATAAATTAAATGAAAAATTAGCTGAATATAATAAAAATAATCATGAGAATGAAATTTTTGGCAACTCTTTTAGAGGAAAGATGCCAGAAGAATCTAATCTTAATTATTTTGATTTAGATCAAGAAGATCTTCCTTTGTCGAATGGTTTATCAATGAATAGATTCTTGACAACTGCCTCACAAGAGTGTTTAGAATATTTAGACGATGAATTTAAAGAAAGATTATTACTTTTCAAACAATCTGCTAAAAAACAAGATAATACTAAAAAAACATTCTTTACAAGAATTGAAGAACAACTTTATAAAGGGATAGCCGAGCTACAACTTGAAGTCCCCTTCTTTGCACAATATTTAGTTGGTGGCAATCCGAAATATCGTGTTGATGGTTCTTTCCCGACAATTAAAGTAGCAGTTGAAGCAGATGGTGAAACTTGGCATAGCGATCCAGAAAAAATAGCTAAAGATAAAGAACGAGATTCTGTGTTGTCAGAGTTAGGATGGATTGTTTTAAGATTTACAGAAAAAGAAGTTGAACAAAAACTTGATAAAGTTATTGAGGTTATAAAAGAAGTTGTAAATTCAAGATATAATTCATAAATGGAGATTTAAATTGGAAAAAACATCAGGATGGATAGTTAAAACACCACCAAGTACAATGTCTAATTTGATGTGGTATGATGATGAAAATTTATCTCTTTTTGTGGTATTTATTCGAGAAGATGTGGCATATGTCTATTTTCATGTTGATCCTATTTGGACACAACTTTTTCAAAATCCACCTGGATTTCTTGGGACCTTCTTTAACACAGTCTTCAAAAAAAATCATAAAGGTGGATATTCAAGACTTTCACCATATGGTGTTGGCCCCGGTGGGGGAGGCGGATTTCAAACCGTAATTAACTACAGAAAATCTGGGATAGAGAGAAGAAAAAGACAAATGCAGAAGATCTATCAAGATGGAATTGTAGAAACAATTAGAAAAAGAGATGGTTTTGTCCCAGAAGGAATTTTGCAAAATCTTGATTACAACGATCAATTAAACAAAATGTGGGAAGATGTTTCAGAAAGATCCGATGAAGAATTTGATCAGATAACTACAGATCTTGATGAACAATTTCCAGAAAAATATAGAGAAATTCAACAACCGATTGAAATGCCAGAAGATCAAGCAAATGTCCCACTCCCCAATGAAGGTTTGGAATTAGAAGAAGAAAGTCTTATTTGATTCGTGTCTTTCTAGGAAAAGTTTTCTTAAATAATTATATTGTTCCTCTGTTAAAACACCTCTAATATAACGATCATGTCTTGGGAATTTTTTGATGTTTTTTGTAAGATATCTCATCCATCTTTCTGCCCAAATTTCTTTAGGAATTTTTTCAAAACTAGGATGTTGCCAAACTTTATCTTTTTTGATAAATCTTTCAAAAATTTCATCTAAAATTTCATTTAAATCTTTTTCTGATAAATAGTTTTTCAAAATTGGGAAATGTTTAGCAAAGAAATATGGCCATCTTTCATTCATTCCAAATAGTGTGTTACGATTATCTTTTCTGGGCAACACAAATCAAAAAAGAGGATTCTACAAGAATTTTTTCTGCTTGTTTGTGGAATCCTCTCTTTTCAAAGATGTCAAAATATTCTAGTTGTTGTAATTCTTTATTTTTCATTAAACATCCAAATTAATTATTCAATTCGTATTCTCTCATAGAAATCCTGTTCTGATATAATTAATTTAGACAATTTGCAGGATTTTTAATTTTTACTTGTGAATATCTAAAACCAAAGAACTTTAATAACCCATGCATGGTTAGTTTTTTAAAAATCAAGGAGGCTCCTGTGTTAGTTAAGCGTGGACCTAATATTCCATTGCAGGTGGTATGTGTCATTGAAGAAGATTCTTCAAAGAATAAAATGATTAAAATATCAAAATCAACATCTACATCTAACAATGTGGAAGTTGATGTTGAAGAATTAATCAAAAGATATGAAGGCACCCCTGTAATAGACGAAATGCAAAAAAGACCTAATTCATTTTTATGGGTTAGGGCAAGATCTATTGATGCAAACGTTCCAAATGAAAACGGAGATATGTTCAAAGAAGAACAATTACTTGAAGAAGTAGATGCTGGACCAAAAAAGGGGAAAATTCCTGCCTTCAAAACCTTTGAAGGCGTTCCAATTTATACAAATCATAAGAATGATAATATTGAGGAAGCTAAAGGAAAAGTTGTTTTTGCAGAATGGGACGATAAAGATAAGTGTGTTTACTGCACTTTCTATATTGACTCAGAAGCTTATCCTTCTTTAGCAAGAGGAGTTAAAGAAGGATATATTCATGATGTTTCAATGGGATGTTTTTTACCCGGAACAAGAATTTTAACATCTAATGGATATAAAAATGTTGAAGACATAGAAATAGAAGATATCCTTGTCGATGGTGATGGAAAATTTTCAAAAATTACTAATAGACAAAGAAGATATTATATTGGTGATACTTTAAAAATAGAACTTGAAGGTGGTGAAACAATTAAATGTACACCAAATCATAAGTTCCCAACTTTAAAAGTTCAAGAATATTGTTTATGTGGATGTGGCGAAGAGTTAGACCAAAATGTTTCTAATCAACCATCAACGAAATATGAAAAAAGATTTAAAGTCGGACATCATCAAAATGTTTATAATTCTATATCAGAATATTCTGATGAAGAAATTTTAAAAACAAAATTAATACGAAATTTAAAAGGTAAAATAGAAATAGATGAAAAAGAATCTAGATTATTGAAACCAGGAGATTTCCTATTATTTCCAAAAGAGATAGAACAAGTAGAATCTGACATAAATAATGATCTTGCAAGATTAATAGGATATTTTCTAGCTGAAGGTTCTTACACAAAGTATAAAGATAAACTTTCACAAGCAGTATTCACATTTGCACTAGATGAAAAAAACACATTAGCACAAGAAGTTATTGATATTATAAAAAATCAATTTAATGTTGATTGTAGTACCAGAGAAAAATTAGATAAAAATACTTTCGATGTTTATACCTCATCGAAAGAAGTAATAGAATTTTTATATGTAAATTGTGGTGGATATTCCTGTGATAAAAAACTTAAAAATGAATTATTATTTGCAAATTCTGAAATTAAAAAACATATTATAGGTGCTTGGCTAAATGGAGATGGTTGTATAAGAATTCTTGTTAACAGAAAAGATCCTGATACACTTCAAGGAGTAACAGTTTCAAGAGAATTAGCAGAACAATTACATTTTATGCTAAACTCTTGTGGTATTTATCACACTATCTCAAGCGGAATAGAAGGAAAATTTGTAAGATATTCAGATAGTAAAGAATATCCAAATAGTTTTCGTGGTGAAAATCGTAAAAGGATTTTTTATACAATATCTATTCCCTCAACTTATTGTTCTTTAATATCAGAATATACAGGATTTGTTGGTAATTTTTCTAACAAAAAATATTTCAGAGATATAGAGAACTATTTATTAAGAAAAATTTCTAACATAGAATTAGATGACTATGAGGGAATAGTTTATAACTTTGAAACAGAAAATGATAGCCATAGTTATATAGTTGAAAATTGTGCTACAAAAAATTGCTCGGTAGACTTCTCAAAATGCTCAATTTGTGGTCATCAAGCAAAAAGTGAAGATCAGTATTGTACCCATGTTAAAGAGCACAAGGGCAGAAAATTTTCAGGGGTTGTCAATGGCAAAAAATTTCAAGACGCACCAGTTTATGAGATTAACTATGGAGTTAAATTCATAGAGCTTTCAGCAGTTTCAGATGGAGCTTTTGAAGCTTGTGAGGTTGAGGAGATTCTTCCCACAGAAGAAATTCTTCAAAAAATTGGTGTAATATCTAAAACTTCTGAAAAAATTAATAATTTAGCGAGAGAAGCTTTATATGATCCTGAAATAAATGATGTTGATGAAATTAGGAATGTAATTATTGATGTAATAAATATTAATGATGACATTAAAAAAATAGCTAACTCAAAATCTAAAATGCTCAAATCGTCTCAGGAACCAATCCCCGATTTTAATAATCAGGCATTATCAACAAACGATTTGGAAAGTCCAGCAGATCAATTTATGAATATTGAGCCTGTTAGTTCAAGAGCAGATGGTAGCACAGCACCGGGAGTTGAAGGAATGGCCCCCGATGTTCCAGTTCCATCTGCTGGAGATGAACAAGCACAAACCAAACAATCTGTATTTGAATTAATGCAAAGATTGGATGAACTAAATAAGATGGATTTAGCTCAAAAAATTCTTGAAGCAACTGTTGTGGATCTTATAGGTAAGAGAAGAAATGTTAATATGGAGCATGTTAGCGATTTAACAAAACATCTTGCTGGTGTTCAAGAGGTTGTTAGCAATCTAATTGATGATGGATTTAAACCAGAAGCATTTGGAACTAATATTCCAATCGGGTTAACACAAAGTCCTGATCAAGCAGGAATGACAAATGGTCAACAACCACCACCACAACCACAAATACAAGAATATGCTCCTGCTGGTGATGTTGGATTACAAATGTCAGCATCTAAAAATATGGATAAAACTAAAATAGGTGGTTTTGAAATATTTAAGAAAATGAAAAATAAATATTCAGACAAGGAGAAGAAAGATATGGATAATTTCGTAAAACTATCTCAGATCATTAAAGATCAGTACACTGATCAGATCGTAGATAAGTATGAGAAAGAGCAAGGCTCTTTCAAAGTTGCTATCTCTTCTCGTGGAGAAATAAAAGGGTATTTCAAGGGTTCAGAAATTGAATGGACTCCATCCATTAGCGACGAACAACTCGAAAGACTTGCTGAGGGTGAAATATCTTCTGTTACTGGCGAATTACTAGGTCAATTAAAAATGGCTGAAAAAGAAGGAACAATAAAAACTGCTAAAAGAGAAGCAGAAGTCCCTAAAAGACAAACAGAAGTTAGATTTCAAGATGAAACCGAAGAATATCCCACTGGTAGATTAGGTAATCCAGTATATCCAGAAGAGAATTATGTCGGAGAAGCTAGAAAAGAAGTCGATAATACAGTCCACGAACAAAGACTTGAAGATTCTAGAACGGGTGTGGACAATACAGTTCACGAACAAAGACTTGAAAAATATAACCCAAAAGGTGAATTGGGTAGACAAGGATTTGAAGTTGATGTCCAAGAGCATAAACTCGAAGATTCAAGGAGAGGCACAGACAACACTGTTCACGAGCAAAGACTTGAAGCAAAAAGATCAGGTTCATCAACCGCAAAAGAAGTTGTAGCATCATTAAATAATGCAATTGCGAAAGCTATTGTGGATGCTGCTGTAAGCCCAATGGAAATAATAGAATCTGCAATTAAATTATCTTCAACTGAAGATTTAAATGAAAAGATTTCAGAGAATACAACTCCAAATCTCAAAAAAGCAAGACGAGATTGGAGAGAAAGACAATCATTTAACCGATCCATCGGCCAAAAGATTGCCTCTGTTTCAGATAAAGCTTTAGAAGATTATATTGTTGGATCTTTAGCTGATGTAGCTTCAGAAGAAGTTATGCCAATAGATCTTTCAGAAGGTATAAAGTTAATTGCATCAATTGATAAAGATAAATATGTAAAAACTATTGAAAAATTAGCAAAAGAATTAATAGTTGATAACAATATCTCAAAAGATACTATTCTTCAAAGGGGTAATAGAACAGATGATATTAAAAAAGCATTTGTTGGCTCTCTTGATCCTGGTAAAGAAGAAAAACTTAGTAGTGAGCACTTAAAGCATAGTGTTGTTGCTCTTGCTGATACTGTTTTTGATACCGAAAGCACAGCCCAAGACATTCTTGAAGTTGTTGCTTCTTTGAAAACAGAAGACCTCTCAAGAGAAATTGAATCTGCAAGGACAGAAGATGCGACAAATAAGCGTGTTGCAATAAAAGAAAGAGCTTCTTTCTGGAATATAAAACTCGCTGAAATAACAGATAAACAATCTGTCATAGAGAATCTTGTGGGAAATATCGCTGATGTTGCTAATCAAAATGATATTTCAAGTCCAACAATCGCAAAGGCTGTTGAATGCTTATCAGCGTATCCAGCGACATCAAAGAAATTAATTTCTGATGCTACAAAAGCAAAAATTAATTTTATTAAAAACGCAGCCACAATCACAGATAGATCAGATAGAGAATTTAGAGTTTCTTTTAATCTAAATGAATGTGGTTGTAGAAAAGATGATTCTGAATTAGAAAGTAAAGTTAAACCATACGTTATTCAACTTTTTGCCAATAGAGGCTATGAACTTTCAGATCCAGATAGCCTGACATTTACAGAATTAAACATCTCAGAAAATGGTGATGTTTGTGGAGTTATAAAAAGTAGCATAACAAGAACTTTACAAAGTGATCCAGCACCAGAAGAAGGCGTTGCGCTTGGTGTAGTTGCAGATAATAAAATTGATATCTTTTCTGACGGAATGTTAAAAAAGAGAAGCTCTTCTAGAAGAGATTTATTAAAAGCAGCACAAGCAATGCCAGGAGCAATGCAAGGTGCCGCACCAATGGGAGGAGATCCGATGGCGGCTGGTCCGGGCGCAGATCCGGCAGCAGGCGCATTAGGTGGAGATGGCTTATCAGCAATAACAGGTGGTGGCGGCGGTGAACCAGTGGGAGAAGAAGGTCAAGTTTCCCCAGAGGAATCTTTGCCCACACCAGGAGAAATTGCTCCACCCGGCTCTATTTGTCCTGCTTGTGGATCAACAGATGTTGATTTAGCAGAAGGTCATGGACAATGTAATTCATGTTCAACAGAATTTGAATATACATTCGATATTAAAATCATAAATCCAGAGAACTTCGAATCTGGCGGAAATTCAATGTCAGAAGAGGAAGTCCCAGAAGAGGGCCTTGGGCTAGGAGAAGAACTTAACCCAGGAGCCGAGCCGGGAGGCGCAGAGATGGGCGCACAAGCCCCAGGAGCAGCAGCCGGTGGCATGGGCGGTGGTTTACCAGGGGCCGGAGGCCCAGGCGGGGCACCATTACCAGGATTAGCTAAGAGTGAAAGACGAACTGTTTTAGCTGGTGAGAATCCACTTGCTGTTAAAATCTCATGGGTCACAAACCCTGACGATTTTATCAAGACAGCAATGAATTATGGTGAAAAAACCCAACCAGGGAAACCAATGAGTGTTGGTCATGTTTGCCCATATTGTGGAGAAAGACATAAATTAAGAAGAGTTGCAGGAAAAGATAAAACTAAAATCTATTGCAATTCTTGCTTTAATGTTGCAGTAGCTAAAACTAAGGCTGAAGACGGTAAGGTAATCAGTGAAATTATAGCTCTATATTAAATTATTTATGGCTGGGTGAATATTCACCCAGCCATAAATATTAGGAGAAAATTATGTCAGATATACAACATTTAATTATGGGATTATCTTCAAAAGAACCAAAAACAAAACAAGATATTCTTGAAGAAATGGAAGATATAGAAAATCTAAAATGGAAAATTAAAACTCCATATGTTTTAGCTAATCTTGACAAAAGAAAGAAAAAACTTCAAGCTATTCTTGAAATTAAAGAAAAAGAAATAGAAAAAAATGCAGAAAAAATAATTAAAAGTTATTCTAAAACAAAATTTACAAAAATTTCTCAATTTGGGAATGATGGGCTTCCAGAAGATTATTTAGATGAAGGGAGATTAGAATACGCCGACGACCCAGAAATCCCTGATAGACCAAAAGATATTGATGATCTAGGTGATCTTGGTGCTTCAGAAGATTATTTAGATGAGGGGGGATTAGAATATGCTGATGATCCAGAGATTTCAGAAGATTTAGAAGATTCGGGTGATCTGGGTGATTTGTTTTCACCAATGGATCAAAATAAAGAATTTTTTGATATTTTAAGAGAAGAATTAGCAGCAGAGGGTTTGGGCGATGGTTTAGAAGGTGATTTAGAATCTGATGCAAATCTTGGCCCTGATTTAGAATCTGATGCAAATCTTGGCCCTGATTTAGAAGCTGATGCAAATCTTGGCCCTGATTTAGAAGCTGATGCAAATCTTGGCCCTGATTTAGAAGATGATGCAAACCTTGGCCCTGATTTAGAAGCTGATTATTTTAATAATGATTCACCAATTCTAGAACCTAAATTTAATAATGATTTGCCAATTAAAAACCACAAAGATAGATTTAATAATAACAAAGATATGTTGGGTGGCAACAAATTATCTTCAAATAAATTAAGCAAATTTAAAACAATTAAATTATCTCAAATTTTTTCTGATGATGAAGATGATGAATCTTCAGATCTTGAAGGTTTATTAAAACATCTTTTAGATAAAGATGATCAAGAAGATGAATTTGAAGAAGATCTAAAACAATGTCATGAATGTGGTGGAGAATTACAAGAACTTGGAAAATTAGGCTCAAAACAATGGTTTAGATGTAGAAATTGTGGTTCAGAACAAGCTGAAGACATAGAAGATAATATTTTTTAATCGTAAAAAAGGAATTTTGGATTCTTATCAATAATGAGAATTACAAATTAATAACTCGAAGGTATTAGAATATCTTCGGAATTAAGGAGGAATAAAATGGCTGATTCTAGGAAGAACAGCATCAAGGATAAAAGAGTTGCAGCAAAACTCGACCTTGCAGAAGCTACAAGAGATGAAAGCAGAAAGCAAGCAGAGGAACTTTTGGAAGCTATGGATTATGATGATAATACCAAAAAGTTAGTTGCAAGCGCTCTTGAATCAAAATGGCAAAAAGAATTAAGAAAAAAAATTCTTGCCGGTGAAGATGCTGAATATGAAGAGGACGCTAATGAAGTCGATCATGAACCAGATGATGATGGTGACGACTCAGAAGAATCAGAAGGCAAAGAAAAAGGCAGATTCAGTGATACCGTTGAGGAATGGACTGAGGATGTTGAAGACGATGCTGAAGGTGATTTTGAGATAGAGCCAGAATCCAACGAATTTGCTGACGAGTTCGAAAACGAAACGCCTGGAGAGAAGTCAATCGATCTTAGAGAAGGCGAAGAATTGCAAATCTCAATCAAAGAAGACTCGGGCGAAGAAGAAATACTCCGATTAATCCTTGAAGGACCATCTGATTCATCATTCGATGAAAAATTCGGTGAAGAAATGGGTGATGAAGATTTAGGCCCTGTTGCACCAGGATCTGAACTTGATGACCTTTCACTTGAAGAAGATGAACCATTAGGGGAATTAAACGGAGGTTTAGATGATGAATTATTAGGAGGAGGTAAAAAAGACATGCCAGAAGATATGGATGTTGAAAAAGAGAGATTTTTAGCTCGAAGAAAAGCTAAAAGAAGAGAAATCCTTCAAAAACTCGCAAATAATAATAATGAAGATCCTGTTAGTCGTGGTTTCGGTGAGGATACTGCCCATTCTGGAGATGGACGAGGAACCGCTTCAACAAAACCGTTTACAATGGAAGATGGACTTATGGTCGCTGGACCTGGAGAAGATGGTAAAACTGTAAATCTTCAAAATGACGGTGGAAATTCATTAAAGTCAGACCCAGAGTTTGATTTCTTTGATGTTCCAACAGAAAATGAAGAATTTCTATTAAATAGAAATGCTCGTGGGACAATGGGGTTTGAAGGTCAATATGGAGATCTATTAAAACAAGATATTGAAAGTGCTGATCAAAGAATTCCAACTGAAGGTGGAGAAGATTTTCTAGAGTTTGATGTACCAACTCAGCTTGATAAAATAACCAAGCAAAGAAAAGGTATCGTTGCAAAAAACCAAGGTACAAAGAAAACCCTAACAGCAGAAAAATTAAATATTTTCCTTGAACAAAAGAGAGAGGATTTAATTAAGAAAGAATATGGTAAAAAAGTTTTTGCTGAAAACTATAAAAAAGAGAATATACTTAAAAAGATTGCACTCAATGAGTGTGATGCAATTGAAGGAAATAACGATCCTGTTCAAGCAGTTCAATGCGACGAATGTAATACTCTTGTAGTTTTAAGCACAAAAGCTCAGGATGAAGGCTATTGTCCAGCCTGTGCAGCAATTGACGAAGAAGCCAAGCGAATCGCAAGAGAAGCATTAGCCAAAAATAAACCAGCAAAAGAAGCATCAATGGCCGATTACGGCAACGAACTTTGCAAAGATGAACGTGGAGAAGATCCAAATGGCGACGGTGGTTTCAGGACACAAGGTAAAGTAGGGAAGGCACCTAAAAAACAAAATGCCCGTGATATGGAACTCGACAAAGGACAATTCGAAAATAAAGAAGCCGCTATCGAAAAACTATCAAACGCACTGCGAGAAGAAAAAACAAAAATGGCAAGGGTTGCAGCAGCTTATGACGCAGCAAGCTCTATGGCTGACGCTGGTTTAATTAAAGCCGCTGAAATTAAAGACCAAGTTGCCAAATTTATGCAAGGTGATATGACAGTTCACGCAATAAAGAACTTTGAGGAAACAGCAGTCTTGTTCGCAAACGATCAACAAAAGAAAAGGATTGCGGAAGCATCCGTTTCAAGATCTATGCAAAAGACCTCTGGAAGCGAAGGCTTAACTCAAATGTATGATATTAAAACAGACCCAAAACCTGTTAACACAACAGAAATGTTAAAGAACGTATTCAGCGTCTTAAAAGAAGACGACTTTGATGAATACGGAAGGAAAAAAATTCGCTAAAAGCGAAAAATTAAGGAGGAATTACAATGGCTATCCATGTTAAACAACATGTTTTATTCGATAACTTCGATGCTGATAACAGCATCCTAGCCGGAATGGCTGTTGCTCTAATCCAGACAAGCGGCAAAGCGCAAGCAGTTGCAGCAGATCGCTCAGATTCAAGTCACGAATTCTGGGGGATGGCAGGCGACGACACCTCAACATCTGGAAATACTATGGCTATAATCGATCCAGTTTCACCAGGAAACTATTCACATAGTTCTGGCGACGGTGACGATCCAACCCTTTATACTGGCCCAACCCCAGAGGCTCGACCAGCAAGAAGACTTAATGATTACATCGACGAGAGAATTACTAACACAACCAACTGGACCGACGTTGATAGCAATAATAGATCAACAGCACGAAGAGGAATCGCAGTTTACAGACACGGTGGACGCTTCTTAACTGATCAATATGTATCAGATGCAAGCGTTGACGCAGCCACAACTGACGGTGGCGCTGCACCAACTTTCGCAGTTAATGATAGTTTGGCATTCGGTATTACCGCTAATGTTGGACAATTTATCAAAATTGCAAAAGCTAATACAGTCCAATACGCCGGTGGTGCTGCTGGTTATGGCTACGAAGTAGCAAAAATAATCGGACCAAGTGTCACAAACGGACTTCTGGAAGTTACATTACTTTAAAAATAAGGCTTAAAAAGAATTAAAGAATTAGGAGGAAAATAAAATGAGTCTTGTCAAGAGAAATATCAATGAGCAAAAGGAAGAGATCATTGCACAAGCTTTGGAAACCGGCGAAGGCCGTGTTGCCCTGGCGCAAGCAATGGTTGAACCAATCAAGATTTCTCTTGAGTATCAGGCCATCGGGCGCAAGCTTTTGATGGTTGACGAACTGCCGCAAGGCGCTTTGCCAAGATATGAAAGAGATATCGCAGTCACTTCTTACGTTATTCCAAAACGTGGTTCTGTGCCTGATATGATGGTAGAAGCAGAGGAACTGTTAGTTCCCACTTTTGAAATTGCCTGCAATCCAACTATCAAGTTGAATGAAATCAGAGCAAGACGATACTACATCGTAGATCGTGCCCAAGTGAGAGCAAAAGACAGCATCCAACGCCAAGAAGACCTCGAAGTTTTCAAAGCAATCTCTGTCGCTGTATCAACAGATCATACAGTAACCGTTTCGGGGAACCTTTCACCCGACAACATAAATCTCGCATTAGCTCTTATCGAAGAGCACGAGCTTGTCGGTGCAAAAATTGTTTGCCATCCATTTAGATATAAGGACGTGAGAGCATGGGGGAAAGACTTTTTCGATGAGGCAACTCAGAGAGATGTTTTAATGTCAGGTCTTTACGGACACTTATGGACCGCAGACATTCACGTTTCAACAATGGTTCCAAAAAACTCAATCTATGTTTTAGCCCCAGGTGAATTCGTTGGAGCAATGCCGGTAAGACAGGACATTACCGTTCTTCCAGCAGATGATCCAAAAGCATTAAGACTAGGATGGGTAATTTACGAGGAGCTTGGAATTGCCGTGATAAATGATTATGCAACAGCTAAAATAGTAATTGGATAGAAGATGTTATCATTTATAACAAGCAATGACTGAAAAGAATAAGAAATCCCCCGGAAGCTTCCGGGGGATTTCTTTGTTACCACGAACTACCTTTTGGGTAATCATTAATAACAGCCATACCAATCCCCTCATAGAACAAAAAAAATATAATTATGACTACGGTGTTTTCCGAGGATTGAGGTATAATCCAAATAGGACACGACAGTGGTCCTTGAAAGTGAATTATTATGGCTGAATGGACAAAGGAAGAATTGAAAAAATTTAGAGAAATGTGGGATGATTGTATGCCATTAGAAGATATAGCTACCGAACTTGGTAGAAGTAAGATATCTCTTAAAAGTAAATTACAAACTTTAGATTTTCCATCAAGAGATAGGAAGAGTGTTTATAGATTTAATTTACCAACCGAATTAAATTATGAAGAAGAACAAGTTGTTTATGGTTCTTTATTAGGTGATGGAACTATAAATCTTCAAAAGGGGACTGAATATAATTATAGAGAATGTCACACAAGAGTTCAGAGACCATTATTAGAATTTAAAGCAAATTTATTAAAAAGATGGAATCCCAAACTATATGACACGCAATCTGGCGATAGTTTACGAACGGAATTATATACTCCATATCATAAAATTTGGAAAAATATTTATGATGAAATATATGAATCTTCTACTAAAAAAGTTGTTACTGAATATTGGTTAAATAAGATTGATTATTTAGGTCTTTCTATGGCAATATCAGATGATGGTGGTAGGCATGGGCAAGGATGTAGAATATCTACTTATTGCTTTACAGAAGAAGAACATACATTAATGTGTGAATTTTTTTCTGATAAATTTGGTGTTACATTTGAAAAAAAATATAGACAATCATTAGATCATTGGTTTTTGTTTATACCATCAGAAGATTATAAAATTTTATCACCTAATTTAATTGCACCAGAGGGTATGGAATATAAATTTGATATAAAAGAAAATAAACATGTTAAAACTAAAAATAAGATTAATAAAAAAACATTTTTACTATTATCACAAATAAAAGATTTAGCAAAAAATATTGAGAATAATAATTCGGCAAATGAAATTATTGATAACATTCAACAGTTTATAGATGATGGCACAGAAAATAAAGAATTAGATAAAGAATAATTGAAAAACAAAACCCACAAGGAATTTCCTTGTGGGTTTTGTTTGTTTTTTGCAATTGGTGTATAATTCACTTGTATAGATTTAGTTATAGCTTTGGTTATAGCTCTGGTTATAGTTTTAGTTATAGCTTTGGTTATAGCTCTGGTTATATCTTTGTGTTCATCTATGTTTGGATTTAAGAAAGAGGTGATTAATCATGTCGGAAGCTGAAAATGTTGAAGGTTTTGAGGCGATTGAGGATGATGAGCTTGTTCAATATAATTTTAGAATTGAGCAAAATTATCTTAATGATTTAAAAAAGTCTTCTGAAAAATTTGATGTGCCAGTTAGCCAATTGATTCGCAATTCAATTAGATGTTTTTTATTAACTGATAAAGAAGCAAAGAAAGTTCAAGATCAAACACCAAATTTAGCAAGAAAGATTTTTGATGTTTATGAGGATGGGCTTCTTTTAAATCAAACTGAAAGAATTCAATTTAAATCTCCAACAAAAACAGATCTTAAGAGTTTAATTGAGGAAGATTTTATTTCAAGTTATCAATATTGTTCTTCATCTAACGTGCCAAAATTTTGGCCAACTTCGGACAAATCTTTTGAACCTGTTTATTTTCATTTAGCCACGAATCCTCGTTGGAAGAAAGATTATGGTTTTTGTTATTCACAGTTAGCAAGGTTTAGGGCTAACAATCGCTTGAATGAGCAAGAAGATTTGAAAGTGATTGTGTTGCTTTATTCTTCTGTTCTTACAGATTTAGCTGCAAAAAACGGTAAAAAACCTGAGTATCATCGTTGGGAGGATGCGTGTGAAAAAGATCTTGATATGATTATCAAAACAATTTCTGAAACTATTGAGGGTTATGGTGGAAATGTTGACAAGTTTTTAATTAATACTGAATTTAAATTTAGTGAGAGGCTCAAAGATTTTGGCGATGTTGTTGAGAGCACATTGATGCCAAAGCGTAAGATTTTGGTTTTGCCGAAATCTTCTCAATTAGGTTTTATTGATATCAAAATTGACAGAAATGAATTATGGACATGCAATACTTCTTTAACGAATGAGGTTGAAGAATATGCTATGGTTGTTTGTGAGGAAATTTGTATGGTTTTGCGTGATTCTAGAAAAATTGGTCTTATTTCAATGGCAGATTGAGGGAATTTAATTAAAAACTCCCCGGAGAAATCTCCGGGGAGTTTTCGAAGTCACTCTGTCTCAACCTCATTGATTTCTATTCTTTTCAGATGGATTTCTTCAAGTTTTGGCAAAACAATTTTTAAAAACCCAGAAATCAACGATGCTTGGATTTTGTTTTCGTCGATGGGTTGGGGGAGGTGCAATGTTCTGCTGATTCTTGAATTTGTTCTAAGTTCAGAGAAAAGGATTCTTTCATTTTCTTTTGTTTCAACAGATGATTTATTGACAATTATTGACAAATTATTTTTATCAACTGAAAGATCAATCTCTTCTTTCTTTGCCCCTGGAACCTCAGCTAAAACTTCAAAAAATTCCCCACAGTCTTTCACCTCGACAGGGAATGAATTAAAAGAACTCAAGGCATCGTCCCCTATCAAAGAAAACATTCTATTATCAAATATTCTGTCGAATAATGAATCAAAGTCTTTTCTAACAATATTAAAATTAGCCATTTTTTCCTCCTTTTTAAAATCATTCAAAAAATCTTTAATCAAATTCCTAATCATACATGAAACTGATGTTTGCATTTTTGAGCATTCATCAGCTAGAAGATTTTGATCTTCTTCATCAAGCATCAAATTATATCTCTTACATTTTTGAATCATAATTCATCACCTCATAAACCAATTATATAACAAATTTTCACAAATTGTGGGGGAATTACACATTTTTTGTGTATATTTCTAAAAAATTAAATTTAATTAATAAACACACCTAATTCTTCGTCGAATTGGATTAATTTATTTTCTATTATTAATTCTCCGTTTGGGGCAAGTAGCCAACCTCGACATCGACGAATTGCTGCGAGACCACGGTGATCTAGCCCTGCGGGGGCAGGGAGCCAACTGCTCGCAGATGTTGCCGAACCTCGTGTCGAACGATCTAGCTCTGCGGGCAGAGAGCCAACCTTTTGCCTGTGGCCTTGCTGGCCTCTAGGCGGGATCTAGCTCTGCGGGCAGAGAGCCAACGCCTCCTGATAAGACATCCTGTCCGTCAAACACGATCTAGATCTGCGGGCAGAGAGCCAACCCCAACATCTAGAGCGTCTTCCCACTCAAACCACAACCTGTTGTGGTCGTTTGGTCCAACACTAGATATAGTGGTTTTGGCCCCGAGGGCCAGTTGCCCTCGGGGCAACAGCATTAGGCTACCACCCCAAGGCGTCTTTGTCAAGTGGTTGATTAGCTGCCCCGGCACACCGCCAGACCTATATTATTGAACAAATTATATATCTTTCCCTTATCATTGGTGTTTTTTCTTCCTTCTTAGCTGGTTGTGGCTTGCTCTTGTGACTATACCTCTCTGTGGTGATGTTAGTCATATGATTTTAAAAATTTTAAAGATTTTTTGTTGATCAGAAGGTTTTTTATTAATCAAAAGAGAAATGAAACAGAGAAATGAAACTTGGAGGGAGATATGCATAATCAAGAAAAAATTTTAACAGAAAAAGCTATTAAATTAGTGGATGATGCGATTAATATTATTGAAACAATAAAAGAGTTATCATTAAAAGTTGTAAACTCTTTAAATTCTAATGATAACCAGCAAACAAAAATTTTATTAAAAGAAATAGAAGATATTTTTAATTTTAAGTTGTTTAAAAACGAAGTTATATCTAATGCATCAGAGATATTTATCAATAAATTAGTTGAAATATTTGATTTATTTTATGATATTAGGACAAAACTTGAGATTGGTCAAATCCCAGATCCTAATGTTATATTAGAAAAAATACAGATTTTAGATAAATTAATACATTTATTGATCCGATTTAAATCCACAGATTTTATTTTAGATCAAATAGAAGCCTTATTAGATCTAGGAATTAGATATAAAAATAGAAAAAATGTGGTTTAAACTTGCAATTGATGAAAATTTTAATAACAAACACGAAAAAATGACATTACTTGAAATTCGTAATGAAGTTTTCAAGGTTTTTTTTGAGCCATTGATTGAGAAGGGATTCTTTTCAAGCGGTGTAGCTTATGATAGAGCAAATCATTTAGTCGAAATGGCAAATCATTCTTCTTTTGAAGAAATTTTAAATCAGTTGATTCAAGCAAACGATTCTGAACCAATTAGGCAACAGGCAATTGAGCGTAGAATTGATGTTTTAGAAAGGGATGAACATATTTTCCCAGATCGTGTTATGGCCGAATTAGATAAAGCCACAGAAAGAACTTTGGGCATTGTCTCGGCAAAACGAAAAGCATCAGAATTTCTTCTTGATTTACATCGTCGTGGGTTGTGGCCGGAAATTTAGATTTGTTTATTTATTTAAGAGTGTTTATTAATTCTAATAGATCTTTTTTAGAATCAAAATTAACATTAACTATCAAATTATCATCGTCGTCTAATCTAACATGACAACGATTTGATAAGTCTTCTAAATCTTCTAAAGTTTCTATTTTTTTTGCATCTCTAAATATTTTTAGAAGATTTTTAAAAGAAGTTAAAGTTAAGCATTTTAAAAGGACATATGGTGTAGCAATTTGTCCATCCTTATACTCATCGTCACCTTCACATGAGTATATAGTTTCTATATTCATGTCTTTATTTAGATATTTAATTAGAGGTATTATATTTAAATCTACTATAACTTCTTTGCCTCTAATAATTATAAATTCAGCTTCATGTTTATTTAGACTCATTCTTGAATCTCTTATTAGTTTATTCATTTAATCTCCTTTTGCTTTTTCTTTAGCAAACGAACAACTTCTTTCATTTGGTTGTTCTTCTGGAACTCTTGCGAGGCTTATTTGCCGGTTTGTTTTGAGTCTTTTTCCGCTTGTTTCTCTGTCAAATTTTTTTAGATTTTTGTGATAAAAATCGATTACATCAAGATATTTATAGTATTTTTCATTAGCCCACGCTAAATAATGAATAAATTCTCTATCTAAAAAATATAGAAAAGTAATTTTAAACTCTTGAAAAGGTTGAAGATAAATAATAGATCTACGAAATAGGATTGAATTTTCAAAAACAGACGGATTTGTTATTATATATTTTGATTGATTGTAATTATCTAAAATTTTTAAGACATTTTCAACCGATTCTTGCGAATTTGTTCTTGGGTTCAACCCAAGATCATAAAACATTCTCGCAAGTGTTCGTAAATTTTGTTTTTTACTTAAAAAAACCATACAATACCATTCCAAGAGGATTCTTCACAGTTTCTAGCTTTTGTTGATTTCTAACCTTTTGGCGCAAAAATTGGTTCAAACCCAATCACTTTTTTTGAAGCACCATTCGTGTCATTGAAATATCTTGTCGAAATTTTCCAATAATTTGCATAATCGCTCAATTGTAAAATTTTGATGATTTCATCAAAACTAATTTCTTCTTGAAGTTCTGAAAGGTTGAGACTTGGGAAATAGACAGGAATGAAGTAAAGCCAAGTAAACGAAAATATGCGTCTATCTTTAAAATTGTTGATTAATTGTTGATCAAGGCTTTCTTGAAATTTACCTGGCAAATTTACTTTTTCGACAAGTTTTCTTTTTACTTCATGGTATTTTTGTTCGACTTGACTTGGTGTTAACATGATTTTTTTCTTTCGAAGAATTCCACTATCTAGATTCTGTCACCGAGAGAATAATTAATACTTGCTCTTGGTAGCTATTATACCATAGATAGCTCTGTCCTTTGGCTGGAATTTTGGTAGAATTAAATTATGCAAAGCAAAAATAACCCAGAGAAAATTTTCTCTGGGTTATTTTTCTAATTATTTTCAAATCATTTATAAAAATTGTTTATAAGATCTTCATTTGCTAAATTATTTTTTAGAAATGGTCTTCGATATTGTTTGTTAATTCTAATACCATTCCTGGCGTCTCGGCTTGACAATTTTGTGACAGGGATTGCATTAAATTCTTCTTCTGTTTGAAAATTATCATTCAAAAGAACAATAATTCCCTGTTCTTCAAGTGCATGAAGAAGTCTATAGGAAGTGTTATATAAATATGTATTAGATATATCATCTGGATCTTTTGTATTACAAAAAAGATCGCCTTCTTTCAAATTATCTGCGTGTTTAGCCATATATTTCTTTACAATTTTTAATATTGTTAAAGATTGATCCTTTAATGTTATTTCTTCTAAAATTTCTATTAAATTAGCTGCTATTTGATCGTCTGGTGTTACCTGCATCAAACTTTCAATAACTGGGTCTAATAATTCTTTGAATTCTTCTAAAATTTCTTTGCCCATTTTTGTTTTAGTTTTAAAAATTTTGCTACAAAATAAATCTTTTCTCTTCATTTGGAGTCCCTCTCTTTTGTCCCCCTTGCCTGGGGTGCTTAACTGTTAGTCGCATTATACTTCTGCGACGGCACCTCCATAAAGAGAAAGATGGAAAATTTATGATTTGAGTTAGTTAATAATTTTTATTTCATAAAGAAGATAATTGGATTTTTTACGAGAATTTAGGATGCAAGGAGCTATTTTATGCATAAATTCAAATTAAATAATGAAAATTTTAGAAGAATAATCCTAGCTGGAAGACTTGAGGCTTTGCTTCACAGGGGTGTTTCAGATGAAGTTGCCCATTTCATAATGTCTATCGAAGAAGATGAGGAACAAAAATTTCTTGCAAATGCAGCCTTTAGAAATCCCCAAATTTCAATAAATGAAATTTCAGATATTTATGACGAGTTAGCCAGTCGCCAAAAAATATTTCCTGGGCAAAAACAACTATTTCGAACAAGATATGGTGATGATTTTAAAAAATGGATTATATCAAGAACAAAGCAATTTTTTAAGAATGGAATTCCAGAAAATCTTTTTGAACTTTCAGAAGAGTTAAATAATATTTTTGATTGGATGTTTTACAAAAAGCAAGAGAATCCAAGATTTAACATTGCAAGTTATTCCTGGGAATCTGCTGTTGAATCACAGCAAAAATGGCATGATTCTTTTGAGATAAATGACGGCTCCGATTATCAAATGAGGGATCCTTCTCCTATTCTTTATGCTCCAGAAGAATGGGATGGATGGAGTATTCGTTTAGTTAAAGAACAAAATGATTTTGATTGTGAAGGCAACAAAATGGGGCATTGTGTTGGTCGTGGCAGGTATTTTAAAGAATATGAAAACAAAAAAATTATAATTGTTTCTTTAAGAGATGAAAATAACAACCCTCATGCAACAATAGAACTTGAATTCCCAAGGAAAAGAGATAATCCAATTGATTTTAAAAAAGAAAAAGAAAAAGCGGAATCAATTACAAACAATGGGGCTGAACTTATTAATTCTTTTTTTAAAGAAATTAAAAGAAAGCCCGAAGGTGATAGTCATTATCAAACAACAAAAGATATTTTTGGAGACTATAACTCTATTAATTTAACTCCAGAAAATATCCATACTTTGTTCCCACTTTATAAAATTTTTATATCAAATCAAAAACAAAGAACTGGTGATGATGATTTTGATGTCGCAACGGAATCGAGTGTGCATGAGAACGATGAAAGAATGGCAGAAGAATATGATGAAGATGATTATGATGAAGAAGGATTTTATAAAGTAAAACAGATTCAAGGTAAACAAAATTCATATCCAATTCCAGCTTATAGAAATAAAATAAATGATTTTTTATATGACAGAGAAGCTTATGATAAATTAATAGAGATTTTAGATATAGAAGAAAGAAATATTTCAAGTGAACATTCATTGTATATATCAATGTTAGATTCGGAGACAGAAGCAACAGTTGAAAATTTACAAAAACTTCCATTGGAATTAGTTTTAGATATTTTTATTGCTCAATATTGGTCTTTCCCAGACAATAAAAGAGAAGAGATATATTTATATGTTAGATCTTTATGTCTAGAAGATCCTATTGCTGCTTTTGTTCTTTCAAGATTTAGAAGACCATACGATAACCTTGATTTAGAACAAGTTATTGCACAAGATGAGGATCTTTTAATTCCTTATCTAATAGAAGTTGAAAAAAGTGACTTTATTAAAAATAAAATTCTAGAATCTGGAAATCTAGATTTAATCTTTCCTTATATTTTATTTATTGAAGGGATTCGCTGGGGTGGTTACCAAGAGAAACTTGAAGAGGGAGAAGTGAAAGATGAAAAAAGCAATCTAGTCCAGATGCCATTAGATCGATTCCAACCATTTGTTCTTTCAGATCCAACTTTGTCTGTTGAATTCGCTTTTTTTAATGGTGAAAATGAAATAATTAAGCAAGCCGCATTGACTGATCCAATGAGGGCGGTTGAGTGGGCAGATATGATTGATGAGGGACCAAGTGACGAGACAAGATTTGCTGCATCAAAAAATGTCAACGCAGCAATTAAATATGCAATTGAAGTCGATGAGGGTCCACATCCTGTAACAATGCAAGCGATTATTGATAATCCAGAAGAAAATAAAGATAAATATGCAGAAATAGCAGGGATCTATCTTTGGAAAGTACCTAATGCTGAAAATATTCCCCTTCTTAAAAAAATTGCATTTTCAAGTGGTTCTGTCATAGAGGCTTTATTTTTTCAAGCCCCAAAGATTTTTAATGAAGACGATTTCGAGATAGTAAGACAACAATCAGAAAAATCACCTCGATTAAGTCTTGCAATTGCACAGATAGAAGGTCCAAGTGATGATACTAGATATATTGCTTCGCTTCATTCACTTTATGCTTTGATATATGCAAAAGAAATAGATAAAGGCCCCCACCCTGTGACAAGATGGGGAGTTTCTCTTTCTCCTTACTATGCTCATAAGTATGCACTTGAGATAGATAAGTTTTGGCATCCACTTCTTCTTAAAGCTGTTGAAGGAAGTGTTTGGAGAAATAGAGAGGACGTTGAACCAATAGAAGTTCCAGAAGAAGAAATGGTTGAACCAGAATATTATTCAAAACATCCTTATGAAGAAGATGCCAAATTTGAGACAAGAAACCTTATAGATAAAGCAAAACTCCTTGTCAAATTTGAAAAAGAAGGCGAACATAAAAAAGCTGATAAAATTTTGCAAAAATTAATAAAAATCACTAAAACTTCTAATAAATTTTGAAACTTTATTTACTAAGAACACGGCTAGAAAGCCCTCCTGCTTTAGCAGAGGGATGAATAGCCGTTCAGTTATTTCGTTAACATAAAATTAATAGAGATTTATTGTAGATATTCTTCATCTTCTTATATAATAGTATCAGTAAATAGAGAAAGATAGTTAATTTAGCAAAAGAGAACAGATGTGGAATCAAACTAGAAGATTTAACAGGAATAAGAAAAGCTAAAAACAGGTCCAAAGATTTCCGATAAAAACTAGATTAATCTTCTTTAAATTCTTTTAAAAGAGTTGTGTCAAGTTCGGCGAGGGCTTCTTCGCCGAACTTTTCCTTTATGAACTTAATTTGATCTTCTATTGACATATAGGATTGCATAAATTGTCGAAGATCTAATTTTATTTCAAAATTAGATCTTATAAGACTAACAAGTTCTTGGAAAAGATTTTCATCACAATATTTAAAAAATATTTCATGTCTCTGTAAATCACCTAAAATAAACTTTTTATTTATATTTATATCTTTTAATGGGAATAAATAGTTTATGTTGTTCACTTCGATTCCAACAAATTGATTGTTTTTTAAAAAAGATATTTCATTATCTATTTCGTCTAAAAATCTAAAATAAAGATCACTAAAATGTTTAAAAATTATTTTATTTGTTTTTAGATCCATAACTGTGTTGATTGCCACACCGAGGTCTGATGCAAAAAAATTAACTCTTTTTTTATCAATTCCATTAGAGATATTAAGAAAAAATCCTTGTTCACAGTTTCCTACATTTTCTATTTGCCAACCAACTATTTCATCATATATTTCTTCTATTTGATTATTCATTTTTTTCTCTTTCTCTAATTTGAAAATGAAGTTTAAACTCATCTGTATCTAGATACATATGAATTATTTCGCTAAGAAATTGAATTTCAGGCATGTTTAGTTGATGATCATAGATAAACATTTCTTTATAAAGATCATAATCAAGATGTTTAACTATTTCTCCAAGCATTTCTTGTAAAAAATGTTCATAGCTTCTAAATAAATCTTTTTCTTCCATTGTGCCTAACCTCTTTGTTGAAGAGATTATACTCCCATCCGAGAAAAGACTAGGAGGGAAAGTTAGAAGAATTAGAAGAGTTATAGGATTTTGTTAATTAAAAATAGAAAAAAATATCATGTGGTTTAAACTTGCAATAAAAGAATTAAAAGAAGCTTTGAATTTAAAATTCAATCCATATTTTGAGCAATCACCGACCTGGGGATCTAACCCCAGAGAAGATGTGATTGGCACTTCTGTTAGTGGGCATCTTTTTGTCGATGATTATGAGCCGATTGAAATAAAAACAGATACACTTTCTGGTTTTTATCCAGATTCTGATGATTTTGGGATGATTGGTTACAATCAAAAATTAGATAGAATTCAATCCCCATATCCGAACACAACAACCGGCCTTTCTGATGAAGATTATGAAAAATATTTATTAGCATTAATGCATGAATTTTTTCATAGTATCGAACAAAAAGAATTAAGGCTTGATGTTTATAATAATTTTAGATTTGCGTTTTTAGTAAAAGATTTTGATAAAATAAAAGAAATAGTTTCAGAGTTTGGAGTTTCTAATTTTGCAAATCTTTTTTTAGAAGTTTTAGAAGATGAATTAAAATCATGGGAAATGGTTTCAGAATCAATCCCTGGAATTTTTTCTAAACATCAAAGATTTGTTAGAGAAGTTTTTCAAAGTCATTTGAAATCAACAATAGAAATAGGAAAACTACTTCGAGAAAGAGGGGCAAGAAAAATAGGTGAAAGAATGGTTGAACAAGCTGAAGAAATTGGTCAAAGATTTTTTAAAATAAGAATAAAAAAACAAGAAAATATTTCAGAAGAGCATAGGGCTGTGATTGATATGATTGATGATTTTAATTATCAAAATTCATTAATTCGTAAAAAATTCTTTCCAAGGAATTAAAAAATGTGGTTTAAACTTGCAACAATTTCATTAAATAAATTTGATCATCCCACTCTTGAGGAAATGGTTCAAGAAGTAAAATCCCTGCTTTTGCGAGGATATGGAGAGGATCACGAGCAAGAGGCAGACGATCTTGCTAAAGAACTTGTTTTAGAAGCACCACTCCAATTAATAAAAGATTGGGCATCATTAGAGTGGGTAAACGAAGTTGCACAATTGATTAACATGATTGATAGATTATACCTAATGGGAGAAAACGATAGAGCTTTTGAGTTGATTCAAGAAGAAGGATATTTATCTTTTGATGAATTAAAAGAAGTTTTTAGAATGAGAAAAATCGGTGCAAAAGCAGGGAAACTGGTTCTTGATTTAATAGATCGTGGATATCTTTTAAAAATAGACGATTGAATCAATCTAAACTTTCTAAAATCTTCTTAAAAATAAAAACTTCTAATTTTTTATTATCAATAGGTGAGTTATTTGACAAAATAGTTTTCCCCATTGCTGGCTGTGTTTGAAAACTTTGCTCATTAAATTTAAGTAATGGAACAAATTGATCATAAAAATAGTTTTGTCTAGGATAAGGTTCTCTGATTGCCATTTTTATTTCTCTTCGTCTTCATAAATTGAATTGATTTTTCTATAGTTAAGAAAAGATTCTTCAAAATCAAAGTATACAAAAAGATTTTCTTTGATTTCTTTTAGGAAGTTTATGAAATCCAATGCGGTTATTTCTGTCCCTGGTATTTTTTTAATTTCAGTTTCTGTATAATCAGAAATCCATTCCCCTTCAACAGAAGGGAAAAAACTAATTCCATCTTTTTCAACACCTTCGAACATAGAAATTAAAGATGGTTCCCAATTATCAGTGTGACACCCACCGTCTAAAGAACCGACTCTAAAAGAGATGTTCTCATCCCTGTCGTGATACCCACCTATGCTAACCAGTCTTGTTCCGGGGAATCTTTCTAACCATAATTCTTTTATTTTATCCCAAATATAATTTTCTGTTCTTTTTCTAACAGAATCCCAAGCTTTTGTCGCAATTAAATAATTCTGATAATAAAAATTAAGATCTTTAATCTTTTGATTAAATTTTTCCATCTCTTCTTTCATGTTTAATTCCTTTTTGGGCAAAATGCTATTTCGTCTTCTAAAAAACAAGTCAGGGGGATATAAGCAATTGATTTAGCAATCCAACAAAGTTTTGGTTCATTTGAATCAATAATAACTTTTTTCTTTGATCCATATGCTCTAACTGGCTCTCTTAAACATTTAACTTCAATTCCTTCTTTTGCCTCAACTTCGATGGTATAATCAGTTGATCTAAAAGAGTTATTATTTACAAAAATATTTAACATCAAGCTTGGTTCTATTTTTTCAAAATTCTTAACCCATGATTTAAAAAGATTTTCAGATATTTTTTTAACAGCTTTTGTTTGGATAAAAACTCTTGGTGAATTTTCTTTTTTGCTATGAAAAAGATAATAATCTGATTTTGTTCTGGTTTTTATCCAATCTCTTTCTGCTAAAAGATTACCGGAGTAAACTATTGGAGTTGGTGGAATTTGGAAGATATCTCTACCGCCATCAACTATCACCAAATCCTCTGCTTCTTGTTCATACCAATACATTCTAACAATTTCAATTCCCAAATCATTTCCAGAAGCTCTCCATTTGTCTTGGATTTTCCATTCTCCAATTTCACTTTTGATTGAAATGTCAGCCCCGCAAAAATCTGATTTTGTTCCACCTAAATTTGAAAATTCTAAATTTTCACCGAACCATTTTGAACAAGGGGTTAAATCATAATCGAGCATCGTTTCTATCACTCTTTGAACTTTTTCATCGGTTTTAGAAATCCGACTCGCCACATTCATTTCTCTGAATTCTTTATCTCTTGTCATAGGCAAATATTCCAATCTGGCACTAGTGTGCCTAGTCAATTATACACCACATATCAATCACAAGGGGATTGGTTTTAATTTAAAACAGATTTAAACTATCATCTAAATCTTCATAAGAAATATCTGGTTTACTTGCTGGAGTTGGTTCATCTGGGATATCATATCTTTCTCTTGAATTTATAATTAATTCAGAAATAACTTTTCTGGTTTTACAAATATTAAAACTTTTAATCAATTCTTCTAAAATTCTATCAAGATTTTCTTCTTCTTTCCCCATTAGTTTATTTATCTCAAGATCTTCATAATGTGATTTGAAATATTGCATTCTTTTTGTTTCTTTTTCTATGATTCTGCGAAGCATAGCGTTTGATTTTTTTAAATAGCTATAAGACCAAATTTCAGCTTCTTTTAATGAAATAAATCCTGTTTCAACTAAACGGTTTCTTAAGATTGACATAACTTCATCAAATATTTCATTTGATGAAATATCTTTTTGTGCAAAATTGAACCACATTTTGTTTCACCTCAATTTAATTAATTCTACTTTAAACCCAGTTTTCCTGCAAGCTGGCAAGCTGAATCAGAAGTATAATGGTGCCGGGTGTAAACGCCCAAATTATATATTTAAGGTGAATTTTATGATTTGTAAAACAACAAAAAATCATATTTTACAATATTCTCTTCGAGTGGTAAACACAGCATTTTATAATAATTGCTTAAACAAATCTGGTTTCCAAACTTCTAGCTCTGATGATTTTTTTGGGAAAAGTATTTATTTTTATATTGATGGGACTCCGTTTACTATAATCTCTTTTGAAGGTGAACCATCGACACCAAAAGAATTCTCGATGGATGAAATCAACCGTTTGTCAAGGGAAACATAAATGAAAGACGACGAGATAAAAGAGTTAATAGAAAACTCAACCTATCTTTCAGATATTTTAGATATTTATGAAGAAGATATTTATGAAAAAGATAATGGGGTTTATTATAAAAATAATTATAAAATGAGAAAATATAAAAAAATGGAGGAACTAAAAAAGAATAATTTTTTTGGTTATTTATCAGAAAAGATTAACGAACCAGAAAAAGAAATGCCTGATTATTATCAGTACATTCCAGATATTTTCTCAAAATTATACACAGTAGATCGTCAACAGATAAGTCCAAAAGAAAAAGATCTATTTAAAAAACAATCTCCTCTTGAAGTTTTTAAACTTGTCATAAATTTCCTTGAAAAAGAGTGAAGAAGAGATGGGGCCTTTACAACCTTTACAACCTTTACAACCTTTACAACCTTTACAAATAAGCGATGATGAGATCATAAAAAGATCATCATCAAATTTTTACATATATTCTAATAAGCCAGAAAGTTCATCAAAAATTATTGTGGATTTATTTGGTTATAACACATCAATCAAACCAATAAAGAAATCTGAATTTGAAGTTTTTAAGATTATCATTAATTTCTTTAGCGGAGGGAGTATGTCAGAATAGTTAATTATCGTGATCCAAGAATGAGAGATGCAATTAATACAACCTCAAGATCAAAAACGTGGAACCGTGGATTAAGCCCGTTTTTTTGTGGCCCTGTTGATCTTTATAGTGGTTTTGTTGAACAAGTGGTTGAATTAGAAACGGTATGATCATAAATCAATGGGGATGAGATACAAAGATGTTATTAACAATCCTGAAAAAACCATGGGACATGCTTTTGTCCTCGCTATAATTTTGGAAGATGAAAGGGCTTGGTAAGAATGGGACAAAAATCTAAAACATTGATTTCACAATGTTTAAATAATGAAGAAATTCAAACCTTAAACAATAACGAATATTTAATATTAGATTATTTATTAACAAAAGATTCTTTATTTATAAATAACTTAAAAGAGCCGAAAAAAGATGGTAATAATTCACGGGTTGTCCCAATAGTTAGATTATCCTTTGAATCTATTTTTTCAATGTCAAAAGATGGGTTAATAGATAAAGAATTACAAGATTTAAATTTTTCTTATGTTAATAATGCAATTGATAGAAATTTAGACCAAGATGTAGATAATTGTTTTATTTCTTTATTAAAACTATCAAAAGAGATATCTGTTTTCAATTTTGATGATTTGAAAAATGAATTAAAATATTCTTCTATTATTTTAATTAACCCAAAAATAACTAGAGAATTTGATCCAAGTGTATTTAATGTTTTTACAAATAGACTTATTGATGAGGATGAAATAATAATCTTCCCAAAATCAGAAAACTTCGGAGCCTATTTTTTTGGCAAAGATATAGAAGAAATAAATAAAAAAGATAAGAATTTGTTCAATATTAAAAAATATAGATTTTTTTCAATGGTTATTTATGATGTTAATTTAATTAAAAGATTTATAAAATCTAAAAACATAGAGTTTGACTTGTTTTTGAAAATAATGTCTAGCTGTTGACTCCCTGGCTGACTTGCGTTACAATGCCTGTGCGGGCCGGGGCAAGGAGGACGATTCTAATGAGTATCTCTATCAAGGATGTTGAGAGCCTCTGTTTAAGCAAATGTTCTGTTAACCCAAACGATAAAATCTTAATTGCTTGTTCTGGAGGGGCCGATAGTATGATCCTCCTTCACTGTTTGTCTTCCTTTTTTCCGGTTAATAAGCTCCACGTTGCAACTTTTAACCATAACACCAGAGAAGAGTCCAAAGAAGAAGTCAACTTTGTTCAAAAATTAGTTATTGAAATGGGTATCGGATGTTCTGTCGGAGAAGGTGTAAACTGTTCAACAGAGGCATCAGCCAGAGAAGAAAGATTTGATTTTTTGAACAAAGTTGTTCAAAAACATAACTGTACTTTGATTGCCACGGGCCACAACTCAAACGACCGCATCGAAACATCAATGATGAATTTAATGCGTGGATGCGGGCTAAGTGGATTTTGTTCAATGTCATATAGAGACGGGAATATCATCAGACCAATCCTAGATTTTTCTAGAGCAGAAATTAGAAGGTTTGCAAGGAATGAAAACATTCCATTCTTTGTCGATCCAACAAATGAAACAGATCAATTCAAAAGAAGCAGAATTAGACCAATTGTTGATGAATTGTTCCGAAGTGATCAACAACAAGTTTTAAGATCTTTGAATCTAATTAAAAGTTCATCCGATGCTCATCAGGAAATGATTCAAAGATTAGTTAAGAAAAATTGTCATTTTATTTTTGATGATTTTTCTACTTGCAATTTTTTTACTTTCAATCTCGATATTTTGAATTTCAAGGATTTTGTGATTATTGATAGAGATGACCTTGGTGAAAACATTCTCAAAGAATTAATTTTCTATTCGATTAAAATGCTAAAAGGAAACTCAACAGATATTACATCTAATGACATCGAAAAAATCTTATACCTTTTCTTGAACGGTGGAGATACTCTAAAAACCCATGGAATTATGTGCTCGTTGTCCCCTAAAAATCGAACTCAAAACGGCAGACTGTGCATTTGGAATGGGGCTTTTGACATCCCCAAATGGCAAGTCAATTTGAAGATAGGGAACAATTTTATTCCAGAGGCAAAACTTTTAATTAGATCTTCTGTTGAATGTATTGCTCGAAGTTGGCAACCAGGGGATAAAGTTGTTCAATGGGATAAAGATATCAAAGCTAAAGAATTATTTAAAATTCTAAATATTCCACAACCAGTTAGAAATAGAATCCCTTTGATTGAGGTTGATGGACTCCTAAAATTCTTCCCGCTTTTGCAAGGACTTAATTTCAAATTTATTCAATAAATATTTTCAAGGCTTTGATCGCAAGAAGTACATCTCTTATTGTTAGTTAAATAATGAATGTTGTTTTTATTTAATTTTAAGAATTTATATCCATTGTATGTGCTAAAATAAATCCTATGAATGTTAAAAGACCATAAAATCTTCATGCAATTTTTGCACGGTTTTGAATTAGCTATGTTCCCACCTTTCGTTAATCCAGAAACATAGATTTTGGTTCTAGAATCTGCCTTCGGCGAAAGATCCCAAATTCTACCAAACAAATTTATCAAAGCATCCATTTCTGCGTGCAAAGCTCCAAATTTAGAAGACCTTCTATGTGACGAAAATAAAAGAGGGGGGATGTTCCCACTCGTTCTATTTGCTCCTGTTGACAAAATTTGACTACCCATCACAATGATAGCCCCCATTTTATATTCAAAAGGGCTTTTTTCTGAGGCTGTTTCTCTTGCTTTTAACAACAAAATCTCATTCTTGTCCACTTACTCACCATCCTGACAGATTCATTATATCACACCATGACCAAAAACAGAGACCTGGAAGATAGGATGATTTAAATTAAAGATGAATTGGACAACAAGAGGTGAAGATATGAAATTCGGTTATTTAATTGAACATTTTGATATCGGATGGGAATCTCATTTTGTTTTTTTTGATGTTGATAAAGCAACAGAATTTTTAGAAGATTTAATTTTTGATAATGAGTTTAGCCCAACTCAACTTGGAATTCAAAAAGCATATCCAGATTGGAGAGTTGTTCAAGTCCAAGTTGAACCCAAAAAAACAGACATTCAATTGCAAGTTCCAGTCTGTGTTTACTACTTTAACCACGGCACAAGAAGATATGAAAGGACCCAGAAATAAAGCCCTCTCCTGCGGGCTTGTTTCCCCTGGGCCTCACATCACATATCTAACTCTCAAACGCCTCTCGGAGCATCCTGTGGCCCTGTAGGGCCATTTAATTTGTTCTTTACCCACTTCACGGCATCTTTCACAAATTCATCACTTGGTTTTGGGTATTTCCATTTTTTATCAGGAGACATTAAATCCATAGAACCTAAACAATCTCCTGCAAAGTGATGGATTTTTTCTTCAACGGGATTATCTTTTCATTTTTAATCTTTCCCATGATGATCTATTGGTTTCCATTCTTTTTTAGCCATAATTTCAACAATTTGATCAAAACTCAACGGGAAGAAATTATGACAATCAACTCCAACATCAATTGAAAGAGAAGTTGGATCATCTGGAAGTGTTCCATGACTATGACCAAAAAAATGCCAAGAACCATGATGAGAATGGTTCCAAGTTTTCATTGCATAATGACAAAGAACAATTATTTTCCCAGAAATTTTTATTTCATGCAACTCGTGAAGAGAACTAAAACATCTGGATTGAATTATTTTATTTTTATTATCATGATTCCCAAAAATAAGATTTATATTTCGGCAATTGATTTGATCCCTAAAATGTTTAACTGTGTCCTGTCCCTTAAATAAAAAATCACCAAGATGCCAGAGAACATCATTTTGACCAACAATTTGATTGATGTTGTCAATCATTGTTTGATTCATAAAATCAATTGACTCTTGGCTCACCCAAAATTTTTCATTGTTGTCCAGCATGATTTGTTCTGCCGGACTCAGGAAAGGTCTGTTGCAATACTTAATAATATTTCCATGATTCCAGTGACTGTCAGATGTGAAGAAAATCTCATGCATAACTCATCTCGCTTTCTACGGATTATCCCTCATCACACGTTGGGATTTGATCCCATTTTCTCTATAATATAAATATGTTATTTTAATTCTTTCTTAAATTCTTCTGTTGTTAAATATAAATCTTGATTTTCTTTTAAAGAATATTGCAATTCTTCTTCACAGACATCAAAAAATAGATAGAACAAAATAACTTCATCTTCATCAAAAATTAGGTGAACACTTTTCGGTAGTTTCATTTTACTCTTCTCTTTTGTTGACACCGCACTCTTTTACTTGATCCCAAAACAAACCAAAAGAATCTTCGTCCCAATCCCCTTTTTCAAGGAAACTGCAATATCCATTCATTTGCTCCTCACGATTAGGATCTTTACTCCAATAAGGACAAATTTTTGTTTTTATTCTTCCATCTTTGATGCTCAAAATTTCATAACAATAATAACCAGAAGGAATTAATTTTGTATCTTTTTTTATCATTTTTTATATCGTGAAATGAAGATATACTTCAAGACACCTTATTAGCACCTAAATTTAGGGCCTCATTTAAGATGTTAATTTTTATCATTTTAAAGCCCTTTTCTTCCAGATTTTTTCTCTTCTTCAATTGATTTTTTTACTTTTTCTTTTGCTTCTGCAAAAAGATCTTGAACAAATTCTGAAGAGCTATCCCAAATTCTAGATTTAAAAGGTTCCGTTTCTGTTCTATTTAAAAATCCTTCGAATTCAGAAAAATAACTCCCATAAATGTGAAATGAGTCAACCTGATGTTGATATTGACCTACTTCAATTTTTCTTCCAATTTTCTCTGAAATCTTTTCAGCGATCAGCCTCTGTAAATCGGTGAAAGCGAAGATGTTCATAAATGCAGCTTTGAAAGCATCGTTGCTTCTCATGCGAACATTCATGACCAACTTGTCATTAAAAATTCGACAAAACAAAGATTGAAGGCAAGCTGGGTCATAAATTCCACAGTCCTCCCAGGGTTTCCAAGTTATTGCTTGTGCCCTTCGACTGTGTGGCACTTCTGAAAGTGTGTCTATGATATATTGAATTTGGTTAACAGAATATCCAAAATTATTATCACTTAAAGGATAATTACATGGTAAAAGATTAATATTCGAATTCAATGCTAAACACTCATCAGTATTTATTGGTATAGAATACCCAAAAAGTCTTTCATGATAAGTATTATGAGATAATATACCATTGGCTATAAAATTATGGTCAGGATGTTCTACAGCTATATCATATAGTGGCTCAATAATATTAGAAATTTGTATTGATGAAATAGATGAAAATACTAATTTGCTAATATCTCTACCTAATAACCAATCTTTGTATTTAGGTAATTTTAGTTGTGAAAGATTTTTACAATCATAACTATCCATTGTGTCCATACACATATTTAAATATTCAAGATATAAATTAGCTCTAAATTGTTTAGTTTTACTTAATGGGTATTTAAATAAGTCAAGATATTTTGCAATATTATCTCTGTCACCAATTCTAAGCCCCAACGAAACCGATTCTTCTTGGGCGTAATCTGGAATTAGGGTGGAATCAACACCAACTGTTAAAAGTAATTCTTTAAATTGATCAATAAGACCAAATAATGATTCACTAAGACTTTCATCTTTATTTTGTCTAAAATATATAGATGCACCGATACCAGAATCATTTTTAGGTTTATATGGAGCAGATGCCTCAGCATCCAAAAAACCATCTAAAAAGAGCTTCTTTATATTCAAGTTATCAGTTTGCATTACCCATTCCGGTAATGTATAATGTTGATTAGTCTTATTGCCAACAGGTATTTTCAGTGCATAAAACAACGCCCATAATGGAGTATGACTACACCCACATGATAAGGAAGTTCCAGTAATAACACGATCTTTAATTTTTGTATTCTGATAAAGAGGACGAATATTCCCTGTTGAAAATCCAATTAAATTGATAATAGAGCGGATTGCTCTTAATGCTTCATATTCACCTGCAAATCCAATCCTTCCAGAATGATAACACGATGTAGATTTACTACAGGGTGTGCCTAACCATCCATCACCAAAAAGATATCCTGCAAGAAGTATAACAACATCAGCCACATCTAAATTTAAGCTAAAGGGAAGAAGTCCCTTTGCCTTAAGGACAGATATACATCGTTTATGGTTAATTGGGTATGGAATATTTCGTATATCATCTTCAGTTACTAATATGGTGTTATCATCACATATATTAGAACGCATATGGGCACTTGTGTTACTATGATGTAATGCAATATTATCTCCAAGTTGAAGATCTTGTGCTTTAACCCATCCTTTCCTATCAACATAAAGGGGATGAACTGATGAAACCCGTATGCTGTCACCATTCGATAAAGTAATAGCGTATGGTTTAGCATTTGTTTGAACAACTGCTTTAATAGTAGCTGGTACTAATCTTTTATGCTCAAACGAATAACATAATATATCTTCTCCATTAGTAATTTCTATAATAGGCTTTTCTGAATAATCTTTCATTAGAATCATAGTTTCAGGGCCTACACAATATTCCCATTTACCATTTGCTGGATCAACCCAATGATCGTGAATCCCATCAACAACTTCTTGTCGATAAACTTCAAGGTCATCAATTCCACCAGGGAAAGCTAAATGAATTCTTGGTTCAGCAAAAGGATTCCGAATGATCATGTTTAAAGACACATCTCTTGATGGAGAATCCCCTTCTTTGTCATATTGTGTTTTTATTTCAGCCCCATTTTCCCATGTCGCTAAAACAGCATTTTCCCATGCTTCAGGGAGTGTATCTGCAACAACATTGACAAAGGGCAATTCAAGTCCATCTTTGCTGATATTAACAATCGTGTTTTGTTCCATTTAATTTCTCCATCTCTTTATCTATGCATTCTAAATATTGTGAAAAATATGCTCTTACATTTGCTTCTTTAAAAAGTTCACCTTCATCGGTTTCATCATTTTTCATTCCTCTATTTCAACATTTGAAATTTTAGTTTCTTCACGACCTTCTCTGTCACAGAAATAAAGAAAAGAATCTATTAAAAGGAATTTAATATTGAGATTGCTTTGATCATATTCTTCAAGAATCAAATCTTGATTTTTCATAAGTATTTCTATTTCTTTAAATCTTTGTTCATTAACAGAAGGTGATTTAACAGGTCCATAAATAATTCTTTTTGCTCCCACATTCAAAATTTGAGAAAAACATTTTGTGCATGGGTGCCCTGTAACATAAAATGTTGAACCAATGAGTGGGATGCCTACTCTTGCAGCGTTAATAATCGCATTTGATTCGGCGTGCTCAAAAAATGAATATTTTTCTGGTCTTGTTAGTGGAATTTCTTCATCCACACAGCCCCTTGGAGGGGAATTATAACCAATTGACAAAATTGAATGATCTTTATCAACAACAACACAACCATGTTTTGTGTCTGGATCTATTGATCTTTGACAAACAACAAAGGCCATTGCCATAAAATAACTATCCCAATCTGGTTTTACAAATTGCTTACTCATAAGTCTTTAGACTCAACTTCCTTGTTAAAATTCATGAGAAGATTTAATGGAACTAAATTTTTTATATCTTCTTTTTTTAAGACTAAACTATTTCTTTCATCCGGTGCTACTTCAATTTCAGATTCAATCAACAGTGGTTTTTCAAATGCTTTTATCATGTGGTTTAGTTCATTTAACAATTCTTGATCATTTTCCCCAGATTGGATGACAGGTTCTGTCCATCCTTCTATTTCATCAAGATCGTTGTAATAAACTTCGACAAGAGCTATCTTATCTCCGATTCGCATTCTTCTAAAATTCCAATAATTCATTAGATTCTCTCAAAAAACTTCCAGACTTCAATAACATCATCACCAAACATTTTAGAGGGTACAGGAAGAACAATTCTTATCTCTGAAAAAACATCATTTTTCACATCTTCAAGACTTTCAATAGTTTGAAAACTAATTATACCTCCTGTTTCATAAACTTTTTCTTGTTCTTTTCTGTTAGAATAATAAAACCCACTAACTAACCCAGATTTTAACTGTGTCCTTTCGAAAATAGCTTTGTAAAACTCATAGTTCTCAAGGTATGGTGCAGTTATTTCAGTTGAAAACAAACTAACAAAACCAGTGAAAAAATTTCTTTCTTTTATGTATTGAATTAAAAGATCTAAATTTCTATAATCTAGTTCTTTTCCCTTAAATCTTCTTGTGTCGCAGTCGAACGTTAATTCTTTAAGCAAAAAAGATTTAATTTTATTAAAAGAATTCCAATTTAGATCTACTCCAGAGTAGTAACCATATCGTTTTTTACCAGTATCTCTTTCTAGATATTCATTCCAAGCACCACATCCAATATCTATAACAGAATCTAAATTCTTATTTTTTCTTGAGATCTTTAAAACAAAATCATGTGCGTCTCTGACGCTGTTCTCTTTTAGGTAATCACCATACAATTCATAAAATTTTGGGTCATATGACATCCTACTGCCTCCATTTCTATGATTATACACCAGGGGGATTTTTTAAGGAACGGAAGAATTAAGAATTAAATTATCTTATGTTTGCTTTCGACATTTTTGAATAATAATGAGGATCTTCTCTAAGATGATCCATAGCAATTTGCAAAACTTTTAAAACATTCTGATCAACAGTTTGGATATGCTCCATTTCATCTTCAAAACCAGAAATTAATTCAGTTGATATAAATTTATCTCCATTTGGTGTTTTAATAAGAAATGGTTTTTTCTTATTTTTTTCAATTGAATCAGATGCAAATTTTGAGAGTCTGTCAGAATTTTGGAAATCATCTATTTGATCAAAGCAGTTTGCTAACTGAATCAAAGTATCAATTCGATTATATTTTGTCATCTAAATTTCCCCTAATAAAAAAAGTTATTCAGAATTTAATTCTGAAATTTTTTATATAATACCTTTATCGAATAAATAGTCATTGAAAATTTAGCCAAGGAGTTTTTAATCATATCCCTTGGCTAAATTTATTTTCAGACCTCAAAGTTATTCCAAGCCAACTAACCAACACCATCTATTAGGGTCCAAATTTTAGGACTCGCTAGAAAATAATATTTCCTCTTTTGCTGTGATTCGGTGCCGGTAGTATAATGTCTATGCTTGACCTGTGCGTTGGTTGACCTGTGCGTTGGTTGACCTGTGCGTTGGAAGGAAAGAAATGGGTAGATCATTTGCAACTAGGTTTGTTAATGCTTATTTTAAAAAAAGTTAGAAAAATGAAAAGATATATTCTTTTTGCTTGTGATGCTTATTACAAAGAACACGGCTAGAAAGCCCTCCTGCTTTAGCAGAGGGAGTATGTCAGCCTAATAGTGGATTTGGAGATTTTATTGATTCTTCTGATGATTTAGATTCTCTTGTTAAAATGATAACTTTTGATGATTGTGTCGAAATGGCTGGTGAAAAGAAATGCGAAAATGGTTGGTTTCACATCTTAGATTCAGATTCAATGGGAATTGTTAGAAAAGGCGGGCATCTTCCAGAAAATAATTTTCATTGTGAGTGGACGGATAGATAACACCTTTCGAACAGAATAGGAGCGCAACGAATGAAAGACATGTCGATGTCGCTGCAAGAGGCGGTTGATTATGCGACAATTAAATCCTTAAAAGATTCAAAGGGAAAACTTTCTGATTTTTCGATGGTTATCGCAACCGAGAAAATAGATGGAGCACAATCCAAATTTGGTTTGGTTAACAATGAATTTTTTGTGGCAACACACAATTGTTTGATTGGTCCGAACGAAAGAATCAAAGACAGTTATGGCCTTTATTCCTTCGCAAAAGATCAAGAAGAAGTTATTCGCAGAGTTTATCCAGGAATTTCAGAAATTATAATTGTCGGCGAATGGTATGGACCTGGAATTTGTGGAAAAATTAAATATTCAGATGAAAAAAGATTTATTGTTTTTGATGTTTGTATTTATGGTTTTTGGTTAGCTTGGGATGGAATTGAAGATGTTTCGAAAAATCTTGGGTATGATGTTGTCCCATTGCTTTACGAAGGACCATTTGATGAGGAAATCCTTCGACCAATGACAATTTGTGAATCAACATTGGCAAAAAGTAATGGGTTTGACGGGCAAATGACAGAAGGTATTGTTTTAAGAACAAGAAAAACTTTTTTTGACAATCAAATGGATAGAATTTTAATTAAATTCAAAAACCCAGCCTTCGAAGAATTAAAATCAGCAAGAGAACAAAAAGAAGTTGTTGAGATTATTGGCCTTGATGGGTTTGTTGATGAATGGGTCACAGACGAAAGACTAACCCATGTTTTGACCCACCTCGGTGATAATCCTGGGGTTGGAGATATAATTAAAGAAATAAATCTTGATATTCAAAAAGAATGCAATGATTCTTGGAAAGAAATTTCAGATGATTGGAAACCAGTTTCAAAAGGAATCACATATAAAACAAAAGCACTTTTGACTGAAAGAGGAATTATAGGAAAGAAAAATGTTTAATTATCTAAAAAAACTATTAAAAACATCAAGACCAGAACCAGAAATTTATCGTGGAAATATTTATAAATTTATAGAAAAAGATCTTGAAAAAATAAAAGATAAAAATTTAAATATTATAGAAATTTCGTCGTTAACATCTGTCAGATATATATTAGAATATGATTTATTTCCATATTATGATTTTCTTTATATTATTTTAAACATCAATGAAATAAAAATAAAGATTATTTTTTTCCCAGATGACTATGGTCTAATAAAAATAGATAATAATTATTTCAATCGTGGCTGTGATGATTGGACGGAAGAAATGGAATATTGTTATGAATATTCACTTAAAATAATGGAAATTATTAAAATATTTTTTGAAAAAATAAAAAAAGAAAATAAAACATCAGAAGAAAAATTAAGGATGGGGATACAAACAAAATTAAAAGAAGCATTTAGAATGGATTAAAATATCAGAAAAGTTTTTATTCAGAAAAGCTGGCCGAAGGTGTTTTTTGGCTAGTTTTTCTTTTTTTGGGATATTCTAATTTGATTGTTACAAATAATTACAGAAAATCACCAGAACTCATTTTGAGAGAATTTTGAATAAAAATTCTCTCAAAATAGGATAATTTTGAATTTATTTGAATTAGATAGTATATTTTAGGGAATTTTTAATGCCAAGTTATCCAATAATTAAAAGATCAAATATACATGAGACATCAGAAGGTGTTATAATCAAAGGATCATTATTTGTTGATAATGATGTTTTGACAGTAGATTCTGTAAATAATAGAGTCGGTGTTTTAACTTCATCCCCAGAATATGTATTAGATGTTAATGGGGATATTAGAATTAGGGCTGGTGGTTCTCTTTATTTTTCTGATGGGTCGAGTATAAACACCGCAGGCGGTGGCTCCGCAGAATCGCTTTCGTCAAATTCTGATATAGAAGTAACATCAGATGCTGATGCTAATGCTTCGGGGGATATTAATTTAAATATTGCATCTAGAACAATTTTTAAAATAACAAATAGCGAAGAAGTAAGAATTGATGATCCGACAACAGGACTAGGTGCTAATTCTCCTGTTTTTTCTATTTCTGGAAATTATTTTACTGGAGCCGTAGACAATGAGATAAGAGCAACATTTGAGGTTATTTCAAATTCTAACCCCTATTTAAGAATTACAATTTCAGATGATGGGGCTACACCAATAGATGTTGGTATTTTAGATCTTTATGATACGGTTATCCAACCAGTAACAAACAACTCCGTTGATTTAGGATCCTTATCGAAAAAATTTAAAGATTTATATTTATCAGGAGATATCTCTTCTCAAAGTTTAATTTTATCTGGTGGATTGTCATTGTCATATGTAGAAAAGACATCTGATTATACTTTAACATCAACAGATTGTATTTGTATTGTGGATGCTAGTTCGGGGGACGTAGAAATAACATTACCGACGGCAGCATTAATAGGTGGTAAAAATTATATTATTAAAAAGATTGATAGTTCAGCCAATCAATTAATAATAACACCAGATGGGGTTGAAACAATAGATTATTATCAACAAGTATTTATAACAAATCAATGGGTTTCAATTAGTTTAATAAGCAATAATGTGGATGCTTGGTATATTATCTAATTTAGACAGGATAATATAATTAAATAGGATAAAAAATGAGTTATTTTCCAACAACAAAAATTGAATATAGTGATAGTCCTTCGATAGATGCTTTTGCCAGACTTAGAGTTTCAAATACCCAGAGTTTATTTGATAGTAAACAGATTGGTATGGATAATGGACTTATTTGGTCAATAAAAACAAATGGGGCAGGTGCTTCAACTACATATAATATCAATGAAAGCTCAACAACACTTCAGGTTGGGACTGTATCTGGTGAATATGTTATAAGATAAACGAAAGAATATTTTCAGTATCAACCCGGAAAATCTCATCTTATAATAATAACAGGCAATTTAAATGACGGGAAAGAAAATGTCACAAAGAGAATAGGTTATTTTGATGCATCTAACGGTATTTTCTTTGAAATGGCAGGAACAGTTATGGGAGTGGTACAAAGAAGTTACACTTCTGGATCCGCTGTTGATACTCGTGTCGTTCAATCAAGCTGGAATTTAGATATAATGGATGGCACAGGTCCAAGTGGAATAAATTTAGATTTTACTAAATGTCAAATTTTCTTTATTGATTTAGAATGGCTTGGTGTTGGTCGTGTTAGGTTAGGATTTGTTATAGATGGGATTCCAGCATATTGTCATGAATTTAATAATGCGAACAATAAAGCGGAAGTTTATATGACGACACCGAATTTGCCAGTTAGATATGAAATTATAAACACAAATACAACCGCTAGTCTTACAACAATGGATGCAATTTGTTGTTCTGTTATGTCAGAGGGCGGTCATAATCCAAGAGAAATAATTAGATCTGTTGATAATGGTATAACATCGAAATCAATGTCAACAACATTAATACCAGTTATTCAAATTAGACTTAACTCTTCTTATATACGTGAGAAAATAGAAATTATTGGTTTAAATTTTCTATCGGTTTCTGGTAATGATGATTATAGATGGGCTGTTATTTTTAACCCTACTGTAACGGGTGGAACAGCAGCCTCATGGGTAACATTGGATAATAGCGTAGCACAATATGATATCACTGCAACAGGAACAGTTACTAATGGGACGCAAATTAGTTCTGGATATATTTCTAAATCTTCTGATGCGCTATCAAATATTAATGTAAATAATCTATTATCTATAGCTGCGGATATTGATGGGGTTTCAGATGTTGTAGCACTTTGTTGCCAAACAACAACGTCTACTGGAACAATTCTTGAATCATTGTCATTTAAAGAATCAGCTTAATTTTAAAACAAATTTGGCCGAAGGAACACCTTCGGCCAAATTTGTTTTGTTTAAGCTATTTGTAAAATAGCTTGTTGTCTTTCTATCTCAATCCCAAGTTTTTCATTTATTCTTTTGACCCAAGTGCAACTTGGGGATTTCCCATCGACCCAATCCCGATAATGTCTTATTGGATTCCCTTTTAATTCATTCATTAGTGAAATTAAAATAGAAATGTAATAGGAATTGTAGACGCACTGTGTCGCAGCGCCATTCCCCTGAACTCCTAATTCTGCAAAATATTCATCGTGTTTTGGGTGACGATATACAGTTTTTCTCAAAATTTTCAGTTTTTTCTGAATTTCAGACATTTTTTTAATTTCTTCTTTTAAAGCGAAGATTGTTTTTTTCATTTCCATTCTCCTTGTCGCATTCAGTTTCGTTCAGATGTGTTGCTTATTAGCCTCCGAAAAAAATAGACAAGGAGGTGACCTTCCCTACCTAAACTCATTTTCAAACATTTACTTCTCCTTTTTATTCCATCTCATAGTTATCTTTATCTCCAAGATAACTAAAAATTATATCTAATCGCTTTTTTATTCTTTTTCGCATATCTTTGAATTTTTCATTATTTGTTTGTGTCACAAGCTCGTCAAGCTCTTCGTCGATTCTCCATAATAAAAGAATTAATGAATCTGTATATTTTTGTGTTCTAACTAAAGATTCAAAAATTCTAAAAGAAGGATCTTCTTTGTTGTAAAAAAATAGATTCCATTCACAATCTTCTTCGTGTCCAGAATCCTTATTTCCATGACAATAGCAACAATATCTATACCAACTTCCTGTTCCTGCGTCCCATTCATGTCTAGCTAACATTTTTCTAAGACCAATATTTGTTGAAATTAGTTTATGGTTTTCAGCTTCAAGTTTTTGTATTTTTTCAAGCATTTGTTCCTCCTTTTCCCCAAAGTTTGAACTTTCGAAAGATGTGACGATGTTTCCCGAAAATTGGTTCAGAAGCCAAAGCGGTAGCTTCATTACCAATGTCTGGTTCACGGAATAAGACGCAACGAATACCTTTTTGCGTTAAGGAATCTAACGCAAACAACAGGTCTTGTTCAGAGGGGACTTCACAAACAACGACAGAGGATGTGTTGTTTGATTGGTGTGCGAAGTGAATTCCTGCCTCATGTGCTGCATGGACTGCTTGCACGATTTGTTGAGGCAAGGATAGATCGGTTCTTACTAAAACATAAAAATGTTTTCTGACAGCTTCTTCTAATTCCTACAATTTGTCTAATGTTTTCATTTCTCTCGTCTCCTTTCCCTACATTATACAGCAAGCGGACGCCAAAACCCAATGTAGAAGTTAAAAAAGTATATTATGTGCCCATGATAAAAGTTGTTCTTTTCTAATTTTCTCACAAACCCATTCATAAACCTCTGTGTTTGTTTCAATTTCAAGATTAGAATTTTTAAAAGCATCCATTATTTCATCCATAGTCATAAGATATTTTTTTATTAAAAATTCTATTTCTTTTACTCCAAAATTATAAAGTATATCTTCTATTACTTCAGATGGAAAATATCCAGAAAAAAACAATGTCTTAAATGCAAGCTCTTTATCACTTCTTAAAAATAAATAAAAACAATCAAAAACTTCACAATCGCCAATTTTAATATGATAAAAAATATCATAAATATATTCATATGGCACAAACTCAAAAACATCAATTAATGAATGATGGTCAAAAAATAACAATACCATATCTTCAAGATCTTGAATCTCATTTAAATCTTGAGATGTTTTTAATTTATCTAAAGTTTCTATCAACTTGTCAAGATCTTGTTTCTTCATTTTTTGAAGACCTCACAACACAATCTGATCGGCCCACTCGATTGTTTTTCTAGGATTTAATTCGATGAAAAGCGCTTCAAAAACTTCGGGGTCATTGTTTTTCCACTCTTCTCGGATTTCCAACTTTCCGTCTTTCATCTTTTTTCTCCTCTGTTAATGGCAACGGAGAGAATCGAACTCTCTACGGGGCATTTAGAGTGCCATGGCTCGACCAATCGCCCTCGTTGCCACATCGTTCAAATAGAATAATTCTTAAAATCTTCTAATGAATAATTATATTCAGAATGAAAATCAGTTGATAAATAAGACAAAACTCTTGCAGCATAAACACCATCCCCTTCTAATGCTTTTTTAAGATGGTTGTTAAAATCAATATTCTTTTTATTAGACATCAAGAAAGAAGAAAAGTCTGCTTTTTGCGTAGAAGCTTTTGATAGCAACTCTTTTGAAATATTTTCTGGCAATTCATTAACATCAGATTCCTGGATGTCCTTGTACGGGAACCTTTCCTCAATTTCTTTTTTTAATTCTTCTTCAGATGGTTGTTCGTTTGTGATAAAAATGTTATTAGTTTTAACTAGAAATTCAACAATTTCTATGAATACTTTTTCACGATCTTCAAATGTTGGAATTAACCAAAAATTCCAATCACAATTACCTTCTGAAAAAATAAAAATTTTTGGTAAAAACCAACTTTTATTTATTATCTTTCTTGTTAGATTTAAATAGTTGGTATCTAAATCAATAAGTAAAATCCTTGGCATGTTCGGCTTTGGGTTATTTTTAAACCACAATGGGTTGTAAGATGTTGATGGGGCTTCTTTCTTAAACTTTGCCTCCCATTCAGAATATTCATCAAGAAATTTCTGAATTTCTTTTGGTCTCTCAAAGTTCTCCAAGTCGTTTCTGTTTAGCATTTAAATCCTCCAGTCTCTGCTATTGTATCACAGGGGGCCGCCTTTCGGCACCCTGGAAGTTTTCAAAAAGTCAACAGAAGAATTTTAACAATTTTATGTATAATCAAAAAAGAAGAGGTGATTCATGAGTAATTTTGATATAGCAAAACCAGAAATAATTGCTAACATTGCAGCTTCGGCTAAATCTTTAAGGGAAGATTTTTGGAATAATTTTGATGAAATAGAAATTTTAAGAATTCAAGACGATATGATGAAGGAATCTAAAAAAATTTCCAAAATGATTAAAGAAGAGGAAGGGAATTCAATTATTTTTTCTGAAATGATATATAATTCAGATATTCTAAAAAACAATTGGTGTGAAAAATTAGACCAAGCTCAAAAAGAAATGCGAAGATTTTTCGAAGAAGTTGATTTGAAATGATATTGGAATGAGGTTAAAATGCAAAGTTTAATTGGATACGGATTCGGATTCCCATACACAGAGGAAAGAGCAGAAAAAAATTAGATATGAATTAAAACAATTTGTTTGGCGTAGTTATTTTTGTTTAATGGGATGGAATGAAAATTATTGTGTCTTTATTCCAATTGATGCAAAAGAATTTCCATTTCAAAAGGTTCTTGAAAAATATGATACTGGAATTGTTAAGATGGGAATTACAAAGAACACGGCTAGAAAGCCCTCCTGCTTTAGCGGAGGGAGTATGTCAGTTATCTAACAAAAGAAAATGTTGAAAAACTTAATTGGGTTGGAAACACAGAGTTTTTAAAGGAAATAATTTAAATGCCGACTTATGATTATAAGTGTGAAAAATGCGATTTTTATTTTGAGAGAAATGTCCCATTAGCAAAAAGACAAGAAGAACAAGGATGCCCAGAATGTGACGCTAAATGCCACCGTGTTTTTATCTCTGCCCCCGCCTGCGTTGTCTTAACAGATGCTGAAAATAAAGCGAAACAGGCGGGCCTTGATGTCGATAAAAAGAAATATGTCCACGACATGAGAGAAAAAAGAAAGAAATCTTCCGGGTCTTCTGAATATAACCAACAAAGCAATGAACTGTGGACATCGGATGTTCAAGGTGAAAATAGATTAAATCTGCCACAAATTAAAAGAAAATAAAGGAATTCTTAATTCCCTCTTTGAATTACATATAATGACATTGAACTGTTATGAACTTTTTTTGTGAAATGGTTAAAAAATAAAAATCAGGAGGAATAAAAATGTCAAATCAAGATTTTCAACAAATTCATGATGATCTTAAATCGGAATACTTAATTGTTCAAAATGTTTTGGATGGGCCACTGCACATCACGGACCTTAATCTTCAGCTTAACCCAAGGGAATGTTGGGAAATAGACATGCGTGTCAACGGAGATATTGTTAGGTCTTCTCGAAACTTGAAGAATTCTCTTTACAAAGGTTTTCTTGTTATGCTTTCTGAAGAGCAATATGCTGCCCAGATGGAAAAACAATACACCGAAGAGATGAAGTCAATGTATTCACAAGACGATAGCACCCCGAGGGGGAGAAATATAGATATCGATCTTGATGATCCCAACGCAGGTCAAAGCCGTGGTAGAAAACAGGTAACAGAACAAGATGCTGCAAATATTATTGAACAACTAGATCAAATTAATAATCCAATTGTTTATGCTAGAAAGTATAAAGAATTAGCAGATCAAGAGAATGTAGATCCTTATGAATTTAGTCAAATGGTTAAAGAAGGTGCATTTATTGGTGGTCGAAGAGGGAGAAAGATGAAAGTCAACATGGCACAAGTTTATGATCCACTTCGTGACACAGCAACAAACGCAACATATCTCGACGCAGGAAGAGACCAAAGCGATATTGGAGCTACAAAGACCAAAATGTATAACTTAAATAGGGATTTAGCACCAGAATTTGAAGACAACGGCCCCGTCGAAAATATCGATTTAGCAGACGATTTTAAAGCAACACCAGGGGGTTTTAAAAGATTCTAGAACTAACTAATTAGTAGGAATTAAAAATTATGAACATAAAAAATATCGCCGAGGAAATTCATTTAAATTATTGGAAAAAATTAAAAGAATGTTTAGATGATTTAGAAGAAATTTATGGCGATAGAGAAAATGAAAGATATCAATATCTAAGAAAAAAAATTATGGGATTAATTTTTTCACATGCAAGATACGAATTTTATTTAATGGAAGAAGCTGGCCTTGTTGAGAGATGCTCTTGTGGCTCTGATGTTAAACATGGGTATCGATCAGAATGTGATATTTGTCACGGTGCTGGCTGGACCCACACAAGAGATTTTGATGATTTTTTAGAAGGAAAATAAAAAAGGGAAAAACAAAACGTCATCCATAGTATCTCAAAATAGTCCTAGTTGAAATTTCAACTAGGACTATTTTTTGTCTTCAACAGGAAAAAGAAGAAAGTTTAAGAATAAATAACTCAACAGGAGAGCGTTATGGATAAATTTTCAGAAGGTGTTAATGATTTATTAGATTTGATTGATGAATTTGAAAAAAAATCAATGACTGAAACTAGTCAAAGAATTTTTAAAAATCTTATTAAAATATGTGCAATCAATGGTGATGTTTTAAAAGATAATGAAATTGAACTTTTATTAAATCGTGTTTCTGATGGAGACCCAACAGAAGAAATTCCAAAAGTTAAACATCCAATTGAAAACGAACCACCAACTGATTTGAAAGATATCCTTAAACTTCTTCATCAAGAATCAGTTAAATTTAATCCTGGGGATTATGTCGAAGAATAGGAGTCAAAATGCCAGTTGCGTCAATTGAAGATTATTATGGTAACGGAATCTTTATAGCTTGGGATTGGGTTGGCAACGAATCTACTGTTGCAACAGCCAAAATATATAGATCTGATTATGGTCGCATGAATGGACCCTGGGAAGAAGTTGATGAAATTGATTTCCCTGAAAACTCATATATTGACGAAGATGGGACGGTAGATAGCTATTATTACATCGAAGAATTAGATTCTCTTGGTGCTGTTGTAACAACACAAACTGTCTTTTATGGGGAAGAATCCCTACTCCTTGCAGATGTCTATTATGAAATCCTTCCCTTCCTTCATTTGCGTGCAAAAGAATCTAGACTCAGATTTAATCGCACAAGAACAGTAGGGTTTTCAGCAATGGGCAACTGGAATTATGAACCGCCACCAATTGTTGAAATAAATGCTCCAAATGCCTATGAAACAGGCGGTCTTCAACAATTAGATAAAGTAGAACTTATTTATTCAACCACAGATACAGGAAATGATTATCCAACCGGATTAAAATACAATGTGGACTTCAATGGAAAGGTTTTCTTTTATGATGGTCCAGGGAACACCGTCGCAATCCAACCATATGATGATGTCTTTGTTACCTATCAATTCAAATTGATAACTACCAGAGATATTAATCGTGCTGCAAGACAATCCCTACATGAAATTGTAGCTCAACCAGGTGCAAATAAAATCACAGAAATCTATCAAGCCCCTATCCATTGGGATGCTGCAATCGTTTATGGAGCCGCAGGAAGACTTTTGAAACAAATTGCTCTTTATCTAACAGTCCCAGAACCTTCTGTCTTCTTCTCCTTCGGTCAAAGAGACCCAGATGAAATTAGACAAGATGCAAAATCAGCATTCGACAATATTAATAAAAAATCACAAGAATACCTTGAAAGATTTGATAAAATGAAAGAAAAACTAGCAATCGAAAGATACCCAATGACTGGAGTTATTGTTACACCAGAATTCCAACTTCCTGGTGGAAGATCTAGATTTTTCCGTAGCCTTTGGAAATCCTCTTAATGATTTCTTTATTCCATTCTTCCACTTTCCCGCCAAACAAACCCGCTCTGTGAGCGGGTTTGTTGAGTCGTGGCATTTAATTTTTCTTATGTTCTTTTTATCTTTAAAAAATAAATTATTATATCCAAAAAACTGGTGTGCAAGAGGGCCGGCTTGACGTATAATAGAGCACAGGAGGTTTGGAGTATGGAAAATTTTATTAGCGAAGATTTGATTTCTCGTGCTGAATTTCTTGAAGTTGTTTTTGCTAAGAAATGCCCCAAAGGTATTTGCCGAACGGTTTGATGCTATGAATGAACCAGAAATGACTGTTCTTGAAAATGGGAATAAAGAATGGCGAGTTGATGGCAAGTATCATCGCCTTGACGGGCCAGCAATTGAAATTGCTGATGGCACAAAATTTTGGTATCAAAATGGAGTAAGGCATCGAATTGATGGCCCGGCAATTGAATTTGAAAATGGACATAAAGAATGGTTTCTCAATGGTTCTCTTCATCGAGAGAATGGCCCCGCAATTGAATATGCCAACGGATCAAAAGAATGGTTTCAAAATGGAAGGTGGCATCGCCTTGATGGCCCAGCAATTGAAATCCAGGATGGTAGAAAAGAGTGGTGGGTTAATGGTATAGCACATCGTGAAGATGGGCCAGCGTTTGAATATCCCAATGGGAGAAAAGAATGGTATCAAAATGGAAGGTGGCATCGCCTTGATGGCCCAGCAATTGAAATGGCCGACGGCACAAAAGAATGGTGGCAAAACGGTCAACGCCATCGAGAAGATGGCCCAGCCGTTGAATGGCCTGATGGTTCAAAAGAATGGTGGCAAAACAACCAATTGCATCGGCTTGATGGGCCAGCTTACGAAGATATGAATGGGAAAAAAGAATGGTGGATTGATGGAGAAGAATTAATAAAAAAACAATTCGAAAAACTAACTAAAAAGAAAACAGAAACAGTTCCAAAAAGAGATTTTTTTGATGATTTGATTCTTTAGGAGAAGAGAATGAAGATATTCAGAGATAGTGTTGTGATTGATTTATGTGTTCTTGCGAATGATGAAAAGGAAGCTGCTGAAATAATGGCAGATTCTATTGGGGATGAATTTTCAGCATGTTATTTTGGGAAAAATCATTTTTCCCCGAGAGAGGTGACAGAGCCGGCACAACTTTCTAATGAGTGGCAGAATTCTGTTCCGTATAGTCAAGAAAATTCTTATCAAAAAACAATTAAAGATTTTTTTGAGAATCAAAATTGAGAGAGTTAAATGAAAAAAGAATAGAGTGTTAAGTTCGTTTGTGATGATGGAATCGAGTTTGAAATGGAGATAGAAGCAAAGGGGACAAACTCGAAAGTAATGAATGTGCTCAACTTCACAATGAAACACTTTTTTATGAAGAAGATGAAAGTGGTGAAGAAAAACAATTATTTCTTCAAGAAGTTTATGATGTCAATGGTGATATCAATGCTATTGGGATTATGATTGGATCCCTTGATCCTATGTCCAATCAATTTGTTCAAATTGATCCAGATTTAATTCAACAAGCGATCAATCAGATGGAAGAGTTGGTTGGAGCAAGTGGGATTGAAATCAAGACTTTCATTGTTGCATATTTTGATGTTTGATCTTTTTTTATTCCTTTCAGCCGAGGTGGCCTGTTGGTGATACACTATCGAGTGTCAAAACACTAGCGCACTTGCCCTGGACAAACCAGAAAGGTTGTTTGATGAAACAGCAGAGAAGTCCGCCGGTTGAAAAACTTTTGAACGCTACACCCGTGGAATAGGTTGGTTTCCTAGAGCCGAAACCGGGTTATTTGGTTTTTTTAAAAGAATCGCTCCAAAAAAAAGAACATGGGTTCCAAGCGCTTGGAACCCATGTTCTTTTTTTTATTATCCTACAAGCCTAGCTTCGTGCGGTGTTGTATAATAGAGGCGTTAGCTCAGACCCTGTGTTGGAAGAAAAAGAGAAGGAGAGAGCGATGGGAACGATATCGGTTATCCCGATCCATAGCATAATTGATTTGACAACCAATAGTTCGTCAGAATTGTTTATTTGTAATACACAAAAAACAAAACAAGAAATTGATGATTTTTTCGAAAATCTTTCTGAACTTCTTGAAAAGAGGATTGGGATTCGGGAGATAGAAGTCCATCATGGTCCAGATGCTCTTTTAAAAATATTACAAACAATTTCTATCTGTTATTTAGAGGAGGGTTCTTTAGCAACAATTATTTTTAGATTTATCCCATTCTCAAAAGATTTTTCTGATAAAATCCCTCGATGGTGTTATAAAGATTTGGATGTTGATTATCCAAGATCTTTTTATTCCAAAGAGACACCAGAACAAGAAAGAAGAGCAATTTCACAAAAAGTTTGGGACGAAAAAGAAAATAAAGAAAATCAAATGTGGGAAAAAATAGAAAACTTTTTCAGAGAAAATGATGAAGTTTTAAGAAAGTCAATTAAAGATTTTGTTGTTATTAGAAGCTCTTCAGATAACTCTATCCCATATGAAGTATTTGAAATTATTGATAGCAAATACAATTCTTATAGAATTCATTTGGGTTGATTTAGCAGAGAGTCCAAATGAGAACAAGAAAAACGGCAGACAGTAATTATTTTGCCATGTTCAAAGATGGAAAGACTCTTCGATTTGCTATTGATCCATCAAAACCAATAACATCTTTGGCTAACCCTGAAATTGAAGATGTCTCATTGGGGACAAAATGTTGGGCTGGTTGCCCCTATTGTTATACTTCTGCAACTTCAAGTGGCGAGATTTATCCAAATGTTGTTGAAAAAATCAAAAAGGTTTATGGGGATCTTACAGAAGATCAAAGACCATTCCAAATTGCTATTGGTGGAGGAGGAGAACCAACTCTTCACCCTGAATTTGTTGATGTTTTGAAAACTGTTGCAGGACTTCGTGTGTTGCCGAATTTCACCACAAACGGGATGCATTTAACAGAAGAACTTCTTGAAGCAACAAAAGAATTTTGTGGAGGAGTGGCAGTTTCTTGTCATCCACACATTGAAAAAATTTGGCGTAAAGCATTGATTCAATTTGTTGAAAAAGAAATCAAAACATGTCTTCATATTATTGTTGGGGAACCAAAATCAGCAGATAAATTTTGGGAAATTTATGATTCAACAGAAGGCGTTTATTGTTATGTTTGTTTGCCTTATCAAGCAGTTGGAAGAGCAAAGGAGATTGAGACAGAGAAAGAATGGGATGCTTTTTTTGCAGAAGCAATTGAACGAAAAGTTGAGGACATCGCAGTTGGTGCTCCTTTCTTTGGATATCTAAATAAACACCCAGAAATAGTTGATGGGTTGGGGATTGGGGTTTATGAACCAGAAATGTTTTCTGGCTATAGAAAATTAGATGAAAATTTTGAAACAGTTTTGATTTCAAGTTATAACCCAACGCCAAAAGGTGATTAAATGGCAACAATGTTTATTTCATCGAAAATTCATAAACTTGAAGAAATTTCTGCGGCTTTTGAAGCTCTTGATTTTCGAAAAAAAAGAAATGGATGTGTTCTTTATTTAAAAGAATTTAATGGATATTACGATCTGTATGAAATTTTAATTAATCTTGTTTACCCAGATGATGATCGTTACACATATTTTTTTGAAGATTTTTTTAGAATTTTTGTCCCAGAAGAAATTGAAATTTTTGAAAAATTTGGAATTGACAAAAATTCTAAAGAATTTTTGTCAATAACTGAATTCCTAGATAAAAATAAAGAATTTTTAGATCAATATATTAAAGAGTTTTGCGTGTTTGTGATCAAAATGAATAACCCCTGGTCAAAAGAAGTTTGTAAAGAATTTATGGAAAAATTTAATTCTTTCCCATTTTTTATGGGTAATTACGAGTCGGACGAGCAGAGGTTGATGGAGAAACTGAATGGGTAACAAACTGGTTGTCGTAAAGCTTCATAGCTTTGTTGATTTAACCACCAATAGCTCGTCAGAGCTTTTTGTGTGCAATAATCAAAAAACACAGAAAAAAATTGAAGACATTTTAAGAATGTTTAAGCCATTCAGTTTTGATGTTTATTCTGGAGTCGAAGGATTAAAACAATTGATAATAGATCAAGAATTGGGTTATCAGGGAATCCCGAAGTTAATTAATTCAATTCTTCCTGAAAACATCGAAGTTTATGGATTGCCAGTTTATAAAAATTACCAAGAATATTATGAGGCCGGTGGATGCAATGCTTATTATGTAGAACTTGATAAATTTTTAATTAAAAGAAAAGAAATCATAGAACAATTTGTAAAGAATCTTATTTGTTTTAAAATTTATAATCCAACTGAAGATGACAAAGATTCCATCGAGGGACTTGTTGACGCTTGTTTCCATTGTTATTTCGGGTGAAAGGGTTTGAGCCCGGCAAAGATGGAGCAAGCCTCTGGTCATTTAAAAAGTTGGATTGATAGCTCAGGATGGTCTGATCAGTGATGGGATGACGATAACTATGATTAAAGTTAGAATACAAGAACAAGCTATTCTTTATTTGTTGAGCACACCTTATGGTTGCTATAGATTAGCAAAATGGATGGTTGGGCCAGTTTTACCGGGTTGGGAATCAAACTATATCCCAAACATCTATGATAAGCATGATTTTTCAGATGCTGATTGAAGAAAAAGAACAAAGAGCAATTTTATCTTTAAGACAGGAAAACATGGAAAACATCAGTGATATAATCTTTGGAAAAGGTCAAAGGGCTTGTGAAAAATGTGGATGGATTTATAATCCTTGTGTTTATATCGGATGTCCGAAATGTAATAAATGGATCTTTGACTTCTCAAAATTAGGAAAACAAATTGGGAAGGATAATGAAATGGACTATGTACTTGATGATGTGACAACCAATGAAGATTTTCAAAATATTCCTCACGAAGAAGTTTCAATATCTTCACTACAGAATGAACCTATTGCAGCTTTTGATAAAATAGATAAATTATTAAAACCATTCGGGCTGGAAATAGAATTAACCGAAAATTCAAATGAAGAAGTATTTTATATTAGAGTTAAGCCAAGGCAATAAATAATGGATACAATTTTCATGGCGAATGAACAGATTAATTTCAAGGATTTACAGAATTCGGCTAGAAAGCCCTCACTCTTTAGAGGAGGGATGAATAGCTGTTCAGTTATTTCATTAACATATTGCAGGCATTTTCATGATTCCATATATGATAGTATCATATGATGAAGAATCTAATAGAGGAACAGAAGAATAAATGATTCAGATTTTAACATTCAAAATTAGCTAAGGAGTTGAAAGATGCTAAAAATTGAATTGATACAAGGCGACTGTTTAGAGAAGATGAAAGATATTCCTAATGAAAGTGTCGATTTAATTTTCTGTGACTTGCCTTATGGAATGATTGCACCAAAATGGGATGAGCGTATTGATATAAAAGAACTTTGGAAGTCATATAACCGCATAATTAAGAAAAATGGAACGATTGCTTTGTTTGCTTCTCAACCATTTACAACAAAGATAATTTCAAGTAACGAAAAAGATTTTAGATATTGTTGGTATTGGTTGAAAAATCAAGGGACTAATTTCTTTCATGCTAAACGGATGCCTATTAGAAAGGTTGAAGAAATATGTATATTCAAAAAAGGTAAATATTACCCACAAATTACCGAAGGGCATATACCAACCAATAGCGCAAAGGGATGTAGTAATGGCAAAACATATGATGGAACAAATACGAGGGATTCTGAAGGTGGTAAAACCACAAGATTTCCAACGAATATTTTAGAGTTTAAGTGTGTTGATAATTACAGCAGATTTCATAGTTCTGAAAAACCTGTAGCCCTTGCTGAGTATTTAATCAAAACATACACCGACGAATGGGATACGGTTCTTGATAATTGCATGGGGTCAGGAACTACGGGAGTTGCCTGTAGAAATCTAAGCCGTAATTTTATCGGGATAGAGTTAGACCTTGAGTATTTCAAGATTGCAGAGAAGCGGATAAATGAAAATATATAAAATAACAGAAGCAAGCGAGTATTCAGGCGTTTCAATAACTTCTCGCTAAAAATGAAGCTTGTTCTAATGTATTGGCTGAATTCCATAAAGGGACTTGACAAAATGACCGCTAATAGATATAATTGGAAATGCGTCCATAGTTAAACAGAGGTGAGAGATGAACAAGCTCCAACAGTTGAGTAAAAAAAATCTGATTAGACCTCCGAAATGGGTTCCAGATAACACTGTGTATCTTGTTTACACTGGCTCAATGGCTTATGGTGTTTCAAGTGACACAAGTGATATGGATTGTTATGGCATCGTCGTCCCACCAAAAGAAATGTGTTTCCCACATTTAACTGGTGAAATCCTTGGTTTTGGGCGGCAAATCCAAAGATTCGAAACTTGGCAGGAGCACCACATCGAAGTTCCAGAAGAAATGAATAATAACGGAAGAACATATGATTTCCAGATTTATTCAATCATCAAATTCTTTCAATTAGCAATGGACAACAATCCAAACATTGTTGATTGTTTGTTCGTACCTCACACTTGTGTTTTGCACACGACTGCTGTTGGGAATTTAATTCGAGAAAATAGAAAGATTTTTCTTCACAAAGGTTGTTGGCATAAATTTAAAGGTTATGCATTTTCATCTCTGCATAAAGCTAAATTTAAAGAGCATAAAGGAATAAAAAAAGTAGAAGAATTTGAGGATAAACACAATATTTTAAGATCTATAACATTAGAACAAGTAGAAAATGAAATGTTAAAAAGAAAATTATTAAAATAATGAAAAGGATACACCTTACTACTGATTAATTAGTTTTATTATGATAGAAGAAAAAAATTAAATAAATATACAATATGGAAAATTTTTCAAAATATATTGATGAACACAGAAAGGATTCTCAATGTCCGAGTGTCTAAAAAACTTGTCTGATGAAGAACTCGTAGAATATCACAATCTTATGCTTGAGTGTAGTTCAAGGGGATTAAAAGCAAAAGCCGAAGGAGAAGATTGGAAATTTTTATATCATGTTGTCAGATTGTTGCTTGAATGTGAACAAATTTTAATTGAAGGTGATCTTGATCTTCAACGGCACAACGAACAACTGAAAGCAATTCGCCGTGGAGAATGGACGCTTCAAAAAATTGAAGAATTTTTTGAATCAAAAGAGAAACAGCTTGAAGAAGTTTATAACAAATCAGAGGCGATTCCTTATTCTCCAGATGAAAAAAAGATTAAAGCATTGTTAATTAAATGCCTTGAACATCATTATGGATCACTTGAAGGTGTTTATCATAACCCAGATGAAGCAGAAACAGCTTTGAGACAAATTAAAGAAATAATTGAAAAACTCAAAATATAAAAGGAGAGGAAAATGGGAGAACTAAAAAAGATTGTTGGATATGGGATTTTGATGTTGCTTTGTTTTGTTGGGATTGTTTGGGGATTCGCTATTCCTTCAATCCCTGTTGGCGCTGGCTTTGGCCTTTTGTTTGGTTGCTTTTTAGGACTCTTTTGGAAGGCTATATTTTGATTTTTGAAAGGAATGCAAAATGTTCGAAAAAGACATAGAGAGTTTGAATCTGGAAGAACTAAAAAATTTAAAAAAAGAAGTAAATGAATATTTAAAATCTGTTAAAAATCAAATTAAATTAAAATCAGATACATTTAAAGAAGAACTTTATTCCTTGAAAGATAAAGAAGAATTTTTGAAATATCTTAAAGAACATCTTCTTTACATCGAAAGAACATATGGGACTTTTGATTATAGAAAAAATATGATGGATTATAGTGGAATTAAACTCGCTTGGAAAAATGGTGGGTTTGATGAAATAAGGAATGGAAGCAATTGGTGTTCAGGACACACGGAACTTGACCAGGGCAAAGAGCCTGGGTTCAATGACGAATACAATATTCGTGATGAAATTTATAATATGTTTCAAAGTTTTGAAAAAGCCACTTTTGAAGATTTGGTTGAAATTGAAAAAGATGTTGGGAAATTAGATTTAATTGTTTACATTTTAGCCTATGGAATGGATTGGGTCTAGGATCAAAAACATGCCTATCCTAAAAAGAGCACAAAAACTAGTTGGTAAAAGAATTGTTTATAATGAAATGGATCCAATTTTTACAGCAGATTTTTTTGAAGTTTTAGCAGTTGAATTTATTTCACAAGAAGATTATTTTTTGAACAAATTTTTATTCAAAGAATTTAATAAGAAAAGCGGTAAAATAATGGTGTTTAGGGTTGTTGCTTACACCGAAGGCGAAGAACCATTTTTTCAAATGCATGATGGAAAACCTGTTTACATAAAAGTAACAAATAGGTGCAGGTACAAGGTTGTTGAATGAAATAGTATTTGGCCGTGCAGACCTGTTGCCGTGGTAAGGATAAGTAGTTGTAGCTATGGCCTTTGTGCAAGCTAGAGGAGCAGAATGAGACTACATATCGCCAAATAGAAAAGATAAAAAATCAAGTATTATTTCATTTCAATGAAGGTTCTTTCTCCAAAAGACAGAAAAGTTCTTTTGGAGAAAGAATATGGCAAGTAAAATAAGTGGAATTTTTAGATTAATAGAATCTCTTGAAAAAAGAGGGAAATTTTATGAGGTTGATAGACAAATCCGTCACAACATCAAATGTATGAGGAAGAAAAGCCAAATGCAAGATGATCCGTTTGAGAATTTGTTAAATCGATTTCACGGGGATGTTTCAGAAAAATTCCCTGATTGGGATCTTGACAATCCTTTGCATGGCCCAGATGAAATATCTGGCACATATGAATTAGATTCTGAAAAATTAAGATCGGAATTGAGCCATCTTTTAGAAGATTCTGAAGATCTATGGGATCACGAAGAAGGGTCGTTAAGACCAGACGTTGATTCTAGATATGATGAAATCCTTTCAAAACTTATTGAAAAAATTGATCCTCATGCAATCTCTGATTTTAGAGAAATGTCTCCACGACATATGAGAGAAGAATTTGGGCCAGAAGTAGATAGAGATATCGATGAATCAATGATTCGTCGTCATTTAGAAGAATAAATCAGTGAAAGTTTTTTCAACAAAACATCAGCTTTTTGATGATTCCCTTGTTTCTCAAATTTAATTATTTTCTTTGCCATCAGCCCAATAGATCCACTATATCCTTGAAACTTTCTTATTTTGGATGGGCTCGCTTCTGAAATAATCCAAAACGGAATATCTGTATAATAAGCTCTGTTCCCACCTATTACTTCGATGTTAAATGTTGAGTCGTCTCTTGGACTGAAAGCTTCGGCAAGCCCAGAAGCTATTTCATCCAAATCATTCCTAGTCATTGTTTGTGTTTGGACATAGTTCCCAACGACTCTTTTCCATCCCCACTCTTTTATTGCAAATTCCCTTGCATCTATCTCACCTGCTAAAACGCTCGCTTCCATTTCATCAAGTCCTAGCTTTAAGTAATCTTCTTTTGTTGCATTATTATAATTAATTCTTTCAAGTATTTCCATAAACTCTGTAATTTGATTCTCTTTTTCTTCTAAAACTCTATAATAAGATTCTTCTAATTCATTTAGTTGCAATTCAGCATTTTTTAATTCTTGTTCTAATTCAATAATTTTTTCGTTGTTCATACCATCTTGGTTTTTTCTTTGATAATAACTAATTGAAAATGGAAGTTGGCTAATTTTTTCTTTTAATCTTTTATATTCAAAAAAGATAGGAAAATTCTCGCCAAGTGCCATTCGGTAAATTTCATCTTCTCCTGAATTTGGATCTTCATCGTTTATCCCAATTTGTGAAAGCAGAGTTTCTATGACATGTGCTTCATGATTCTTGTCTCCGATGTCACCATCGGCATACATTAAACTTCCATCTGCAATCCAATATTCCCCATTTTGATCTAAATCGTAATCCTCATCATCCTCATCATCCTCATCATCCTCATCGTCTTCAATTTCTTCTTCTTCGATTGGTTTTTGTTCTGGTTCTAAAACAGGTGATTTTAATAAAATAAAATATAGTTGCTCAAAAGCCTCAAACATTAGTTTATTAACATCATAATGTTTTTCTAATTCATTAAAATTTTCTAATTCATTTAATTTTTTTAGATTAATTAATATTATTCTTGGAACAAAGAATTCAAAAGACACATCACCGACAATTTCTTTTATATTCTCTGGAGCATTTTCGAAAACTTCTTTAGATTTTATTTCTAACTGATATAATTTTTCTTGAATTGATTGATCAAGGCTATGAATCCATGAAAAAGATTTTACTAAATTATTATAATCTTGGTTTTGTGAATGATCTTTCATTTTTTATTTTTCTTATTCGACATTCTCAACTTTTTGAAGAACTGAATATTGGATTTTCCCAATTCCATCAAAGCCAAGTTGTTGGTGGGCAAATGGGCTGAGGTCAAAATCTCTTTCTTTAACAAACGGCCCACGATCTGTAATCAAAACAATTACTTCTTTTCCGCCCCATCTGATTTTTACAAAAGTTCCAAATCGAAGCGTTTTATGTGCTGCTGTTGGAATTGAATTAGCATAGTCTCCATATTCATACCAATTGGTTATACCTTTCCAATTTACCTGATCTTGTTTCCCTCTATTTTTTCCTGGTTGAGAATTCCACCAAGCTGTCCCATTCCCTGTCGGGTCATAGAATGATGCAACCCCGTTTTTCCAAGGGCCATCAACATAATAATCCCCAGCTAATTCAATCGCATTACTTGGAATTGTTGATTCTTTAGGTTTTTGAGTTGGTGTTGCCAGTGGTGCTTTTGGCGCTGGTGCCGGTGGGGCAGGCGGCATGTTTTGGCGTGGCCCCACAACGGCCTGTGGCATCGTTGAGGGCGTCTCTGATGGCTTTGCTATCCCTGGGATGTAGTTCGGGTCATTCTCCCAAGAAGGAGGGGTTACAGAGGGCTGTGGCGCATTTTTCGGATTGCTTCGATTTTTCTTATTAAACAGATTTTTAAATCTATCCCAAAAATCTTTCAAAGCACATTCTTTCAACAAGCGATCAGCATCGGCGTGTTCTCCATTAGCTTCAAGTCGGGATATTTTATTTAATTTTTGTTTAAATTCTTTCATTTTTAAATATGTCCATATGAATGAATTGCTCTCGACAAAGCATCAAGCGGTGGTAATGTAAATATCCTTTTCTTTTTAGGCCAACGAATTCCCGCAAAAGTTTCCACATCAGATCTTCTTAACTGTCTTGCTTCTTCTAATGTTTTTCCAATAACTAATTTTGAGAGCCAACTGCAAAAAGCCGCACCATATTTATTCCCTTTTGGCATAACCCAATACATTGATGTTATTGTTTTAGATTTTGATTCTATTTGCAACATAATGATGGCAACACCATAGTTGTCAATAATGCTTCCAGCATAAGAATCTGCTTCTGATGTGGGAATTCTCCAATTATTGTTTAAATTTTCATATTCATTGCTAATTGCAGTTTCTGCTCTACTTGCCATTTTTTAATTATTCTGCCATTAGATCACTCATTAAATTCTTTGCGGTTGGTGCATTTGGATTATTTAAAGTTTGCATTGTAGTCTGCGGTTGAACTTGTGGCTCTTGACCAAATTGCTGTGAATTGTCCATAATTCCCTGTGAAATCTGTGTTCTTTGTTGTGGTGAGAACAATCCTTTAATCCAATTAATAACCTGCTGAATACTCCACATAGCTTCTTTTTTCATAGCCTGTTTGGTAGTAGGTTTGGTTGAAGCAATTGATCGAAGAATTAATTCATCAAGTGATTTTGATTCTTCATCATAACCATTTGCTTTCAAATCATTTGAAATTTTTGCTAATTTTATAACTGAACGAACTTTCATAATCTTTCCTCCATTTTAAATAAGTTCTTTCAATATATCTTGATAACCTTTTATAATTTGTAGGATAATTTCGTTTTTTATTGAAATAAACATTTCGAGGGGAACATGAAAAAATTCTGTTTAAAATTATCTAATAAATTCGACGATAAAGGATTCCATACCTTTTGTGACAGTTTTACAAAAATTTCTGCTATCGATTTTATTGATGTGGGGGCGCTACACATTAATTGGACTGATTTATTTCAAAAAGAAAAAACCGCATTAAGACAAATTAAATTAGATCCAGAACATATGGCAATAGAAAAAGAAAGAAAAAAATTCTTTAAATATTTGATTGCAGACATTCACGAACAAATTTATAAATATGTTTTAAAACTTCTTTCATATTCATATTTTGTTCCTTCTGATTTTTTAAAAAATAAAAACGATTTATCAATTTTTAGAGATGCAATTTGGGAATATCTTTCGCAGAGAAATGAGGCTGGACTTCCTCCAATAAATAAGGATGTTATTGAAATAATTTTAAAAGAGATATTAGAAGAAAGATTATTAGGGTTTAAAGGACCATTTGGAAGATACTCTGGATTAATGGGCCATTTGTATGACGCTATCTCTGAAAAAATTGGCGACGACATGGAATTAGAAGGACAAGGAGATATCCCAGAAGAGAAAAAAGAAGATAATTTTTTAACTAAAATTGTTGATTTTATTTATAATGGAATCGGAAATCTTTTCAAGAAAAAACAAGAAGAGCCAGAAAAAGAACCAGAGAGAGAGTTCATATCTGTTCCCCCAATAAATACTTCTAACTATGAAGAATGGTATGAAGCGGCAGAAGAACTTTGGCCTGATGAAATTCAAGATCCAATTTATAGTAATTATTTTCATGGAAATGATGAAAGATTTAAAAATGAAGAATTAAGAAAAATTTCAGAAGATGCTTTTGAAATTTCATAGAATAGTTTTGATATAATTGTCTATAGAGAAATTAGAAGAGAAATTCAACAAATTTATGATATTTTTCTTGAAGATCATGAAATAGAGAGAATGATTTCTAATGCTAATTACTATGGTATTTCATTTATTGAGATTGAAAGAGATTGGGGTGAACCTCAAGAGATTGAATTAAACATAGATGAAATATTAAGTGAAGCAAGATCAAATGTTTATTTAAGTTTTGATGCATTTAGACAATGGCAAGACGAATGCATTCTCGCTCCATTCCAAGAAATATTTTTAATGGAATTATTTGAAAATAAAAAAATATTACCAATAGATATTGTAAAAAATGGAGTTGAAGTTTTTGGCGATGCAACAGAATATTTTCTGGTTAACAATCCAGTGCTTTCATATCTTATGAATGATGAAAGTTATATTTCTCTTATCAATGAGAGCTATGAAGGAGATATGTTCGCAAACTTGTTTAGTTCTATCTTGTCTTATTTAAAACAAATAACTTTAAATGTTAAAGAAATCTATGAAGAAGCGAAACCAGAATTAGGGTTGAACATTAAATATAGAATTTTAGAAGCTATAAAAATTAATCCAGATTTAATTAAATTAATCAAAAATTATTATTTTTTACCATTCACAGAGATTATCACAGAAGAGCTTTCAAAAGAATATCAATTTCCTGTCTTTCTTAAAACCAAGTTCAAATTTAGTGAAATAATTCCACCTGATGGCAATTTAATTCTTGAGGTTTTTAATGAGGTTTTTAATGAATTAGGATTAGAAGTAAATGAAAATCCGATTCAAGCAACAACAGAGAGAGCAAAATCCGATCAACTCTCCGAACCGGAAATTAGGGATTTGTATAACATGGGACATAACTCGCTCCCTCAAGAATGGCAAAATGAAGCTGTTTCTCCAGATGATTATTATGCATTATGGGAGTCAGTTGCAGGGAATCTTGGAGATGATGAAGAATTGGCTAAAAGAAGAGAGCAATTGATAAGGAATAAAAATGTCTAGAGAAAGCAGCAAAGCAGAATTAATTCAAAAACAAATTGATTTTAAATCTTCGTTAATCGACGATAAACGAAAAGCTGGTCAAGCTAGAGCCGATTCTCTTAAAGAACAACTTAAAATGAAAAAAGAAAGGGCCAGAACTTTAAGAAGAAGAGTTGCTTTGAAGCCAGGGGGCGTAGAGATAAGAAAAGATCAAAGAGAAGAATTTAGACTGTACAACAAACTTGTTAGAGATGTTGAAAGAGAAATAAGAGCGCTTGAAAAAGAAACAAATCTTGCAAAAAAAGATACTGATTTAGAAATAAATATTCTTCGCCAGGAAATAAATCAATTAAAAGCAGAAAAAAGACTTTATGCGAATGTTGAAAGAATTATTAAAACATCAAATTATTTAGATCAAGCAGAAATGCATATGGAATCTGATGTTCTAATGGGAAAAGTGTTTAATCTTCTCTCGGAATAGTTCAATTTGATGTATAATCTCCGACAGGAGATGAATTATGTCAAGCTTGAATCACACCAAACCAATTTCACCCGAGGATGTAAAACCGAATCAAAAAGATTTAGATGAAAAACTTTTAGAAAAAATTATTGTAAAAATTAATGAAAAGCTTTTAGATCATAATAATTATATAGATTTTTGCCTATTGTTAAATGAGATTCAGATTTCATTTGAAAATGGAGATGTCTATGACTATTTATATGAGATTAGGAATAGATATGTTTCTACTGGATGGAATATCAAATTTGAATTTAGTAAATATGGTGTTGAAGTTTTAAGAATATATTTTTCGAATAGAAAGGATAAATAAGTGAATTTATCAAATGACGATTTTATAGGAATAATGCCTGGTGTTTTTTCTAAAGTTTATCGAGACAATATGAACCCATTAGATTTTCTTTCAAAAGAAAGGAATCTTTGGTTGGGGGCTTGGTTATACAGTTATTATCCAGACACATGTTCTGCTGATGTTTTAACTATTTTACCATCTGGGCAATTAGGTTATTCTTCTCATCCATTTTTGATGTCTGCTATTTACGGTGATAAATTTTCTATAGTTGATAGTGTCAATGGAATTATGGAAGATTGTGAAATAGAGAAATTCGAAATAATTCTTTCCGAAGATTTTTATTTGTCTTGTAAATCATCTATAAAAATAGGGAATGTGATTCCATACGATTATTTTGATGAATTTAAATCAAAAGTTCCAGGTGAAATATTATCGGAAAAAATTAATTTAAATCAAAAATCTGATGAAATAAAAAAGCGTCTTATTCCAATGAGCACTTGTGAGCTTTCTGGTGTTTCCATGTATGGCATCGGAGATATTCTTTCAAATACTAAAAGAATATCAATTGTTCCATACGGATCTAATTCTTTCGATAAAAAAGCAATTATAAATATTTATTTTAAAATTTCTACATGGGGAAGATGGTCATCAAATATTGATGGAAATATTTCAATGTTTAGAAAGAACACTGAAATATCCCCTGTTAAACAATGGGATATCCCATCAGTTGGACTTGTTTTTGGTTCAACTTATAAATTTGTTTTAAAAAATCCAGAAATTAAAGATATTTCATATGTTATTATTAAAAATAAAAAAGAAAAAGATAAGACACAAGTTGACCAACAAGATGAAGATGAGACACAAGTTTATTGCTTAAAACTTATTGGAGATATTGATTATTTCCTTAATCAGCAACAGGATTTATCTACTAGTCTGAAGAAAGCTATCAATATATAGGTCTAAATTATGGATACTTCTTTAAGTGACGCTCAATTTTTATTAGCTAAAAAGAAATGTGATTTAATCGTAAATGATTATTTTGAAAAGAACTTTGATGAAATTCATAGATATATTGCTATGAATATTGATAACCCCCAGAGGCTTGAAAAATTTGAATATCTTTTGATTAAGCGTTTTTCAAAAGCGTTAGAGGAAATGCCATATAAAAGGAATAATTCTATCTTTATAGATATCATCTCAAAGATTGTTGGTGATAATATAAAAGAAATAATTAAAAAATTTAGTTTTTTAAAAGGAGAAGATGAAATGGCTTCTGATAAATTAGCAGCAACTAATAAAGAAATAATTACAGAAATTATTAAAATGGCAATAACCTGTAGAGATGAAGGAAGTTTTGATTCAGCGGAAGACTTAACAAAAGTTGCTCAAAATTTAAGCAATATGCAAGAGTATGCCCCAGCAAATGTTGAGCAAATGGATCCGACTGGTGCCCCAGGTGGTATGCCAGAAGATTTTTCTCCAAATGATTTAGAAGTGTCGTTAGCAGCGGATGTTAATAGTGATAAAGATGAAGAGTTGGGGAAATTTGATCCAGATAGAAGAGCTAAACCGAGTTTATATAACGTCGAGCTTTTAAGAGTGGAAGCTTATTCTAGTGAAGAAGCACAAAAAATCGTTGAAGAATTTGTAACTTGGGCCAGGGATAATGGTCAACCAAGAATTAGCGTTGGTGTTATAAAAGGTTCAAAAGACGATGATGATATAAAACAAAAATAGAAGGGCAAATAAGATATGCTTATAGACACTTTGTTAATATGTTTAACAATGATTATTTGTTGTCTAATTTTTTCAAAATCGTTGTCAAAAATTGTATTCAATATTTCTGTAAATAATCAAATTCCAAACACCCCAAACACCCAAAATTTCTCATTTAAACAAGAAGAGGATGAGAAAAAAACAGGGATGGATTTGGGTGATGCTATCGCAGATCTTCATTTGAGAAGAATCGATTCAGATCAAATTAAAGAAACTCCACTTAATTTTTCTGAAAAAAGCTCCAAGATCAAAAGTGATAACACAATAGATAGATTAAAAGAATTAAAAGAATTAAAAGAATTAAAAAGGACAGATAATGATTAATAATGATTTGATAATTTCATTGAATGGTTATTATTATAATGATGATCTTGATGATTTTAATCTAAATTCTTTAAAATCACAATCCTCAAAAGATTTCTCAATTTTATTCATAGATCCTTGGAAATCAGATTTAAGAAAAGATAAAATTAAAAACTTCGAAGAAGAGACTGGAATTCAATCTTTTTATCTTCCCTATGAAAGAGATTTTAGAGCAAGAAGATATGATTGGGCTATTAGGAATGTAGCTGCTATGATCACTCCAGATCATTGCCGATTCTTTAATTATTGGCAAAACAGAGTTATTAATAAAAATATTGTTAGTTTTATAAAAGATTTTAAAGACAGCAACATCGGATTTGCTAGAATTTGGTTAAATGGAATAGATTGTGAATATCCTTTTGTTTCGAACAAAACAATATCTGTTTTAGAAAAGGATATTGTTTTAAATCCTTTAACCTCTTGTTTTGAAACAGATTCAAAAATAATCAATATCCAAACAAAATATATAAACTATGCATTTTATGACGTTTGTCTTTTTGTAGAAGATTTTTTGAAAATAAATGGGACAGATGAAGCTTTAACTAGTTGGTTGTACGAATAAGATTGGGACATCGAAACAAGATGGAAAGTAGCAGCAGATTTGAATTTAACAAAAGAAGTTATTATTTCTTCTCCACAGATGATTTATTTTTCAAGAGAAAGCAGAAAATATGCCAAAATTTTACCAGTAAGTAGCTATGACGATAATTATGAAAATATTAATCATTATAGATTTTGTAAAAATTGTTCTGATAATTTTTGCTATTTACATGAATGTGTAAATAAAAAACAAGAAAAAGAAGTTGAGAATCTTGAATATCTTGGAATCTTAAATAATTATTTAGAATGGTTTAAATGTAAAATTTGTGGGCAATTATGGCCCGTGGTTGGCTTTAATGGCTTTGATAATGTTTATAATTCTGCTATCAACAACAATATTTATAAATCTTCCATAGGGATAGGTGATGGATATGGGAGAAATTTACAAAAAATAAGGAATGACTTAAAACTTCTCAATAAATGGGAGGAAAAAATTGAACTTATAAACAATTCTTGGAAAAATAAGGAGTATTTTAATGAAAATGTATAATGACGCTGAAACATTAAAAGAATATATTATTAAAGATTCTGATATTCATGAATTAGACGAATTGTCTTTGAAATATGGTACTGATAAAAGCCCATCTGGACATTGGTATACAAGACATTATCATAAATATTTAAATGACATTAAAAATAATAAAATGAATATTTTAGAAATTGGTGTTCATAATGGGTGTTCATTAAGAACATGGAAAAATTATTTTATAAATTCAGAGATATATGGCTTAGATATTTTAGAAAAATGTAAACAGCATGAGGAAGAAAGAATTCATATAAAAATAGGAGATTGCACTGAAGAATCCTGTGCTGAAAATTTATTTAATGATTGTGATTCTTTTGACGTGATCATAGATGATGGAAGCCATCACCCAGAACAAATTATAAAAAGTTTTGATATTTATTTTGATAAATTAAAACCAGGTGGACTTTATTTTATAGAAGATTTATTCTATTCTTCAAAAAAACAAATTTGGAAGGATTTTTTTATAAAACTTCATGATTCTGTTTGTTTGCCTAATTTTAATACATTAAAACAAGGTCAATGGTTAGTTGGGAATAGAGAAAGAGCTATGAATTATATAAATGAATTCAAAGAAGCATATGGTTTTGAAAATTTATATAAAGATATAGATAGTTTTGAATTATATATGAATTTTTGTACTATAAGAAAAGCTTCCTATTAAGAAATTTAAAAATGAAAAAAATAAAGAATATTAGTAAAACAAATGTTTTTATTAATGACATTAATTTATTAATGAAACCAGATCAGATTATAGATCTTGATCTGGTTTTAGAAATTAAAAAACTTGGAGGATCTTTAGACCTTTCTAGAATGTTGAGTGCTGGAAAACTTCAAGAGATGGAGGAAGAGCAAGAAGATTGTGCCCAGATTCAATCATTTGAAGAAAAAAATAATTCAATTCGTCAATTAATTAAACAGTCTATTAGAGAAATAATCCAAGAAGAGTTGTATAATATCTCAAATGATTCAAACAAATTAAATGAATCTAATAAATTGTCTGGTAATTTAGATTTTGATGAGATAGCAGCTACAATTCATTTAAATAGAGAAGATGAAATTGATTGCGCCACTATAAAATCTGAAGAGAAGATTATAAAATCATCTAAAACAGATAATTTATCTGATTTGTTAAAAGAACAACCTGGGAGAGATAAAAATGCCAAAGAATGAAAAAGATATAGATTCAATAGATTCAATTGAATCTATTAAAAAATTTAGAAGTGCTTCAAAAGAAGATGATTTTAGGCCAAGAAGGACATTTAGAAAAGGTGAAATTAATGAAATCAATCTTGAAATAGATGACGAGGGTAAAATAGTTGCTAAAACAGAGGACGCTTATGGTAACAAATCTTTTCAAGATAAATTCGGAAATAAAAGAAATTTTGCCAAGGAAGATGAAGAAGTAGGATTATCTCCAAATATTAATTATCAAGATGAATATGAAATGACAAGACGGATTGATAAACATGGTGATATGAAGGGATATATAGATATTGGACAAGAAAAAGTTTTAGAAAATATAGCCAAAAATTCAGTTGCAATAACAAGCGGAGATAATATAGGTGGGTATCTTCCAAAAACAGCCTCTAGAAAAGATGAAATTTTGGTAGAATTAGAAGAATTAACAGAATTAACAGAATTAACAGAATTAGAAGAGATAGATGAATTAGAAGAATTAGAAGAAAAAATACCATTTAAACAAATTAAACAAATTAAACAAATCAAACAAACTGAAGAGAAAAATAAGACTATTAATTCTTCACTAAAAGAGGGAATGGGTCTATTTTGTAAGAATTGTAAATGCACAGAGATTACGATTAATAGTAATTTTTGTCCAAATTGTGGACAAAAATTTATTTAATTTGGAGAAAAAAATGAAGTATTCAGAAATAGAATTTATAGTAAAAATCGCTGATATTTTAGATGAATCTGGTGATATCGAAAGTGTTAAACTTCTTGAAAGAACTGCTAAAAGAGAGATCTTTAAGCTGAAAAAAGATTCTGTAAAAATAGATGAGCAAATAGAAAAAAATACAGTCTAAATTTAGATTGTCTGTATAATATAACCAAAGGCTTACTAATTTATGACAAATAAAAAAAATATTTTGGTTATAGACGATGAAAAAACGATTAGAACTTTATTAAAAATAAACCTTGAAAGGGCTGGATATAACGTTTTGACATCAAGCAATGGTCTGGATGCTTTATCTTTGTTAGAAGATCCTCCAAATTTAATTATTATTGATTGGATGTTGCCACTTTTAAATGGTATAGATTTTACTAAAAAAATTAAAAACGATTTATCGACAAAAGATATTCCCATAATTATGCTAACAGCAAAATCATTAGACAACGATGTTCTAAAAGCATGGGAAAATGGGATAGATTGTTATATCTCAAAACCATTTAATCCAATGGAATTATTATATTTCGTTAAAAAATTGCTAGAAACATAAAATTAGACAAAATAATTTAAAAATCGTCTATAAATTAAAAATAGCTAAAATAACAAAGGAGTTTAAAATGTCAGAAAAAAGTGAAAGACAATCTGGGATTGGATTGGATGTTGGGACCGCTTTTTGCGCTTGTTGTTCAAAAGACATTGATGGCCAAGAGATTTATCAAATTTTAAGAGATTGTTTTTTAAAAATAGAAGCCTCTGAAGAAGCAAAGGTAATGCTAGAACAATCCAAAGCTAATTTTATAGAGTCATCAGATGGGACATCAATTTATGTAATCGGTGGTGATGCTCTTAAATTTGCAAATATCATGGAAGGTGTTAGAAGAAGTTCTAGAAATGAAAAGGCATTGCTTCGAAGGCCAATGGCAGGAGGGGTCTTAAATCCAGATGAACCTGACTTGGCATTTTCAATAATGAGACAGATTCTGAAAAATTTACTTGGGACACCAAAAGAAAAAGGTGAAGTCGTTTGTTTCTCTGTCCCTGGAAATCCTGTTGATGCAAATTTTAACACCATGTATCACGAAAAAATGATTGAAGGTATCATCCAAAAATTAGGTTTTTCTCCTAAAAGTATCAATGAAGGTCTCGCTGTTATTTATTCAACTAACCCAACAATAGAGACAGAAGATGGGGAAGAAGTCCCATTTTCAGGTGTCGGGATATCCATGGGCGGGGGAATGATAAACGTTTGTTTTGCTTATCGTAGTTATCCACTAGTCGAATTCTCAATCGCTAATGCATATGGAATGAATGAAGGATCAGGTGGGGACTGGATTGATCTTCAAGTCTCAAAGACAAGAGCAGATTTAAGTATTTCAAAAGTTACAGCACTAAAAGAAAAATATGCTGATTTTACAATAGATCCATTTGAATTATCAACAAGAAAAGAAGTAAGTGGTGGGAAAAAAGCTGTAGAAAGAAGAAATTACGAAATTCTTATGGCATTAGATATGTTCTATCGAAGATTAATTTCTTATGCACTTAAAACACTTGGGAGTGAATTTGCAAAACAAGGTGAAAGTGTTGAAGAGGCTGTCGAAATTGTAATCGCAGGTGGAACAAGTTCCCCGAATGGAATGGAAGAACTTGTTATGCAAGAAATAGAAAAATTAGATCTTCCATTTGAGGTCAAAGGAGTTAGAAAAGCAGAAGATCCTTTGTACACTGTTTCTAATGGTTGTTTGGTGTCTGCTTTAACACAAAGATAAAATAACAAAAAGGTTTTTAAAAAGATTCAAAGAAATATCACCTTGGAGAATTCTCCAAGGTGATATTTTTTAGGAGTAAACAAAATGTTTTTAAAGATTTGTAGAACACTATCTGTTGTTGACGAATTGGATCGTGAAGGTTTTCATAGAGATTCAAATTCTATTTTTAAAGAACTATATAAATTCTGTCAAGAAAATCCCAGAACTTTAAACAGAGAAGGTTTAAGCAACATCGCTGATGAATTAATATTAAAGTTAAAAAGGCATTTGGGTTCGTCAGAAACACTTGACTATGAAAGAACACACCCAGATTTTGATCTGCGTCATCTGATGCATGATATTAGAGAAATGGCTGGCCGTGGCCGACTTGATGATTTAATAGATTTGGGAGTTAAAGCAAATCAGTTTCTAGATGAAGTCGGATTGGGATCTGAAGTCTCAGAAGAAGATGAGTCCGATGATTTTGACCCTCAAGAATTATTTAGTGATGATTTAGGCGGTCGTGATGAGCATGGATTAGAAGGATTAGAAGCTGGTTTTTAAACCATAGGTAAAAACATGTGGCTAAAATTTGCTAAAAATATGATTAAAAAATCATTAAGAAAAAATGAATTAAGATCAGATATTCATATCGCTGTCCCTGGTCGTAATGAGGTTTTTGATGATTTCCAATTATATCCATTAATGAATAGTTTTTTGCAAGCAGCTACAGTTAGAAGTCTTGATATCATTGGAATTGTTTCAGATTGGCTTCATCCAGGGCAATTAGCTAGACAAATAGCAGAAAAAAAAGGGATTGATATCTATGTTATTCCTGGTCAGGAAATTGTTTCTCAAGATGGGCTCGGAGTTATTGCTCTTAATATCTCAAATGAAATACCACAAAGAATTGAATGGCAAAGCATTTTTAAAGAAATCCATAATCAAGGTGGATTTGCTGTTATAATGCAACCATCAGCAAGATGGGTCCAGAGATTAAATAAAATAGTTGATGAAGAATGGGCACCAGAAGGGATAGAGGTTTACTCTAAAAGAATTAACACAGAATATGTTGATATTGATGCTGATTTTAAATATGAATTTTTTATGACATCAGGATCGAAAACACCCTCTGATTTGCTTGAAAGTGCCATTAACACAAAGACACCGAGATCTTGGTGGGAAAAAAATGGTGGATTACCAAAAGATTATGGAAAAGATTTTGTTCCAGGTTATTTGAATGAATTCAATGAAAATCAAACAAATCAAATGATATATTAGGAGATAAAATGGCTTATTGTACAACATCAGATGTTAGATTATATCTTCCAAGAGCAGTTGTTATTGAAGGAGAAAATCCAAATCCACACGTTCTTGACCCAAGACCAGAAAGTTTAACAACAGTGGATCTACAATCTTATATCGCATCCGCAGATGATCAAATTAACGCTTTGATAGGAGGAATTTATAATGTCCCATTAAAACAAACAAATATTGATGGCACTGTTAAATATCCAGATCCTATACCATTTATCTCCTCCGTGATGTCTGCATGGATGGTTTTTCAACAAAGATTATCAGGATCTGAAAAAGCCTCTGGAGAATTCACAGAAAGAATGTATAAAGTAGCTATGAGTAGACTTGAATATATTGTCAATGGATACAATTGGCTTCGAGGACAAGATAGCTACAGGTCTCATAGAACAATAAATTCAGACTTGTTCGCAGCACCACCTAGAACAAGCAAAGATCCAGCAGATTTTACCAAGATTTAAAATGATAAAAAATAAGTTACAAAAAAAAGAAACTATTTCAAATAAATTGACAAAAAATAAAGATTTTTTATTTAGAACAAAAGTACATAAAACACCTGAACAGGCTGTTTATTATGATAAGATATCTAAATATGATCCTACTCTACCAAAATCTTTTGATGATGCTAGTTCAGATCATAAAGAGTTTGTCAAAAAGTGGCTTATTGAAAATACTTAATTGAGAAAATTGAGAAAATTGAGGAAAAATGGAAGCATTAACAAAAACATTTAGAGAATTAATTAGAAGTGGTTGGCCGAACCAAATTGCTGTCGGTACGGCGACAGTCCCTTGTGTTTTTGATAGACCGATTGCTGGATGGTGGCATGGTGATCGTGAAGTTATTTCAATGAACGATTTACCAGCATTAGCAATAGATGCAGAGGCGTTAAATATTTCTTGGAGCGCTTTTAGAACGCAAGAAAAAGAATATAAATTTGATATTCTTATTTATGTTAGAAGAGATAATCAAGATGATAGCACTACAGAACTTTATGAAATTGCAAGATTAGCAGAAAGGACTATTAGAAAGTTATCAAGATGGTGGATTTTTGATTTATGTTTTTTTGATCTTAATCCTTTTATTGATCCTCAATACCTTGTAGATAATTATAGTGCTTCACAATTAACGCCATATATTACTACAATTGAAAGTGAGTTTGAAACAGATTGGGATGATACACATACTGGATATGATGGTGGATCTGGCCCCGTCGCACCCGATTTGAGAGAAAAAGATTTGGCTGTTGCAGCATACCTAAAACTTTATGACGAAGATAGTTTAACAGACCCATGGGCAACAACAACATTTGCACATCCAGTAACAGGGGCCGATGTCACACCAAAAGAAATAATTGAACAATACCGAGAAGATGAGAGAGTCCCAGCAAGATTTGTTGGAGATTGTCGAATCGAATCAATTTCTTATGGATATGTTAACAAAGGAGCAAGCTTGTTAAGAGCTTGCCAAATATCTGTTTATGCTAAAGAAATGGATCCTGTTAATGCCTTTGGTCCATTATAAAAATTGTTAGGAAAAACATGTCTCAATATTCAAGAAATGATATTCAAAAACTAGAAAATTATTCTAGTGATTTATTTAGTTTGCTTAAAAAATATGCAGATGGAAATATCTATGATGTCAATAATCTTGGAGTTGAATATGATATTAATAATCTTCTTCTTTTTTTTACTGGATCAATAGATTACTATAATAAAATTTTAATTCAAGAAACATCTGGAACTTCGGATTCTCTTTCTAAATTTAGGCATCCATTATCTTTAAGATATCTTGATGATAAGAACATCTCATATGGATTCATAAACAATGATATTATTTCTGTTGAAATTCCAGACCCAATATCTTCTGTTTTTTCTGGTGATTTTTTTGCTGGATCTAGTTTGCATCTTCATTCCGCACCTTATGTTGCATACTATTGGGAAACTTTTACTGACGAAACGACGTTCCCAAGAGGTGTTTATCCAAGTTGGGATGGTTATCCATCTTTGAATGATGCCTTGCTTGATTATCCCACAGGGGCTGATGAAACTACCAGAATTCCTGTTTTTACATGTGGGGAATGGATTGTTATCAGAAATGATTCTTCTACAAGTGTTGTTTACGACGATACTTTTAGTATAGATATTTCTGAACAAATTAAAAATTCTTTTGATAAATTAAGTGGAGATTTTAATGACATAAGAATTTTTAGATTGAAAAATTTTTCACAAAGCGCTAGTCCTGATATGAATGGTTTTGTCGGGAGTGTTACTTCTTTGTCTGCTGATTTGTTTGTTGAACTACCAAGAACAATTGATGGTACTGATTTAATTTTTCAAGTTGGGGATTCAACAGAGACGGGATTATCTTTTGCCCAAAATGAATTAATCGTTTTCGCTTTATATTGGAGTAGTCCAGACATCCCCAATCAGATGACAGAATATCCTCTGGTCACTCCTGCTCCCTCTGATCCTTATAATCAATTCGCTTTTGATTATACAATTGCAACAGGTAAACATTATAATTGGTTCTTTAAAAATAGAACAGATTATCTTAAATATGAAAATCAAAATCCGACTTTAAAAGCAAAAAATTTCACTAATTTTTCAGCTAATGAAGATGACATGTTTTTGTATGAACCCTTTGATCCTAAATTTTATAATCTTTTGGAATTCTTTTACAACTTTGATCAAACCTCATGGACTGAATATGGCGAATTCTCAGAAGAAATGATTTCAACTTATTTGTTATTCAATGGTGGTGCAGGTATTTTTAATGGACAAACGCAATCTGGAATTGGTCTTAGATATGATCAGGCTTTAAGCATCAACCACAGAGATGAAAATGGGAATTATCCTGATGTTGAAACAATTTGTGGAATTATTATAGGTGTTAAAACAGAAGTCGATATGTCTATGGTATCTAAAAATACACAATTGCAAATAGACAAATCAACCTTAACATATAACTATTCTGGTGTCTCAATTAAATATAAAACTAAAAAAGGCCCAGATGTCTTTCCTGATAAATATCCTAAAACATTAGACGAATTCAATTATTATCCAGAACTTGATGATGGATATTTGCCATTTATTAAAATAATTGTTGGGCAAAAAACTTCTGTCAACAGATCAGGCGAATCACCAAGAGCTTTCCCACTTTACATAGAATTTACAGATAGCTATTCTTCAAGGGGAATAGATAATGTTGAATTTTCTGGTGTTCTTTCAAAAAACATCGTCGATTTATGGATAAATTATTATAGCAATCTACCGAAGTATATTGCCTCAAATCTAATTTTTTCAAGTTATATGGCATTCATTGCTTCTCAAACAGGAGTTATAAATTCTAATAGTGGGATTGTTGACATTTTAGATTCTCATTCGAAATATTCAACAGGCGGACAAATGGGTATTGTCGATGAAATAAGAAAAATTTTAGATTCAAATGATGCTGTTGCTTCTTTCGATAGCAACTTGACTGTTGAAGTCCTATCGGAAATGTATAGTCTTGAACCATGGTACATAAATCTAGTTTATTGGAAATCACCTCAAAATCACAACTTGAAACATTTTGATTTTTCAGATGAAACAAATTGGGCAACAGCATATTCAAGAGGTATTGATACTTCAAGATCGTTTGTTAGTTATTATCCTGGCGATGGGAGTTATGATGATTCAATAACTTCTTTTGATAGATCTAATTGGCTAACAACAAAACAAGATAGAGACGATGCAACTAAAACAGGTTTAATCCTAAAAGATCGAGAGATGATTAACCAATCTCAATTAGAAATATATTTCCCACCAGCAGATGCCGCAACACTAGCCAGCGACAACAATTCCAATGTCTTGAACCAGGACTATAGCTTAAAATTGTTTTTAGTTGATAAAAATCATAATACTGTTGATAAAGAAATATTTTTAACAAATGCTAATTATTTTATTTCAGATGTTGATCTAAATACAAAGATAGATAATAATGAAATTGTTGAACAATATATAACTCCAACTACAATTAATTCAATTGAAGAATATAAGAATTTTGGTGATGCTTCTATTATCCCAGATGCTAGAAATGGTGGATCTTATAAAATCTATATGAAAGTTTTTTCTCCAAGTGATGAGAATAGATATACAAAAGAAGAATATTTTAATTTGTTATACGAAGAATATTCAAGCGATATTGAAGAGGGTGGAAAAGTAGCTTATGATGCTTGGCAAGAAATTAGAACACAAATGTCGGATTATGCTGATACAATCGGTTGGAATGATACTGATTTAAGAACTTTAACAAATAAATATAAAAAAATCAGTAAAACATGGCTTGGAGTAACAAAATATAATTTCGACAAACAAACTGGTATTTTTAATACTATCCCATGGGAAATAAAATATACATATCTGTTCGGCTATTCAGATGAAACTGTAAGATGGGGTTATAAAGTAAACAATCAATGGTTTTATCAAAATTTTAATCAAGATTTAGTTGTAACTAATCGACAAGATTATATTAATTCTCATATCCCAGAAGATGCATTAGTTAAAAGACAGGATAGGCATGAAATTTTTAATGATATAGATTTTGCTTTAAATGGAAATGTTTCATTTTTAGCACAAACATTTACTCCAGACTTTTTGAATGTTGCTAGAAGAGTAGATAAAATATCTCTTTACCTTTATCGTGTTGGAGAAATATCTTCTACAAATTTGGTTTTAACAATTTGTGAACTAGCTTCAAACAGACCAGATAAGATCATCTCTGTTAGTGATTTTGTTAATTCAAATGATGTCGAATTAGACGATTCACAAAATGGTAACTGGGTTGATTTTAATTTTAGCAAAGAGATTTATTTTCAAGAAGGGTTAAGATATGCAATGGTTTTGACAACATTAGAAAAAAATAATAATCTTAATTCAGAATCTAAAATTGTTTGGAGGTTTGCAGAAGATAATACATATTCATATGGGGTCACAAATACCTTCACCTTTTTGACACAAGATGTTTCTTCGGGGGACACTGTGGTCTATGTGGAAGATTTAACATCTTTCCCAGATACACCATTCTTTATATCTATAAACAATGATCTTTATTACATCACAAATGTTTCTTATGATTCAACTATGTCTGCATGGGCTTTATCTTTTTCTGATTATGAATATCCAGAATATGATAACACAGGATTAGAGTACCCAGAGTACACTTGGTACATCAACATTTTAACAGAATCTTATTCTTCTGGAACAATTGTTTATTTAGTTAATTTTTATCCATATGATCCTGAAAATAGATTTTATTCATCATTTGAAGATGAATATAAAATTATTATGAGTGATTGGGAGTTACCAGAATATTCTAACCATGATGCTTCTTATAGAATTTATATGTTAGCTGATACAATTAGCGATATTTACACTGTTGGTTATTCAGATTGGTTTGGTGATGATTTAGAATTGAACAATAATGCTTATGCTGATTCTTTTTATATCACAGGAGCTTCTGGTGAATATGATCCTTATCCAAATGATTCTTCTGAATATTTTAAAAAACTTTGGTTAAAAGAAAATTTCGGTTGGTATGTTAACCCAAGCAATACGGTTATTTATAGCTGGGCTCCTGGGATGAGAGGTATCCCGATCAATAACAGTAAAGTGCTTGGAGGGTTCAATGTTGCTGGGGTTGGTGATTTCCCAAAATCAAACAATTTTAGGGCTGGGACAATTAACAAAGTAGATAGTTTTTGGGCATGGTCAACAGATAAGTTAGAGGTCCCAGATCAAATAGTTATTCTGCCACAAGCAAACATAAGTACAAGTTCTATTAGTTATTTGCCAATTGTTACAAATACATTCTTAACAATTGGTTTAGTTAGATCAGATGGGACAAGAAAAGTTATTAATAAAATAATTTATGGAAAGAATCATGATTTTGGGACAATTGTTGATTACTCTGGTGGAGTTTTAACTTTGTCGTCAGATGTTTTGAATTCATCCGATCCTGATTATCTGGGCCAATGGACAACTGTTTCCACTGATCAATTTGTTAGAAAAGAACTTTGGATTATGGATGGTCAAGCAGCAACACTTCAAGGTTCTTCTGTTTATATCACTTCTACTTCTGATTCTTCCCCAGGTGACAATCAATATGAAGTCGAGTTGTTGACAGCATTTAATGTTGAGCCACAAGCTGGTGACCATTATGCAATTTTGCTTTCGACGGTCGAAGCTGTTGAGACAGGGACAATCACAAACAATCCGATCCCAGATACTGTTTCGGGGACAACAACAATCCAAGACACATCAAAAACATGGGATCCGGTTGGAAACACAGATGAGGATTTTACAGGATTAGATCTTTGGTTAATTGATGGAGATGCTTCAAACACAATTATTTCAATTGAATCAAATACATCAAATACGATCACATATACAACAACTACAAGAACTGCTAGTTCTGGATCTAAATATGCTATTTTAAAGACAAACGAAGATGCTATTGGTTTTTATGGGACAAAAGGGCCTATCGTGATTGATTCTGAAAAATTCATAGGTGTAGATCATATGTCAATTAGTTCAGAAAAATTCCCAAGTGATTATTGGGATGGTATGTCATACACAGATGCGTTTATTATAAGGGGGTCAATAGATGTCTCAGGATAGAAATGATTATTGGTGGTTGTTCATCAAAGAGGCAGAATCTCTTTTTAATCTTGCTTCATCAACATCAGATCAAACAGATGACAGCTATTTTTACAACCAACTTCGAAGATTGATGGATTATGTCTATGGTTATGACACTGATGCTTACACAAACGGGGTTGTTTTTGGTCACAAAGTCGCCCCGATGTCTCAATCACCTTATGGCCAAATTTCTTGGTTCCCATTTGTCTTCTCTCGTACTGATGAGTTTTTATTGATAACTGGTTTTGTGAATTATAACGCAGTTTGTATTAATCAAGAATATAAATCTTTGCCAAATGGTCCTCCAATTGCGACAGATGGATCTATGTTTTTTGGAAATAAAATTTATGGAACAAATTTTTCTGGTCTTTCATTAAACTTTTGGGAAATTGATAACTCCGAATCAAACTTGGTCCATGAAACTGTTATTCAACAAAGATTTATTGATATTCTTGCTATAGAGAGTATCTTTGCTGAAGAAAGAATTTTTCAGCAATCAGTTTCAACCCAAATTCTTCCACCAGATAACGAAACAGATTGTGTTATCAACTCTTCTCTTTTCTTTGACATAGAAAGCAAGAAATTCTTGCATAAAATCCTGAAAGGTTCAACAGGAGAATTTATCCGTCAACATCAAACGAAAGAAATGACAACAGATAATTTCGACGACAAAATTTATTTAAGAAATGCCCTAAATTCTGATTTCTTCCCACAGCCAGCTTCAAGTCAGATTGATGTTGCAAGAATTATTTGGAGGATTAGACAAACAACAGAATCAAATAGACTTGATCATGTTTATGAATATTTTATTATAGATATGAGAGAGATTTATGGTTATTACGGATGGAAACAATTAGAAGTTTTATCTTTTATAAAAACTATTTTTGATGGAATTCTTTTTAGTAAATATAATATAGAATTAAATATGGTTGAGTTGACAAAGGAAATTTTTAGTATAATTTTCAATAATATGAATTGGTCTCCAGATTTTATAACTTATTGGGAGAATCAAGGAGAAACAATTTCATCAACATTGCAAGATTTGTTTGATGAATTAGCAGAATAGAGAAATTAGCGAGGTTCTAATGTTTATAACAAACGAAAATATGCAAACTTTAACAGATATTCTTGGGAATATTTATCTTTCTTGGGAAAGTACTTTTGATAGTGATATTTCACTTGGAGGATATGAATTAAAACTTCAAAGAATTGCAAGTTTTTTAAATAATGATTATATTCCATACACTGTAAAACAATCAACTGATTTAATTGTTTCTAAAAAATCTGGGTCAGACAACATTCTAACAATAGGTGAGGGATATTTAATAAATTCAGCTAGTGAATATGTTAGAGTCTCTGAACATGATGTTTATGTTGATACTTTGTTTACATATAATTATGATTCTGATGGACACTATGGTGTTTTACTTGGTTTTTATTTTGATGATATAGAGGCATCATCTGAAATAGTAGTTACGGAAATTGATGCAGACATTGGGCCTGGATCTGCACAACAAACATTAGATAAAACAAGAATTCCAATCAAGGACACATTCGCAATCTCATCAATTGACACACCCGCTTATGCCCATGTCGATTCTGAAAAAATTCTTATTTCTAGCATTGACACGGTGAATAAAGAGTTGATAATAGATTCTAATTATAATGATAATGATCAATCACCAATTTCTTCTCACTCTTCTGGGGCTGGTGTTTTCTTTTATAAATCTTTGTTTGCTACACCAATTTATGGTCCCCCTGTTACATCAGAACATCAAAGCGGTGGTTTTGCTTCAAGTTTTAAATACTATCCTGTAATTCCAGATAATTATGTTTTGGTAGCCAAAGTTTTAGTCGAAAAACCATTAACACCAGAAAAAGTTTCTGCTTCAACCAATGATACAAATATCTTAGATATTTATGATGCTAGGACTATTGGTGATAAATCTTCTAGTATTCCATTTACAGATGATGAGAAATTAATGATTTTTGATTTTATAGGTAAAATGGAACAAACTAAAAATATTATTTCATTTAATCAAACATTAGTAGATATAATTAACAATTTATCTCAAATAACATTTGAAGATTCTACAAATCAAACTTCTGGATCGTTTTCTTCATATTGGAATGATAGACCAGTTCAAAGATCTGTTAATTATCAATATGGACCTGTTTTTAATGATTTTGAGAGAATTGAATTTTCAGATGGATTTAAAAAACTTTGGTACTATGCAAAAGAAGAACAATTATTAACAACAATGGGTATTTTTTCGGGGGGATTAATGGATAATGCTTATGGATCTTTTGAAACAGTCCCTGAAATAACTTCAATTTCATCTACTCAAAAAAGCAATTCAAGCGATGGTGGAATATCTCCTGGTGTTTGGAGTTATGCTGTAACTGCAATTTCATCGAATGGTGAAAGCTCATTGTCAACTTTTGAAAGTATTTCAATCCCAACCAGCAAACCATATAACACAGTCACTTTGAGATGGGAAAATATTTCTGGAATTGAATATTATCATGTTTATAGAAAAAATTCTAACTTTTCGACACTAATTGATTTGAGATTAACAGAAGAATCTTCAGTCACTTTTGCAACCCATGGAGTTTCAGTTGATGGAACTGATTATATAGATTTCACAGATGATGGATCTTATTCTGGCCTTTCAACAAAACGTGGAGTTATTTTAACAGAAAAAACAATTTTAGATACAAGTGGGACTTCTCTTTATGTTAAAGTCCCCGTTTTAGATGCATCAGGAAGTTTATATGGTGATGATTTATATCGATTGTCAGAAGAATTGACAGATCCTGCTCTTGTTAATCCAGATCCAACTTCTAATACAACACAAAACGGATTCATTTTAATTATGACATTAAAAAAACCAGATGATACAACAGAGATAATTGAACAAACAATTCCAAAGGGGACAGTTGCAGGAACATCATTTTTAATCAATAGTGGTCAAGATTATGTAGAATTAATTGATATGTCAGTTAAATTGATTTCTAATGCATCCCAATATACTAAAATAGGATCAAGAATTAATTGGAGTGCTCAAGATACAGCATTTGTCCAAAATATTTCTTAACAAAGAAGGAAGTTTGTTGCAATTCCGATAATTCTTTAAAAGATACATTAGATTTTTAAAAACAATTCTAATTACGGAGGAAAAAATGGCTATTATATCAGATACTAATTTAGAAATATTGTTGAACCATTTAAATGATTCCTATGCTGCTTTAAGCACGGGTTTTGGTGCAATAGATCAATCAGACAGTGGTTTGTCAGAAATAAATAAAGCCAAGGTTTTTGTTAGGGGCGGCGCAGATGTCGAGGATGGTGTAAAAGCTACAAGTATTAGTTCAACTGGAACAGTTTATGATTTATACCCATTTTCCCATGACACCGATAATTTAACTATCCAATCTGGATCTTTCTATTTAGAAGGTGTTGAGCACTCAATTGATAGAAATACAGTCTATGATTTTGGGACTATTTTAAATGCAATTTGGTGGTATGGCGCAGGCATAGACAGCGGTTCGATCACAACAATAGCTGGTGCGACAGGATGGGCGAACATTGATAGTGCAGACCAAAGAGCAAAAGCATTGGTTTACATCTCAAATGAGCCTGTTGATACCTCTTTTAATCCTGGTTCAGAAGATATGGCTTCTGGTGAGGTTTATGATACAACACATGCTGATTTTGCTTTAGATGGAACAACAGACTATATTGCAGCACCATTTTTAGCGCCAACTGCTAACACTTATCTTGATAAAGTCCAACTTTATGTTTCTGTCACTGGTTCGCCCAACACTGGACTTTATGCTTATGTTGTTGATGATGCTGTTACTCTCCCAGATATGACAGCAATTATTGCCACAAGTTTTAAAGTTAGTTCGAGTGACATACCGTCTGGCGGTGGATGGATTGATTTTATTTTTAACAACCCAACTGTTTTAACTGGTGGAGCAAATTATTGGTTGGTTCTTGGAATCGGGACACCAGAAGGCGGTGCAGCTTCTGTTATAGATGGAACCAATCTTTATTCATGGCATTATGACGATGGAACTGTTTGTAACGATGCTGGTGATGATGCTTTGGCTTTTTCAGATAATGCTGGTGTTGCTTGGACAAAAACAATCAACGCTGTTGACTCAGATTATCTTGCAGCTTGTAGATTTATTAGCCTTTTGAAAGTAAGATATTCTGGTGTTATGTCAATGTGGCAATCAGGGAAAGCAAGCTCTCTCGTCGGGACAGGAAACGCTCCTGCTTTGGCAGCAAATAAAAACTATCTAGCTGTTGAAGCACCTAGTTCTCCTTATGTTAAAATTTGTGAATGCGATCTTTTTTCAGCATATAATGCAGATTCAACAGCGGTCGCTGTTGCAGCTTGGGGAACAGCAGCAACAAATTCTATTTTGACAGACGTTAGAGAAATTGTTGGATATGTAGGATTAGAAGATGACGATCAGGTAGAAGATTTGTTCGGTGGTGTTAACACCACAGAAGACAGTTTGTTAGTTGCCTCCGCTGATGCAACAACTTCTGCTGTAGCTGGATATTTCTCTGCTACATCTAATGCTTTATCAACTCATGTAACTTCATTGGCTTCTGGATATACATTTAAGACATATCTCGCTAGTATAGATCTTTATCCAGGTCGTGATTTTAGAAGGTTCTGGAAAGTTAATAAGAGTGAAGAACTCAAAGCTGCTTTCGGCACGTTCACAAACGATGCAACACCAGCAGCCTTCCCAGATGCAACCTATGTTTCTGCTGATACATGGTGTGCTGATTTAAGTACTGGTGTTGATTTAGAACTTTATCTTCCTGTTGATGAAGGTGCTTGTACTGGTGATATTGATATAAATGTGATGGCTATTAGAAATTTGTATACAACATTAGACAATCATGTCGATGCTGGTGTTGATAGAATAACAATAGCATCTCACGCTAGTTTTACTGGTACAATTTATATCTTTATTGTTAGATCATTAAGTGATTTCACCTCATCCGAGTTGCTGAAAGGTACTGTTTCTGGAAACAGAATTGTTTTAGCAGCAGAGACTGCTGTTTGTGGTGCAACAGTTAATTATGAGCACCAAGCCGGTGAGAGAGTTTACATTGTTGAAAAGATTGCTCAAGCTGTGCCATCAGGGGCAGCAGAGGGGACAACCTACAATTTGACTCAAACTGGCAAGAAATACATTGGTACAGCATTTGTCCAAGGCGAATCAGGTGGAGACGCAGGAACAAATGGAGATGTGTTTGTAGTTAGAAATAGATAAATTGTTCAAATTAGAGTAATTTTGATTTAAAAAAAGAAAAAGTCTATGGATAGTTAGATTATCCATAGACTTTTTCTTTTTGGAGTTTTTATGTCATATATTACCCCTGAACAATTTGTAGCAGAATTAGGTTATTCTGAAATATTAATCTATTCAGATGAGTTTAGTGATTCACCAGATTTCTCAAGTTCTACAGCAAAACATATTATTAGAGCAAAAGAATATGATTTAATGCCAAAGCAAGAAGCAAATGTTGATCTTGATGTGATTGCTGGAATCCCAGATAGAAATGTTTTCTTTGCAGATAAAGTTGGGATAGAGGGAACGATAAAAATGGATTTAGCTGGGAATATTTATGGTGGATTAGAATATCCAACTGCTAGAATGTTTGATCATATGAGACAAGCATATGCAGGAATTAAAGATGATGGAGATTTAATTTCACCAAGAGAAGATTTATTAGCAGAACATCCTTGGTTTTCTTTGGGGTCTGCTTATCATGGAACTTTTATTAGATGCTTAGTAAATAATTTTAATCTTAATATCAACGAAGGTGATCAACCAGTCGAACTAGAATTTGGTGTTGTAGGAACAAGTTTTGATCCCACAAGTGCATTTACTTATCAAGGGATGCAAAGTTTATT